TTATGAAAAGTTATGCTCGTGTATATTATTATGGAGAGGAAATAAAATATTTAAACCTTTCTACGATAAGTATAAATAAGATGAATTCGTTAATTACGGAGAGCCAATAGCTAAGGCGGGAATGATGGTGGGAAACATTTTACTTATTCTATTCTATATTAATTAGATGATATAATGACTAAAGTTAATAAGATCGTAAAAAATAAGATTGAATCCTTTGTAGATCCACTTTTAGATAATGGTTATAGTGTCTACACTATTTCAGATATGATTAAAGATAATTACTCTGATAATCCAGATTTAAAGAATGGATCTCATATGATGGTCCAACGATATAAGGAGCATAGAGATAAGAGTAAACTAATAGAGGTGGATCAATCTGGGGAGGATATGGTAGAATTCGTCAAACAAGAATATAGAGACACAGTCTCTTCCATTAGGAAGGAAATAAATAAATGGAAGAAGAGAAATGATGAATTATATAAAAAGGCTGAAACTGATGGTAGTATCTCGGATGTAGCTAAGGTTATAAAACAAGCTAATGATACTCTAATGAATGAACTAAAGGTCTCAGAGTCTAAACTGGACAGACTCGGTAGACAGATAAAGAGTATTGGAGACATAAACCAAAAGAAGGTCCAGAATTTAAATATTATAATGATAGGTTTGGCTAATAAGTTGTGTCCTGAATGCAAAAAACGAATTCTTGAAGAGTTAAGTAAACTAACATAATGTTGAAACAAATTAGGAGGAAATATGATAAAACCCAAGAGTTACGTAGAAGTATCATCTTATGATAAATGGAAAACCGTAAAGAAATTCTTAACTGGTTTATTATTGGGTATAGCACCAACAGCTTTGTTATACACCATAAACTTTCTTGAACAAGAAGAATTTCCTGAGGAGTATGCAGTTTATATTCCTTTAGCAGTAGCGATACTACATGCAGCAATGAATTTAGTTAAACACTATAATGATACTATACTGGTAGATCCAACAGATGGAGAACCAGTTTGTTAGACTTATGAAGAATCTAAAATGTCCGTTGAAATACGAACGTGAACTCGTTGAATCCTATGATAACATAAACCATGCCCATGGTTCTTTGACACGGGCGTATCCGCTGAATCCTATATTAATCGTAGATCAATAATCTGAACCAAATGGTATGTAAACATTAAAGGGAAATGTTATGTTATTATATGATAAATATGAGGAAAAAGGATAATATGGATATAGACAAATGGCTAGCAGATGCAGCTAAATGGATTTTACCATTTTTCGGTTTTCTGTTTATAGCAAAAACAATCTTTGGTCTATCATTCAGCTTAGGATTTGCTTTCTAAGGTCTGATTTATAGACTTTAAGGGAGAAACTTTTAATATGTATTATGTTTTTTATTTTCACTTAAACTTATGACTCAAAAAGAATTTGATGCACTGAAATACTCTATAGATCCTATAGCCTTTATGAAGGAAATATTAGGACTAAAGTGTGAGTGGTTTCATCAAGAGTGGTTAAAGTTATTTGAAGACAATAACTTTATTTCCTTATTAGCTCCAAGAGGACATGGTAAGGAAGAAGATATAAATACACCTATATTAACTCCAAATGGTTGGAAGAAAATGGGAGACCTTCTTATAGGAGATTATGTTATAGGCTCTGATGGCAAACCAACTAAAGTAATAGGAGTTTACCCTCAGGGAGTTAAAGAAGTATATAAAGTAGAAACGTCTGATGGTAGAAGTACAAGATGTGGGAAAGAACATCTATGGACAGTACAAACTCCTAGTAATACCAAAGATAAATTTATAACTAAAACTACATTAGAATTATCTAAGAATTATAAATCAAAAAGATTTGATAAACGTAATGGTAAACATTACATAGAATATAGACACTTTATACCTACTGTATCTCCAATTGAATTTGAAGAGAAAAAATTATTGATAGAACCTTATACTCTAGGTGCTTGGTTAGGTGATGGAGACTCTAATGGTAATGGATTTACTACTGCAGATGAAGAAATATTAAGATATTTAAATTATGAGATTACTTCACGGAAGAGAAAATATCGTTATGGTCTTATAGGATTAAAAACTCACTTAAAAGAATTAGGATTAATAAACAATAAGAGTATTCCAGAAGAATATTTATTTGCAAGTAAAGAGCAAAGGATTGCTTTGCTACAAGGATTGATGGATACTGATGGTAATAATCAAACTGATGGTCATGTATTTGAATTTAATAATTCAAATTATGAATTGATAAATGGTGTTCTCGCTTTAATAAGAAGTCTGGGAGGCACAGGTAAACTTTCAGAAAGATACACATCTTATTCAGGATCAAATAATAAATTTAAGAGTTATAGAATTACTGGAAAAGTTCCGAAAAGTATAATACCTTTTAGATTAAAAAGGAAAATAGAACAATGGAAAGGAAGTTTAAAAACTCGCTCTTCAATCATTAATATATCCAAAGATGGATATGCTGAATGTCAGTGTATACAAGTAGAAAATGAAGATGGTTTATATATAACAAAAGATTATCTTCTTACACATAACACTGTATTAGTAAGCTCTTATCTTACATGGAAAATTGTACAGGACCCCGATATTAGGATATTAACGGTCACCATTAATCAAGATAAAGCTAATGAAATGATGTCTCTATTGCAATCAGCTTTAGAGAGAAATGAAAGATTAATAGAAATATTTGGCCAACAGAAGGGATATTCTGATTGGTCTAGATCTACCCTAAGAGTTATGAGAGCTGGTAGATCAGGTAAAGCTCATAAAGAACCCACCTTCACTGTAGTAGGTGTAACGGCATCTATGGTTGGTGGGCATTACGATATAATAATATTAGATGATATAACTGATCAAAACAATTCAAGAACTGAACATAGAAGAAGAGATTTAGTTGATTGGTATAATTCAACATTGACTCCTATGTTAGAACCTGAGGGAAAGATAATCTCTATAGGAACTAGATGGCATGAATCAGATATACATACCTACTTACAAAAATTACCAAACTTTGAATCAAAAATATATAAAGCTATATTGGATGATGAAAACAAGGAAGTCTTATGGCCAGAACAGTGGACATACGACAAACTAATGGAAAGAAAATATGGAATGGGATCTCTTAGTTTTCAGATGCAATATCAAAATGAAATAATATCTCATGAAGATTCTCCTATAAAGAGAGAATGGGTTGAAAACTCTATAAATAAATATAAGATGATACCTCAACCCTTTGAAACATTCATGGGAGTAGATCTCTCATCTAAGGGTGAAGAGACAGATTACTTCACCATAACTATAATAGGAATCCATGAAGGTATGATATATATACTTGATGGACTAAGAACCAAGGCATCCTTATTTAAACAATTTGAGTTAATAAAATCTTATGACTCAAAGTGGCAACCCTCTAAGATAGGAATTGAACAAGCTGCACAACAGAAAATGATAGTAGATCAACTAGTAGAATCTACCACTCTACCAATAATTCCTATAAAGTCATCTATCGTTAGCGATAGAATGTCTAGGGTTCAACGATTATCAGTTTTATTTGAAACAGGAAGAGTTTATTTAAATCCAAACCTAGAGGATTGGGCTAACGAGATGATATATTTTCCAAGAGGATCTCATGATGATACCATAGATTCTCTCTCATTTGCAATTCAAGCTTCACAGTCTGATGAAGAAGAACATAAAATTGATTGGACTCAAGTTAAAGAAATGATAGTAACTAGAAAGGATGTGGGTACAAAACCCATTGTTAAGAGAGATTATAGGATAACAAAAATATAGGAGGATATCATGGAAGAAATCTACATAGGTTCTAAGGATATATCTAGATATATATCAGCTTGTTTCTACTCTCTAGGAAAGGATAAAGATATAAAGATTATAGCTAGGGGAAACAATATCAAGAGAGCTATCGATATATTAGCTATTCTTGTCAGAGATTATTTAGAGAATCCCGAATATGATATAAAGGTAGGTAGTGAACCATTTGAAAAGAGAAATGTTTCTACCTTGGAGATTATATTATCCGGAACTAAGAAGGGTAATGTAAATAATAAGAAAGAAAAATAAAAAAAGAGGATTAATATATGGGAATATTAGGAAGTATTAGGGATAAATTCCCTCTTACTTTAAAAAAGAAAAAGAAATCAATATTTTTGGATAGTAAGGGTAGATACAAAACCATTATAGCTACCGGTAAGACTTCTGGTGGTGGAGGTGTATCTGCAGCTCCAGAGAGGTCTGAAAAGGCTCTAAAGAATTATAAAACATATTATGATGGAGAAAATACTGTCTTTGCTGCTATAAATACTACTGCTTGGAATGCTATAATGGTTGGATACAACCTAGTATCAGATGATAGTAAAGCTAGATTGTTCATCCAGAGGTATTTAGATGCACTAGATTTAGATGCAGTATTATTGGATAATGTTGTATATACCTTAATTTATGGAGACTCCTTTATAGAAATAGTAAGAAATTCTTCAGAAGATATTACTGATTTGAAGACCGTAGATCCAATAACTATGGTTGTTAATTATGATAAATTTGGAATGGTTACTGGTTACCAACAAAAGATTCAGGGGCAATTACAAAAAACTATTCTAAAACCAGGAGATATAATGCACTTAAAGTTCTTTTCCAATCCCAGTAACCCTTATGGTATGTCCATAATACAGCCATCCATGGATACTATTGATAGAAAAATACAAACTGATGATGCTTTAGCTAACGCTATTCTAAGACATGGAACAAGTAAATATCTAGTAAAGGTAGGAACAGAAGAAGATATACCTGACTCAGAGGTATTTACGGATATTAAGAATGAATTGGAGGATATAACATCTACTAATGAATTTATTGTACCAGCATTAATAGATATAACTACAATAGATGAAAAGGGAGTTCAGGGAGTAGAGGAGTATTCCTCGTTATTTCAGACTCAATTAGTTATAGGAATGTTATGTCCAGAGGAAGCTTTGGGTTTAGGAAAAGGATCTACTGAAGCCACTGCTACCGTCAAACAAATAATGTATGAGAGATTTATAAGATCTATTCAATTTAAATTATCAACTCAAATAAAAAATGAAATAATAAATCCTATATTGGAAAAAAATGGATTTAAGAAAAATATAGTAAAGTTAAGGTTTAATTCAGTAACAGATTCTGATGAGGCTGTAAAATCTAAATGGTTAGGTAATCTTCTCAGAGGATATCCTCAAGGAAAACATCCCTTTACTATTAATGAAGTAAGATCAATGTTTGGCTACCCTCCAATAAAGGGTGGTGATGTTTTATCCCATACTACTCCAGAAGAAGGAGATGAAAAACCGGAGGAAGAAGAAATTGAGGAACCAAAACCAGAAGAAGAAGAATGAAAGAACATTACACTTTCCAATGATTCCCTTTAAATACAATGATAAAATATTATCTAAATCCACTGATGCACGAATATATCAAGATGCTATATTGTTAACTCCTGGAGAATTTACGGACTCTTTAAGTAGAAGTCCTGTTGTATATACGGAAGAGGCTATACAAAAATCAGCTGGAAAATGGTCTGAAAATTATTTAAACTTAGATCATTCATATGAAACTCTAAATAGATTAGGATTTATAAAAAATACCTATTACAAGGATGGAGCAGTTAGAGGAGATCTTTATATATTTCCTATAACAAATAATGCTAAGGATACAATAGCTATGATAGATAACAATTTAGTAAATTGGTTATCAGTTGAATTAACTACGGAAGATTATTGGAATACAGAGGATAACAAAAGATATGCTGACAATATAGATTATATTGGAGCCGCTATAGTCTTACATCCAGCCGATCCAGATACTAGAATTAAAACATGATATATATATGCAAATGGTGTGGCAAGGAATTTGAGCAACCAAGTTATAGGAGAGTATATAAGAATAAATTTTGCTCTCTATCATGTTCAGTATCTTACAAGAATTCTAAGAATATTAAAGGAAAATTTATTCCATGCTCATATTGTAGTAAATTAGTTTGGGTAACTCCTAATAGAGAGAAAAAAATGGAGCATATATTCTGTAACAAAGAGCACGAAATGAAATGGAGAACTAAAGAAAACCATCCCAGATATCATGGTGGATATGACAGTAATTATGGAAGAGGTTGGAAAAGACAAAGAGATTTAGTTTTAGAAAGAGATAAGACTTGTAGGAATTGTGGAACTAATAAGAAATTGGAAGCTCATCATATAATACCTTTTCAATTATCAAAAGATAATTCAATATCTAATCTAATAATTCTCTGTAAATCATGTCACTCAAGTATAGGAAATACTTACTGGAAATTAGAAAATCGTCCTAAATACTTTGAGAAAATAAATTCTATGAGGTTAAGATCATGAATAAAGCTATAATTTGTTCTTTTATAAATAGATGTAAAAATTATCCAAAAAAATGCCAAGATTGTAAATGGAACTCAAATAATGAATTAGGAGATTTTCTATTATTAGAGACTGAAGATGGTAAGACAATTAGATATCTGGTGAACTAATTTTGATAGAAGATCCCATAAGAGTAAAGAATTGTCCCCTATGTAGAATATTTACCCATAAAGAAGTTGTAACAAAATTATATTGGCCCAATACTATAGAGGAGGTTCCAGACTCAGAATTTGTGATAGTTGATTGTAAGAGTTGTAATATACCAATGGTAGTTCTAGGAGAACACGTTACATCCCTAAATAAAGAGTGTTGGGGAAGAATATTATATCGTACTAAAAATATATTTGGTAAAAATATAATATTAAGAACTAAAACTAGAACAATAAGAGATCATTGGCATGCACATATACAAAATATAAATAAATATTAAATATATGAAATTTGATAGTAAGGTTATGTATAAATTAGGTTGGTTATCTCTAACAATAATAGCAATAGCCTATATAATAGATTATTTCTGGATATAATTATGCCAACTCGTTGCGGCCTTAAGGACTCCAAGGGATATTTCTGCAGATGGGGATCTCATGGAAAGAAGTATTACTATAAAAAGGGAGATAAAGCATCCATGGAGAGAGCAAGAAAGAAAGCAGATAAACAGGGTGCTGCTGCACATGCATCTGGATATCAAGGATCCATAGAAAAGGCATCAGATATCCAATCCGTAAGATTTGATAAGAAGAAATTTAATAGAAACCAAGCTATATCCTGGGCTAAGTCTCATGATTTTAAATATAATGATGTAGAGGAAACTCCCAACCAGTGGAGATTAAGACAATTCGATCCAAAAAAGTGTATAAGATCTGGAGGTATGAAGGAATTAGCTCCAGGTGTTATGGCCTATATTTGTCCAACATCATCTAAAGCAAAGAGTATCTTGGAATCATTAAAGTCTGAAATAAAAATTATCAAGGAAACCTGTAAATAAATGTAAATAAAATATGGAGAGAGAAATATTATGAGTTTATTGGGAGCTTATAGAGCATCCGGAATATCTTCATCAGATACATTCTCTAACACAGTTATTAATATGACTGGATTCAAGCCTTCTGGTATAGGGGGAAACGCGATGGCAACATGTCTTTATGTATGGTCAGGCACTACTTCAACGGGAGATTGGGTTCCTCTAAGAAGGGAGTGGCTATAAATATTAAATTGATATGACAAATTTAACACCCTTAAGAAGACTAACAAAACAACTAGCAGAAGAGATAGAATATGATGAACATGGTAGAGTATGGAAGTTCATAACTCTTATCCTAGAAAGTATACAATCTCCAGCTGCAATAATAGATAAGAATCATACCTTACTATATGTAAATAAAGAGACATTTAGTAGATTCAAGAAAGTAGGATTTGATGGGAAAAAATATCTAGGCAAATCAATAGAAGGATCTGAATTCTGTAAACCTCTAGGAATGGAATGCGATAAATGCCCAGTTAAATTGGCTATGGATAGTAAGGAGGTTCATACAATAGATTATAAGAGTTTTGTTACTGGGGTTGATTATAGAATGATATGTATTCCCTTAGTCTTTGATGGAGTCTCAGGAGTACTTGCAATATTGAGTGATAAAAATGGCAACTAATGAATTTGATAAATGGGATTTGAAGCAAGCTGAGTGGAGGGGTTATGCCCTTAGAGCTCTTGAAGATATGAACGTTGAGATAAAGGATTTAAGAAAGTCCATAAAGAGAATGGAAGATAAAATAGATAATGTTAGTAGTAAGTTGACAAATACTCAAATAAAACTAGCTAGTCTTGCGGGAGTAGTATCTTTATTAGTAACCATTGTAACATCCGTTATAATACAGGTAGTAACATGAAGGAAATTACATTAAAGGAACTAGAATTAAAGAAAGACTTAGATAAACAATGGGATAAAATTTTTGAGATATTTGGTTCCGCAAAACTTAATGTTACCATAACTGAATTAGAAGATTCAGATGATGATTTAATAATAACACCCTTCGATTTAAGAGGATCAATTAATATAATAAACAAATCAGAGAACAATAGAATAATAGCGGGTTACGCTAATGTAGCGGTAGTAGATCAAGAAGAACAGTTTATACCAATAGAAACTTTAAAAAAGGGTATAGAGTGTTTATTAAAGGATCCTCATTATTCAAACTTAATGTTGGTTCACAAAAACATCCAGATAGGAAAAATAATACCAAAGTATGAAAAGTTAACCACCCATGTTGATGAAAAGGGTTTATTTATTGTAGCTGAAATCAGAAAGGATATTAAAACAGCTGATGAAGTATGGAAGGCTATATTAGATAAAGATCTAACGGGATTTTCCATTGGATGTGAAGTAATTAGTTCTCATAAAAAATGTGATGATGACAAGTGTATTACAATACTAGATGAGATTAACATCTTTGAAGTTTCTGTATGTTCTCAACCCATTAATCAAGAATCAGGATTTATTGTTGTATCAAAATCAAAATTTGAAACATTAGATATTGAAGATGTATGTAATGAATGTATAAATCAAAAAATAAACATGGCAGAAAATAAAACTAAAACCGAAGAAAAATCAGATGTATCAGAAATAATTGAAGAGAATACTAGTGAAGAAAAGGAGACAGAGATAGTCGAGGAGGAGGTAGAAGCTCCAACTGAAGAAGCACCAGTTGAAGATACTCCTACTGAGGAAAAGACAGTTGAAGAGCGTTTAGCTAATATAGAAAGAATGGTTGCAGCTTTAGAGGAAATATTAAGAGCTAAGGAGGAACCTGAGGAGGAAGCACCTCCAGAAGATATGCCTCCTGAGGATGAAGAGATTCCACCTGAGGAAGAAGAGGAAATGTCAGAGGAAACTCCAGAAGAGGTACCAGAAGTAGATATGGCCACCTTTATGCTAGAATTTATAATGGCTAACCCAAAGGCATCAGCTCAAGATATTGCAAAGGCTTGGATAGATAAAAAGAAAGGAAATGAACCTAAAGAGGAGGAACAAGAACTTTCTGAGGAATCTACCACAAAAAAATCATTCAGTGAAATATTAGATAAATTATCTTGTATAGCAGATAAACTATCAGAGAAAGAAAAAATGGAAGAAATTAAATTATCCATTAAGGCTAGAGATGATCAGATTGATGCTCTAAATAAAAAAATAGAGATATTAACAAAATCTGAAGATACTGAAGAAAAAGGTGAGCCAAAAACTGTTCAAGATGAATCAAACAATACACCTCTTGAAAAGGATAATCCTATTAGAGTTGAAAGAGGAATCGTTTACTACAAAGAATAATGTTCAATGTGTATTAAATCATGTTAAAATAAATAGGAAGATGAAAAATGACATTCACATCGCCAACTGAAGACATAATCGTACAAGAAGGAACATTCGCTTTTGATTATCTTTGCTCAGGAGCAGTATCAGCAGGTCAAGGAGTAACAGCTATAGGTACTATGGCTGTAGAAGCACCAACTACAACTGGTGTAGACTTTGCAGCAAAGTGTGTTGGAGTTGCAGCTTACGATCAAACTCATGGAAATCACATAGCAGTTTACGGACCAGGAAATATAGTTAGAGTTATAGTTTCTGGAACTTCAGTAGCTGTTGGAGATAATCTAAAATTAGTTGAAGAAGGTAAATTCAGAGAATTTGCTTGTGCTAACGCTTCAGGAGTAACTGCAATTGCTTTAGAAACTCAAGGAACAGCTAATGGTACAGTAAAAGTATTATTAGTTTAAGATAAAAAAAAAAATGGTATTATGTTTATTTTGTATTTTTTAATGTTATAATGTAATAATAAATAGTGAGAAAACATGAGCAAATTAACAAAACTTCTAGAATTTGGTTTTGCAGGAAACAATGAGAGATCAAGAATGCTCAATAAAGAGTCATTCAAAAATATAGTTGGAAAGGATACTCACTCTCTCTTACAATCTGAGAGAACAGCTATTTCTGATTCCACTTTAGTACAAGAAGAAGTCTATAAAACAGTTATAGAGGGTACAGAACCAGCCAGATGCATGAGAGAAGTAGTACCTATAATAAATACTAACTCTTATTCAGTTAGATTTGTAAAGGGAGAGGCAGGAACTTATGCAAATAAGGTAGCAGAGGGAGCCAAAATCGAAATTGATACACAAGAATATACAAAACAGGATATTACAATCGACAAATATGGAGTACGCCCATTGATTACAAATGAGTTAATTGAAGATGCTTTATTTGACGTTGTAGAACTGGAACTTAAGAAAGCTGGTGCAAGAATGGAAAATGCTCTAAATAGAGCAGTTCTATATGAAATGGTACAAGGTACATATAAATTCGATGCAAACACCGTTAATCCAGCTGGAACCCATATAGCTATCAGTGATATAGCTCAATTAATTGGAAAAATCAAAAAGGATAACTATATCCCAGATACTTTGATTCTACATCCTACAGCTGAAGCATACTTACTTCAAGACTCTAATCTAGCATATGTATCATATGCAGGAAGTCCAGGAGCATTAAGACAAGGAGATATTGGTGGAACCATAATGGGTCTAAAGCCATATGTTTGTACTACAACGGATGCATCATCTCCAACATGGGATGATACCACAGTTGCTTCAGATATCACTGCATTAGTATTTTCAAAGAATGATGCTGCAGCGATTTGTATGAGAAGAGACCTAACTATAGAGCAATATGATGATCCAATTCATGATCTTATTGGAATTTCACTTACAATGAGATTTGGAACTGGTGTACTACAAGAAAATGCTGGTGGATCTATCTATCATAAATAGTTATAGATAACAATTATTGTTATATCTATATGTATTATGTTTCTTTATTTATGTTTAATGTAATAAATAGTTGGAATTAATTATGGCAGGATCAAAAATTCCAGTATTAGAATGTGAAAAACTGACCTTCTCAGATGATGGAAGAGGACTTAATGTCTATTGGGATGGCACTAACTTTTGGTCTGGTGCAGCAACAAGTCATGTAGCAAGTCCTCAAGCATCAGGAGTTGCGGTATTACCTTTACCAAGTACAAGTGGATGGTTAAGAGTACAAGCAATGTCAGGATCAACTGGATCAATTCAAACTGGATATATACCGGTATTTAAGAACTGGTGGTAAATTATAGAGATTTTAAATGTTACATGGAAAAGGTAGAGGAAATTACGGCCCAAATGATCAATCTTGGATGACAAATTCCTTTGAGGAAAAACGTAAAAAGGGACTTTTAGATAGAGATAAGTTGACATCCTCTGAAAGAACTAAATATGAAATATCTGGAGCACAAGGAGGAGGTAGAACCAATCCAGATACATATGAAATAAAGCAATTTCCTTTTCCAGAAACTGGTAAAAAAACTATAGATATCAGGAAAGTAGACCCAAGAATAGGAGAGCAGAGTGATTAGATATGAGTGATTATAATCCTAGTTATGTTACAGAAGCGGATGTTCGTGGTTTTTTCACACCACCTCTAGAGTATGATGATATTACAAAAAATGAAATATTAAGAAAAATAGAAGCTGTAGAGGATTACGTTAAGGCAGTTTATTTTAATGATACCACAACTACTGCATCTAAAGCTAGAATTCCTTGTTTACTCCTAATAGCATCAAAAATAATTCTATCACCTTCTCTAGCTAGAAAATACTATACTCTAAATAGAGAGGTATTAGGTGATTACGAATACGAACTAGCTCAACCTATTTCAAGAGGTACTGATATTCAATCATCTCCTCATGTAATATCAAAAACTTGGGAAACTATGGCTATCGAGATGTTAGAGAAACGTACTAATTTAAGTAAGTATACATTATATAAAGTAAATGACTAATGTCATATCAGAATCAAAGTATATCTAATAGGAAGAGATATTATATATTTAAACAATATGGATATATTTGTCAACTCTGTGGTAGATATAGCAAGGGAAATTTACATCTACATCATATAACACCAGTATCATGCGGTGGATCCGATGAAGAGAATAACCTTATACCTCTTTGTAATAGTTGTCACAGATTTGTTCACATGGGTGGATATGAAGGTCCATTATTGAGATTAAGGAGAAAGAGATATTAATGTCATATGAAGGTCTACTAAACAATTCAATATATTTAAGAACTAAATACTCATCTCAAAATGTTTTGGGAGAGTGGACATTCTCTTATTCATCAGCATCCAATTCTACTAAATGTAGATTATCACCTCTTTCTGCATCAGAAAGAATAGATAAAACTGGATTATATGATGATGTTAGATACAAGTGTTTCTGCTTATCAAGTTCATCCATAGATAGAGATAATCAAGTTGTATATAGAAACAAGAATTATAGAGTGAAGGAAGTAATTATAGATAGTAGTCATCACCACAAAACTGCTTTATTAAAGGAGATAACATGATAAAAATAACACAGATAAGAGGAAAGAAGAGAATAGATAGTAATATAGATACTGCTAAAAATATAATATCTTCAAAAACCTATAAATTATTAGGAACTGGAGCTAGAATATTAAGGGATGCAGCTATAAATCAATTATTATCTAGAGCTACAATGGCAGGACAATCAGGTGAAGATTCTATTACATTAGAATCCAATTGGAAAGTAATTCCAGAATCTAATTTGAAGGTAAGATTAGACTGTAATTCTCCTCACGCAGCAGCAGTTGAGTTAGGAACATTTGGTAGCGGTAAGTTAGGAGCTAATAGTAAATTTTGGGCATCTCAATTGACACAAAATAAGGTAGGATTTGCAGTGGGTGCTCAACAAGGTAAACCTCCTCACTGGTCTCGTACTATAAGTCCACAAATAGGTTATCACTATTTACAAACGGTTATGTACAATGAATCCATAAAGGCACAAATAACAAATGATATGCAGAGACAATTAGATAAACTTGTTAATTCTATAAAATTGCGTTAGAGAAATAATATGAGCTTAGAAACTATAAGACAGATAAGAGGTTATATGGTGAGCTCATCTGATATAACTTCTATAGTTGGAGCAAACGATATAAGAGTAGGTTGGTTAAAGACTAAGGATCAATTTCCTTGTATAACTATAAATCAAGTAGCTGGTTCAGATATAGGTTATTTAGGTTATAATACATCAGCAGCAGGCTCTCAGATGAGAAAGGAAACCACTATATATCAAGTGGATATATTTTCTAAAACCAGTAGATTACAAACTCTACAAATAGCAGATTTGATTGTTCCCAGAATGATATCAGGAGGATGCAGAAAGGAATCTGATATTGAAGATTATAATGATGAATTAGGTATATATAGAAAAATACAGACCTATAGTAAAATTCATCACTTTGATGATTAATGTTAATTAAGTGTTTAAGAAATGTTATTATTAAATTGTAAGTTTAAAATGTATAAAGATAGGTAGATAAGTTATGGCAGGAACAGTAACAGGTAAGAATGCAAGAGTATGGTTTGCTGCACATGCAGCTGGAAGTGCTCCAACATTTACCAGTAAGAGTCATTCAACATGGGGTCTAGGAGATTTCTCTCTAACTCTAGATAGAGGAACAGTAGAACAAGATTTAATAGGAGAAGATGGAAACTACTTCGATCAGGGTACAATATCAATTGAAGGCTCAGTAACAGCAGCTAAATTTGCTACAAGCGGTTTATCAGATTTAATAGATAATATGTTCGATACAAAGGGTGGAACCTATAAATACCTAGCCGTATCGGGTACAATATCAACAGATACTGATGCTACATATATAAGTTGGTATTTAGCGTCTTGTCAAGTTACCGGTTATGATATTTCTATAGGAGATGCAGATACAATCACGGAAGCAAGTATAGACTTCATAATGCTTAATCCACAAGATCTAACCTATATAGGTAATACCTTAGAGGGATAAAATGGCAGGAACAGCAACAGTATATACGGGTGAAGATGCACAGGTTACTATAACTACAAATGGAAAAACAGCTCTAACTCATACAACTTTAGCTATATCAGATTTCTCTTTAACCTTTAGTAAAGGAACTGCAGAACAGGAATTAGTTGGTGAAAAAGGTAATTTCATGATAGCAGGTTCTTTATCAGCTGAAGGGTCTCTTACAGCTTGTAAATTACATAACACGGCTGTGGGATATCTCGTATCAGATATGGTTAATGGATTATCTATACAGGTATCAGGAAATTGTGGAGCAGAAAGTTTGCACTTCTATTTAAGAAGTTGTCAAATAACTGGATTTGATTTCAGCATAGGAACAGCAGATGAAATCACTGAAGGATCAATAGATTTCGTATCCTTATATCCATACAAATTATCAGCTCAACGTCAAGGTCTAGGTTATACCTATATTAATGATACTTATTAGAGGTGAATAATTATGGCAGGAACAGTAACAGGAAAAAATGCTAGAATTTGGTTGGTTGCTCATTCAGGTGGTACTTGGAATAGAGATACTTTCTCTAGTGATAAGAGTCACTCAACATGGGGTATGGGAGACTTTTCTTTAACTATTGATAGAGGAACGGTAGAGCAAGATCTTATGGGAGAAAGAGGTAACTACTTTAAACAAGGTACAATCTCAGTAGAAGGATCTTTAACTGCAGCTAAGTTTGCTACACCGGGATATTCAGATATTCTATATAATATGGCTCATTTTGATGAAGACAAATATAAATATCTTGCGATATCTGGTAGTATTTCAACTGATTCAGATGCATGCTACTTCAAGTGGTGTTTGGCTAGCTGTCAGGTAACTGGATTCGATTTTTCATTAGGTGATGCAGATACTATAACGGAAGCGAGTGTTGATTTTGTAATGCTAAATCCACAAGACTTAACTTATATAACTGCTGTCAGTGGAGTACAGGGGTGATTAAATATGGCAACACCAACAATATATAAGGGTGATGATGCTACAATCTATATTAGTGGATTAAAACATACAGTCCTTGCAATATCTGATTTTTCATTGACCCTAGGAAAGGGTACAGCGGAACAGGAGTTAATAGGTGAAAAGGGTAATTTCATGATAGCAGGAGCTATGTCAGCTGAAGGATCCCTAACTGCATGTAAATTACATGCATCAGCGGTATCTAAGTTAGTACAAAATATGATAGGTCAAGGAATCATAAGGGTATCTGGAAATTGTGGTGCTAATTCACTATACTTTAATCTAGCTAGTTGTCAAGTAACTGGTTTTGACTTTAGTATAGGAACAGCAGATGAAATTACAGAGGGTACAATAGATTTTACATCGCTAATTCCATATAGAATAGAAGTATCATCAAGTTCGACTCAGACATTTTTATCAGATTGCATGTAGATCTAAATCAAACAAATATGTTTTCATGTTCTTTAATTCAAATTACGGAGGAAATTCAATTTGGCTGAAGAAACTAAGAAAAAAGATTCTAGTCCACCAGAGAGCTTTGATGAGCTCAAAAATAAAATAAATAAGAAAAAGAATGTGGACACTAAATCAGTTATAAAACAAATAGCTACAAGAGATAAATTAGAAAGGGATTATAAAGAAGACCTATTGGAAGTCTCTTTCTACTCTTCACCAGAAACAAAGAGAATGATAAAATCTAGAAGGCCTACTCAAGTAGAGATGATGACCATCATGAGATTATCAGCAGAAGCAGCTATTTATGAAGGTAGAATGGATACCAAATCATTACAAAAAATGGTTGATATATACGATAAACTACCGGAATTAGCAGCAAAACTCAGTGTTGATACTAAATTAGATGAGGAATTCTGGAAGGAGAAGATATCCTTTGCAACTCTACAGAATTTTATAACTGAATTAATTAAAGAAACCCAAAAAGGTACAGGATTAACTGAAGAAGAGATGCAGACCTTTCGTTAAAAGCGGGTTAGGCCAGCTTGAAGCAAGGGTTTGTGAATTTCTACATGTAACTCCTAAACAACTAGGTAAACTAAGAGAAGAAGATCCAGCGGGTGTATCCTTTCTTGAGAGACACATCATCTGGAAAGCTGAACAAGAACATAAAGCTTATGAAGATGCTAAGAAGAAATCTAAATCTAGCAAGGGAAAAACTAGGAGAAGATAAATCTCAATATGTATGTTTAAATATTATGTTTTAAAATTAATAATGACACATCCCAAAGCATTTGAACTATTTTAATACTATTCGTCGCTTGGGATTTAGCATTCTTAATTTTTATGTTATTTTTGTTAAAGTATATTATATTAAATTAATTTAAATTAGGATTATAAAATTATGTCATGGATAGATACTAAATCCACAGATGATGGTAAAATATGTGTTATGGGTAATGGTAAAATAACTATATATTAAGAATAAATAATGGCATTTAACGATAATAAGAGTGCCGGTGATATAATATTATCACAGGACTGGGATGATTTTGTAGACTTTGCGGAATTAATATCTAGTAATAGCTATGGACATAGCTCAAATACAAATATACACTTAACAACTACTCAGAAAACTGATTTAACTGATGGTGGAGAAACATCTCTACATATTCATGATTCTAGATATTATACTGAAACTGAGCTCAATGGAGGACAGTTAGATACATTATATTACACTGAATCAGAAGTAGATGCTATTTCTGGAGCTATAGTAGAACATATAAAGATTAATTATCAACCTAGCGGTACAACTCAGTATCTAGATGATTTCTATCCATCTAGTTTTGGTGCAGGATTATCTGGATCATATAGTACCCATAGACAAGATTCTTCAATACACTTCACTAAATCATCTTTAGATGATGATTATGCAGGTTCATCTAATGTAAATTGGACTAAGATCACTGCAATATCAAGTGGATTTGATGGTAGATTAGATACACTAGAAGCACAAGATGAATTTGATCAAACTCTATATATAATTAGTGCTAACGCTATATATAGATTTTACCCTTCATCTATAGGAGCGGGAGTATCTAGCAATCTTAAACTTATAAAATTATGGTATGATGCATCTAGCGGTAAATTGACTGATGCTTATAAAGAAAGAGGAAGTCAGATAGCTGGTGATGGATTAACTTGGGATGGTTCAGAAATAGATTTAGATCATTTAGGTTTTGAAGATCTATCTGATCCAGGTGGAGATAGGATATTATATTGGGATGAAGCATTTGGTGCTGATGGTTCACTTAAATGGGGAACAACTGGCACTGGTATAGATCTTACTGGCTCAGCTGGAAGTAAATCAATATCAGTAGAGAGTGATTATACTGATTCTAAGGATTGGTATTTAGCTTCAGCACAAAAGTTATCAGAGTTTGCATCATCAGGAGATAAATATTCTAAGGCATATGCTTCTGCACAAATAGCTGTTTACGATTCCACTACAGGTGGAATAACTGGTTGGTATAATCTAGGTGTTGGCACTGGTATAACTCCATTTGGAGGTAGCGTATCTATAAGCGGTACACAAGATGAAACTTTAACGGTATTAGGATATACCACAATATCAACACAAGCTCAAAAGGCTTACGCTTCAGCTCAGATAGCTCTATATGAATCCACAGCTGGAGGAATATCAAATTGGAGAGATTTTAATGCAGCTGATAATAGTATAGCTGGATTTACTGGTACATATTCAGTATCAGGTACAGGAGCATTATCTATATCAGTTCCTGGTTATCTAAATATATCCGGTAATGCACATGATGCTAAGACTTGGTATGATGCATCAGCACAAAAACTTTCTGATATATCAGGTAGTTTAGCTAGTAAGATTAAAGAAAATTTAGCTGATCTTGATGATATTTCTGATATGACTAATAAATCTGGAGGAGACGTTTTAACCTGGGATACTTCACAAAGTAAATGGTCTTCTCAGGCATCACAAGCTGGAGGTATATCAAACTGGCAAACGTTCACTGCAGCTGACTCTAGTATAGCTGGTATGACTGGAACATATGCTATATCAGGAGATGTAGCTCTTTCTATATCAGTACCTGGATATCTTAATATTTCAGGTAATGCTTTTGATGGAGCACAGTTCTCTGCTAATGCATCAGCATTATTTCCAGGAAGTTCTAATGTAAATAAGATTTATCTAGATACAGTTTCTAGTAATGCTGAAGCAGGAGCTTGGTTCTCAGCTAATAGTAATCTTTTTGATCAAACTCTTTATATTACTTCAGCTAACGCTTTATCTATATTCACAGCATCATCCGTAGTTAATAAAACATATATAGATGAAGTATCTTCAAATGCTGCAGCTGGTGCTTGGTTCTCAGCAAATAGTAATCAATTTGATAGTGAATTATATATTACATCTTCAAATTTATTAGGTAAATTTTACCCATCAGCTTTAGGAAGAGCTTTGATGGATTTCTCATCCAATGCTTCTAACCTATATGAACCTAAAGGTGCATCTGGAACATCATGGTCTGGTGCTTTAGCATATGTAGGTTTTTCATCTAACACTAAAGTTTTATATCATCCATCTGGTTATGTAGTATCAGGAGGAGAATATAGTCAAGCGTATGCATCTGCTCAACTATTAAGAGAACCAGCCTTTGCTACATGGGGTAGAACATCAACTGCTGTAGCGAGTGGATCTCATAATCATCCTTTATCAGGATTAGCTGATGTAATAGGAAACTTTGATTCTCATGCTTATCACGACTCCGGTTTAAAGTGGAATGAAGCTGCAGGAACCTGGCAAGTAACAAAGGTTGCTGGTGGAGGAGGTGCAGTAGATAATTTCACAGTGAAAATAGATGCTGGTGCTACGGCAGATTATATAGGTAATGCATCAAATGATGGGGTTATCCAAACTGATACCACAATGACCTATATTGATGGTGGTAATTTTGTGACTCTAGGTGTAAATGAATCTGGAATTTTAACAACGGTATCTAGTAATGCTAGACAGGCATATGAATTCTCTTCAGCTAGTGATATATTTGATCACGAATTATATATTGCATCAAGTGTAGCTCTATCAACATTTGCTGATAGTTCTGCAATCATTATAAAAATTGACTCTAAATTAGATTCAATTGCAGGAAGTGGAGCATTTTATCCTTCTTCTCTCGGTGCAGCTTTAATGGCATTTTCTTCTAATGCATCAAATCTCTATGAACCAAAGGGAGCTTCAGGTACATCTTGGTCGGGGGCTTTATCTTATGTTTCGTTTTCATCAAATACAAAATCATTGTATCATCCCTCTGGATATGTTATATCTGGAGCTGAGTATAGTCAAGCTTATGCATCGGCACAAGTAGCTCTTTATTCTCCAGTAATTCAATCTCAATTAGCATCTGGTTCTCAATACTGGAAAGCCTATATGTCAGCTCAGATAGCACAGTATGAGACTGAATTAGGATCCATATCCTTTAATGCACCAACATATGCATCAGGACTTATAACAGTAGGTACCGGTAAAGTATCCGGTAGTTTAAAATTAACACTAAGAGATATACCACAAGATGTAATTAAGTCAGGAGCAAATTGGCAAAAGGCTTATATGAGTGCTCAGTTAGCTTCTTATTCAGATACAGGAGACAGCTTAGGAATAGTTAATTGGAACACTCCAACTGCAACCTCTGGAGCAATGGTTCAAGGAGGTGGTATGGTATCTGGTACTTTATCCATCTTTATAGAAGATTATATAGCCTCCTCTAGTGTAATAGCTAATACAGTTGCTAGTTCTACAGCTTTAGGTAAGTTTTATCCATCTACATTAGGAAAGTCATTAATGGACTTTTCAAGTAATGCATCTAATTTATATGATAATCTTGGTGATATAACATGGGGAACTCCTACACGGGCATCAGGAGTGATATTAGTAGGAACCTCTGCTGTATCAGGTGCTTTAAAGGTAACCTTACGAGATATTCCACAAAACGTTATTAAATCCGGTGCTAATTGGCAAAAGGCATATATGTCTGCACAACTTGCCTCTTATTCTGACACTGGAGATAGTCTAGGAGTAGTTAATTGGCAAACTCCTACTGCATCATCAGGATTAATAGCTACTGGAGTTGGTAAAACATCTGGTAGTATAGCTTTTTATATTGAAGATTACATAGCATCAGCATCTGCTATAGCAAAATTCCCTGGTAGTTCTAACATTATAGGAAGATATCATCCATCTAGTTATGGAACATTTCCTTATATATCTACACAGGCTATATCTGGAGTTCATACACATGACGTAAGAATAGATTATTATGGAGACACAATCTTTGATGATGTATGCATGTATAATTCAATGATGGATGCATCAGTATTAACATCTGGTGGAATTATCACTAGAACTGCTGCATGTACAGGTGCTATAGATATAAGTAGAGGAATTGTCTATGTAAAAGAGGATACTCACGATACTGCAGAGGGATGGGTTTCTGAGATAGATGCCTCATCAAATATATATTTAGATGAAGGAATAAATTATATTTATGTAGATTACAATTCTGGTTCTCCTAAATATGCACATAAAACAACATCTGGATTTAATAAGAATTCTCAATTTCCAATAGGTCAAGTATATAATGATACTACTACTGGAACAATGTCTCAACTTCATATATTCCAAGGTGGATATAGATTTCCAGCTCTTGGACAGAAAGTCCAACAGAGATTTGGAGAGGTATATGGTTTAGAAAGAAGTACAGGATTAGTCGCTGCATCTTCACAACAATCTGGACATCCATTATGCTTATCTGTAACTGATGGTATTTTCTGGAAAGGATTAAATAAATTTACTATGCCAAGTATTGATACTGGTCACTATCATGACATAACTGCAGTGAATCAATCTGAAAGATGGTTTGCAATTACTGGTTCTAAAGACCCACATCTAGCTATGGGATACTTTATTGAAGTTGAAGATTCAACTGGTAATGATGGTATCTATCAAGTGAGTTCTGCTATAGAACCTAGTAGTGCTGGATATACTAGAATTGGGGTTTGGCAGGCAATTCCAGATGCTACAATAGATGGACATATACATGATGAAACATTTACTTATTGGTATAGAGATGGTGCTGGAGGATGGATTGCAAAGAGTGGTCAAACAGATGTTGATCCAAATTATTATGATGATGGTACTGGAACTCTTAATACAGTTGGAAATAGTAAATATGGAATCCATTGGTTATTTCTTGAATCTGATGGAGATTTGAATATTCTATATGGTCAAGGGGGTTATAATTTAGCTGAAGCAGAAGATGCAACTACTCCAAGTTCTACTCCAGATTTAATAACTAATAATGCATCCTTGATTGCTAGATTAATTATTGAACAAGGAGAGACTGATTTAAGTAATGCTGAATTTTCAGTTCCCTGGGTAATTAAATTCACAGCAGGTTCAGTTGACCAGCATAACGATTTAGGTGGAATACAAGGAGGTACAGCTGGTGAATATTATCACTTAACTTCTACAGATGATACTAACTTTAATACTTTAACTGGTACTGGAGATGCATCTACATTACATCATCATGATGGAAGATATTATACAGAAACTGAATCTGATGCAATATCAGGAGCAATAGTTGATCATGTAAGATATAATTATTATCCATCATCTCTAGGTAAATCTTTGATGGACTTTTCTTCAAATGCTTCAAATTTATACGAACCTAAAGGTGCATCAGGCACCTCTTGGAGTGGTGCATTAGCTTATGTTGGATTTTCTTCCAATACTAAATCACTATATCATCCATCTGGATTTGTTATCTCAGGTAATGAGTATTCACAAGCATACGCATCTACACAAGCTCTCAAAGAGCATGCTTTCCATACTATTATATCAGGTCAATATATAGATGATTATATTGCATCTTCAGAAACAATTGGTAGATTTTTCCCATCTACTTTAGGTTCTACCTTGATATCATTCTCATCTAATGCAAAGAATTTATATGATAATTTAGGTGATGTTACATGGGGAGCACCGACACAAGCTTCTGGAGTAGTTTTAGTAGGAACTTCAGCAGTATCAGGTTCACTTAAAGTAACATTAAGAGATATCCCACAGGATGTCATAAAATCAGGTGCTAACTGGCAGAAAGCTTATATGTCAGCTCAATTATTAAAGGATCCAGCTTTCTCAGACTTTGGTACATCCGCTGGTGATGTAGCTGAAGGAAATCACACTCATACTCAATATGATAATCTTGGAGAAATATCATGGACTACTCCTACAGCTGGTGATGGAATATCACTAGATGGAACTACTGGAATGACCTCAGGCTCTTTGACTATAAAGGTAGATGATGACTCTGTTACACAAGGTATGCTAAAATCTGGTTCGGAATATTGGAAAGCTTATCTAAGTGCACAAGTAGCATCCTATACTGATACTGGTGGTGATGACTTAGGAACAATAGATTGGCAAGTTCCAACAGCATCATCGGGTTTAAAAATAACTAATCTAGGTAAAACCTCTGGAAGTCTTGCATTATACATTGAAGATTACATAGCGTCTACTAGTGCTATAGCTAAATTTGCAGGAAGCTCTTCTATAAATACAAAAATAGATGGTAAGTTGGACTCTAATGCTGCAAGTGGTGCTTTTTATCCTTCAAGTTTAGGAAAGGGAGTATCTTCTCAGGTTCTAATAAATACATTACATTCAGCTAACTCTGATATTCATTTTACACAAGCTAGCATAACTACTGTAGGAACTATAGATACTGGAATTTGGAATGGAACTGATATAGACCCATATTATGTCATATCAGGAGAAAAGACTCTAATATCTGGAGTTATGTTTTCTAAGGCATACGCTTCAGCACAAATTGCTAGTTATGAATCTAGTGGATTCGATGCAACTCAATATATTACTAGTTCAAACGCTTTAAGTTTATTTGCTGATAGTAGCACAACTCAGAGTAAATTTATTTTAACAAGTTCTTACAATGCTTCAGGAGCATTCTATCCTAGCTCATTAGGTAAATCTTTGATGTCTTACTCTAGTAATGCTAGAAGTTTATATGCAGGTACAGGAGCAGCATCTAAATGGAGATTAGGAGCTGGTGGAATTTATTATTCTGGGGAAATATCCTTAGGACATTCAGGTTTTGATATAGGAGATTATAAACTTCAAGTATCAGGTGCATCATTCTTTAGTGGTTCAGTAACCTTTTTAGGGGAGATATCAGGTGTTGCAATTCCTACATATGATAGTGGAGCATCTAGTAAAAAGTATGTAGATAACATATCAGGAGCTATAGTAAGTCATGTTTTATTTAATTATTATCCATCTACTTTAGGAATTGGGGTTTCAAGTAATGTTAAAATATTAAGTGATTGGTATAATGCATCTAGTAATGAATATTCAAGAGCATTTGCATCAGCTAACGCTTTAAGAGCTTTAGCATTTAAAGATTCAGTAGATATATCTGATGATACCAATCTTTCTGCAGGAGAAGGGATAACTTTAACTGGAGATACTATATCATGGGCATCAGGTACACAACTTCATGGTGCTTGGGCAAGTACACAAGCTTTACAAGATCTTGCATTCAAAGCTAGTATTGATATAGGAGATGATACAAACTTATCAGGTGGAGATGGTATTACTCTTACAGGAGATGTTATATCGTGGGCATCAGGCTCAGAATTACATAGTGCTTATCTATCTGCTCAATCTCTAAAGGAACATAGTTTTCATACTCTAATTTCTGGTTCATACCTACAATCAGGTTTAAAATATTCAAAGGCTTATAGAAGTGCACAAATTGCATTATATACTTCAGCTGGTGATAGTTTAGGTATAATTAATTGGAACACTCCTACAGCCACATCTGGTGTTAATATACAGGGAGGTGGAATGGTATCAGGTACCTTAGCAATATTCTTAGAGGATTATATAGCTAGTTCATCTGTAGTATCTAACTTTGCAAATAGTGGTATCTTACTTGGTAAATATTATCCATCAACTTTAGGTAAAAAGGCTTTAGCATCAGCTCAATCAGCTATGTTCCAGATACAAGATGGAATAACTAATTGGGATTCAACTGAGTTTTTAAATTCAGGAATAATGTGGGATGGTACAAACTGGGAAGCTATGCCATCTGGAGGATCAGATGGTAATGGAGGACAATGGAGTTCTAGAACGGGTGGTATATATTATGAAAATGAAGTTACTGTAGGACATAGTGATTTTGATTTAGGAAATTATAAATTACAAGTATCTGGAGCCTCCTACTTTAGTGGATCAGTTGACTTTATTGGAGAGATTTCTGGAATATCTGACCCAACTTATGCTAGCGGGGTTTCTAATAAACATTATGTTGATACCATATCAGGTGCTATAGTAGACCATGTTCTTTTTAATTATTACCCATCTGATTTAGGATTAGCTAATAATTTACATTCAAGTAATGCTGATTTACACTTTCCATCAAGCAATTTATTGGAATGGTTAGGAAATCACTATGCACCAACTGGTACATCTTTTGATGCAACATCCTATATCACATCATCTAACTCAATAGATAGATTTCATCCTTCTGGATTTGTAATATCTGGTGGTGAATATAGCCAGGCTTACGCTTCCGCTCAAGTAGCAGTATACTCACCTGTAACACAGTCACAACTTGCATCAGGAACATCTTATTGGAAAGCATATCTTTCTGCTCAGGTAGCATCTTATGATGCCGGATCAGGAGATAGTTTAGGGTCAATTTCATGGAACACCCCTACTGCCGCATCAGGAATAATAGTTCAAGGTGGAGGTATGTTATCAGGAAACTTAGCTATATTTATGGAAGACTATATAGCATCCACTAATGCTGTAGCTAACTTTGCTCATAGTACTAATATAAATGGTAGATTTTATGGTAGTGGTTCTACTATTAATTCTAATTATATAATGTCTAGTGCTAAATTTACAGTTGCTGCAGATACTGATAATGATGGTTATCTAACATCAACTGATTGGGATACCTTTAATAATAAGAGTGATACAGCTGGTGTTCCTGGAACTACTATAAGTAGTAACTTCTTCTTAGTGGGATCTGGTAACACTCTTTGGGGATGGTATAGTGCATCCGGAGAAAAGTTATCAACAATGTCTGGTAGTATAAACACTAAAATAAATAGTAAATTAGACTCAATGGCAGGAAGTGGTTCATTCTATCCATCATCATTAGGTGCTGGTGTGTCATCCCAACATAAGATAGTTTATGATTGGTTTGCTGGTTCATCATCTAAGTATTCTGGTTGGTATACATCTGGAGCTAAATTTGCATTAGCTTATGATCATAGCCAGGATAATACCCAAGCTCACTCAGATTATCTACTAAATAGTGGAGATGATTCGTCAGATGGAGTTATAACTGCATTTGGATTTGTTGGAGCTCTATCTTCACAAAAGATATCAAGTGCTGCTCTCAAGATGGGAGTAGAAGTAACCAATATCTTAGATGAAGATGAGATGGATAGTGACTCAGATACAGCTTTAGCTACCCAACAATCTATAAAGGCTTATGTTTTAAATAATGCAACTGGAGTTCCTGGGGCTACAATCAGTAGTAACTTCTTCCTAATAGGTTCCGGTAATACACTATGGTCTTGGTATGATGACTCATCTCAAAGTATATCTACTCATATAACTAATGTAGATGGAGTAAATGGATTAGTAAAGGGAGATGGAGCTGGGAATTATTCAGCAGTTACTGATAACTCATCTGATTGGGAAGCGGCTCATGATTGGTATAATGCATCATCTAGTAAAATATCTCAGAATATAGATTCTGGTACCAAATATACATCAACTTATAATTGGTTTTCAGATTCATCATCAAAGATATCCAATATTGTAGCAAGTGGACATGAATATACTAAAGCTTATCAATCAGCACAAATAGCTATATATGAAGCTGGATCAGGTGATAGTCTGGGATCTATAGATTGGAATACCCCTACTGCTACATCAGGTTTATCCATACAAAGTACTGGTATGGTGTCTGGTAGTTTGGCTATATTTATAGATGATTATATAAGTAGTTCTAATGCAGTTTCTAACTTTACTGGAAGCTCAAATGTAAATAGAAATTATATTGATAATGTATCATCTAATGCTCAAGCTGCATATAATTGGACTAATTCAGTTTCAGGTCAAATATTAGCATACCCTTCATCCTTAGGGAAATCTTTATATGACTTCTCAAGTAATGTTCAGGCAGGGACAGTTACCTATAATGCAGTATCATCTGCAGCTATATCAGGAGCTTGGACTGCTCCTATATATAGAACAAATAAACCAGCTGCAGCAGTTGCATATGAAGGTCAAATAATAGTAGCATCTGGTGGTACAGACAAGAAATCTTGGGTATTTATTTGTCTCCATAATGATGCTAATGGTTATGAATGGGTACAGTTAGGATTGAGTACATAATTAGTATGAGAGTATATTAAAATGACTGAATTAAGATATATAAATTTAGGATCCGTTGACTCTAATCATTTTTATACATCTTGGGAGTACTCAAGAATTTATGATATCACAACACCAACCCTATTTGCTGTTATGCCAAATAAAACATTAGTGGATGTTCACTATAAAAATAAATTAGAGGATTATCTTAACTTAGATGAAATCTCAGAAGATGTAGATATAATTAGATCATTTGATAAAACTACTAATAATCTGGATACTACTATAGTTTGGGATCCAGCAACGGTATGGTACACTTTACATATCAAACTAACGGGTGATAATATCGAGAGACAAAAATCAAATATAGAAAGAAAGTTCAGTTCTGCAACCATTAAAGTATTAAGAGAAAGAGGTTTAAAGTGTTTTTGTGATCTTCGTGGCAATGATCTACTATTCATATCAAATGGAAAAACAAGAAAGTTTGGTTGTTTCCTGTGGTTAGATTGGGGAAATAATAATTATATGTTTGGTATGATGGTATCTTTTAGAATAAATACAGACTTAATGAATAAAGTCTTTAAATTTGATAATGATAAATATAATAATAAAATTGATTTTACTGGTGATATGAATGATTTACTTGGAAGTATTTTAGATGAAAAACCAGATTTAGATATAGAAAATGTAATTAAAGATATAGCATATGAATTCTCAAAAGGAGTGAATTTAAACATAATAGATGATACTTTAAATGATTCAGAAGTTAAAAGGTTAAATAAACTTGCAGAAGGTCTTAAAAGTGAAGATTGGTCATTAAGGGGTATTCATCCAGAGGTAAAAAACTAATGAAACTTAAATTAGAATATATATATGGAATACTATCTGCACTATTCTTTGCAGCAATGGTACCCATTGGAAAACTAGCTATGCTAGAATCTAGTCCAGAGACTATACTAATCATTAGATTAACATTAGCATCAGCTATATTAGCTCTTATGTGTCCATTATTGGATATACATCCTATAAGGGATTTGAAATCTCATAAGAGTATTTTATTACTGTCATTACTGTTTGCCATAGACACTATAGCATTTTGGGTTGCATTAAGTGAATTGCAGGTAATCCAATTTCTGGCTTTAGCATGGACATTTCCATTAATAATTGAAATTATTAATATGATTCAAGATAAGAGATTGTATTGGAAATCCATGGTCCTTCTTGCTATTGGGTTTATTGGTGCGTTTATTGTAAATTGGTATGGGTGATTAAATGTTAGGAATACTAGCGATAATGATATTTTCAATAGTTTATGCAATATATTGTAAGATTAATGAAAAAATTGAAGCAAATATCTTCTCTAAGGTATTTTGGCAATTTTTAATTGCGATACCAATAATATACCTTACTCTTGGTAATTTTAAATTAGATGATGTAGTATCATTAAGTTCAACTAATTGGATGTATATAATAATCCTTGTATTATGTTGTAGTTTAGGAGCTTATCTATTTCTTGTAAAGAGTATAAAGACTATTGGTGCGGTAGCTACAGGTGCATTAGATTATCTAGAACCTATACTTGTAGTAATATTAGTGGTAGCTATATTTAGTGTAGGAATAAATCCGATGCAGTTAATTGGTTGGGGATTAATATTCTTTGCTCTAATAAACATCAAAAAGATAAGAAAAAAACTAGACTTAAATAAAAAATTATTAAAAGAGTAAAGTATGTCTATATATGATGATTGGGATATAGATCCTGATGAAGAGTTAAGAGAAAGTAGAGGAAAGACTTATAAAGTTATTAGACCTTCTGGAACCTCTCGTAATATCCTATATGCTGCAGGTGTCCCAATTCATTTCATTTCTCCATCTGGTTATGGAGAGAATCCATCTGTTGAAGAGTTACAGGATATTGATAAAGAATTACATCTTGAGAGTACTCCATCTGGCTATGATTGGAGTCATCATTGGACTACCTCAAGTAATAAATTTAAGATAGGGTTTAGAAGTGGAAATGTCTTATCTAAATTCCAAACTATAAGACCATATATAAATGATGATTATAGAATAGACTTTACACCTTATAAGGCATGGACAGGACCTTATATGGTTCTATTGCCAGTCTTCTTTAATTTCACAAGATTATCTGGTGCATCAAGAATAATCCATAGACCTAGCTTTCCAGGAGGAAGTCCTGTATCTAGTCTAGTGGAATTGGATACTAGAGTAACTAATATTAGATCTAGAAGTTACTTTAAAATAAATTGGTGGTTAACTGATCTTAGATATCAAGAAATCATAGAATTAACTGGATTTGAGATAGTTAATGACTTTGTTACATCTGGTAATGTAAAAGTATACACTCCTGATTCAAATGATAACTTTACAATTAGATTATCTAGTAATACTGATTACTCTGTTAAACTTGGGCATCCAAGATTTGAATCAGATACAAATTTATGTCCACGCCAAGGAGTGACCCATAGATTATTTGAAGAGGCAGATGGTACAATAATATATGAAAAATCAACTACACCTTCAGGTAATGATTGGTTATTAACTCAAACTCCACCTTATTACATTGATGCTGATACCTATTTGAATGATTCTAGAGATGGATGGGTTGGTTATACAGCAATTCATGCGGATCAACAAACTAGCTGGGATAATTGTCATGATGCTACTACGGGTTCTACCACTGATGATGCAGGCACTGATTACTTTGATGCAGTTGAAGCTGTACAGAGTCAACCTAAAGATTGGCAAACTAATATTACAAGATCGTTTTTCTATTATTCCACCGAAGCAATTACTGCTGGATCTACAATAGTTTGGGCATCTGGAGTGTTCATTTTTGATGAAACTGTAGGTGGTGCTACAGTAGGATTTCAAGAAGGGACTCAAGCCACTCCCTTAACAACTGCAGATTACGATGCTTTTACTGGAGATGAAATAGGAACTAGAGGAGATACTCTTGGTGCAGGTGGTACAGAGCAGCAAATGGATATAGGATTCTATAATAGTGGATTCTCATGGATAAAGATGGGAGCTGGAGCTACTACAAAGATATGTATGAGAGAGGCTCCTCATGATATTGAAGATACACAGACTGGACCTTTTGATTATGATGCTCCATTTTATTATTCTGAGGGTACATCTCATCAAAGTATAAAAGTAGAATGGACTGCAGCTGCTGCAGTATCTACACACACATACTTCATTACTCCTCAATACTCTGGAACATCTCATGTTGCTCTAGGATGGATATGGAATTCAGGTTGCTTTAATTCAGCATCAGGTATGAGATCAACATCATCTGATGGTGCTACATGGGAATGGGGAACTATAAGCTCAAGTCACTTATATTTCTATCCAAGTGGAGGTCCAACTGGCTGGATTTGGGTTTCAGGAAGTTATCAAGGTGGAGGAGTTGCTTAATGCCAGTTGAACAGACATTTAATATCATATTAAGAAAATGTTCAAGATGTAATAAATATAAATCTTTAGATAATTTCTCAAATAAATCTTCCTCTAAAGATGGACTTAATTATAGATGTAAAACTTGTGATAAAGAATTATATGAAGATTGGTTTATTAAAAATAAAGAGAGACGTTTAGAATATTGGAGAAACTATGAACTTATTAATAAAAAAAAGAGATTAGAAAAAAATAGGAAATATATTAAGAAACATAAGAAAGATTTAAAAGAATATATGAAGAAATATAGAAAGACAAAAAGTGGAAAAAGAGCAATAATTAGAGGTGCTGCTAAACATGGAAGGAATCTTAAATTTATACCTATTATGGAAAATCCATTTCCTGAAGAGGTGGATATTCATTGGCATCACATTAATAAATTTTTAGTTATTCCATTGCCTGCAATAACACATAGAAAATGCCTTGGATTTAAACATAAGGAATATTGTAATAATAAAATTATAGATTTGTATGGAATAAATTTAAATAAAATACTAGGAGATTAAATATGGGATCTTACATCTGTGGGTTTTTTGATCATGATGGTACAGGAGATACTACTTGGTCTAAATTTGATTCAGCTATATATGATTGTAGATGGATAGGTGAGTTACATCCAACATCTTTAGTAGTAACTACAACCGAAAGACATAAACCAACAATAAATATATCAGAAAGACTTAAATCATCAATATCAAAGTCAGAAGTCAATAAATCTACAATAAATACCGATGAAAAACATAAATCTACTCAAAGTAAATCGCAACGTAATAATTCTTCTGTAGGTACATCGGAAGGATAATGTAATAATATGTATAAAATAAATAATAAAAAGAAGAAATAAATATGTCGCTTACAAGCTATGAAAGAGGAACTACATTTCGTACTTATACTACATACACTTCAGGCTCTACAAATATAGATTGCTCCGGAAATATGGCATTCTTTACTATGTATAATCCAGATGGTTCAATAAATATGGGTCCAGTCTCTGGTCATCATATAGGTACTGGAGTCTATGAATACTTTGCATCTACTCAGACTACAGATGATCTTGGTATCTATGTGCTAGAATGGAAATCCTACTTCAATTATCAATTCCCTTGGTATTACTCACCAAAGTACGATAGAGAAGCTGTGCACATATGTCATGTAAAGTAGTAATTTATGTTAAAATTAATGTTTAAATTTATTTATTATTAAAATATTAGATTAAAATGAGCTCTCTCGGAAAATTAACGGTCTATGTAGATGCTAACATAAAGGGATTTACTTCCCAAATGGGTAAACTTAGAACTGAAGTTCAAAAGATGAACAAAACCATAACTAAAGAAGCTACAAAGGGTGCTGGTAAAAGTAAAAACTTATTTGGTGATCCAAGAGATGCAGCAGCATATGCAGAAAAGGTTAGGGCATCTTTACAAAAAATCTTAGGACCATTATATCAAGTTAAAAATACCGTTAGAGAAGTGGATGGTCAATTTAAGGTAGGAGGAGCATCCATAACTAAATCAGCCCAAAGAATGGGAACCGGTATAGCATCTGGTGCTAAAACTGGAATGGCTGGATTATTATCTTTAAGATCCTTTATGGCTAAAATAGTTCACTATATTACCTTCAGTATAGGTGTACAGTTAGTTATGGGAATTAGACAAGCATTCTCATCTCTTATAGAAACATTTTCTGAATATGAGAGAGCCATTACAAATGCCGTAACTGTATCGGGATATCTAGGATCAGCCTTTGAAGAAGTTAAGGATAGAGTATCTGATCTAGCTGAAACTTTAAGCAAAAAGACCGTATATAGCTCTTTAGAGGTAGCTAAGGCTTTTTACAGTATAGCATCAGCAGGTTATGATATATCTAAAATAACTGAACAAGAAGTTATACCCATACTAAATTATGCTGCAGCAACTCAAGCTGAACTCGATACCGCTACACAAGCAGTATTAACAACCATTAAAGCATTTAATCTAACTCTAGAAGATACCGCTAGAGTTACGGATGTATTTGTATCCGCAATTACATCATCATTTTTGACCATGGATAAGCTAAGGGAAGCCATGAAATATGTAGCTCCAATAGCGGGTACCTTAGGAGTATCAGTAGAAGAAACAGTAGGAGCAGTAGCAGCATTAGCTAATGTTGGTATGGAAGGTGGACAAGCTGGACAACGTTTAAATATGGTTCTAACTAAGTTACTAAAACCAACTGATAGAGCAAGAACTATGTTTGAGAGTATGGGGCTAACCATGCAAGATTTAGATCCTAATATACATTCCATAGTTGATATTTTATATAAATTACAAGCAGCAAACTTTGGTGCTGCAGAAGCTGCAACTATGTTTAGAGCAAGAACAGCAGGTGCAGCAGTAGTATTAGTGGAAAATGCAGATTCGATAGCTAGAATGATAACTCAATATAAATTAGCTTTAGGAGTTACGGAAGCAGTAGCTCAAGCTCAAGAAGAAACTTTATGGGGAACTCTAAAGAAAACTGCAGATGAAATGCAGAGAATAGCAATAAATATAGGAGAGCAGCTAGCTCCATCAATAGAAAATATATTAACAAGTTTATTAAGTACATTTGAACCTCTGCTCTTAGGTTTAGGTAGCACTCTAAATAGTATATTCACTACTTTAACAGGTACATTTAATCAATTAAAGCCTCTAATACAGGGAATGGTTAATGGTGTTGTTACTTTAGTTAATTCATTTTTATCTTTGTATAATATTATAAAGCCTATTTTACCAGTAATAATTATGTATTTCGTCATAATGAAAAGTTTAAAATTAATATTATGGGCTGTTGCTAAGGCTACAGTATTTTACTATAAAGTATTACTTCCATTAGCTAAATTCATAAGGATGTTAGTTACTTATAAGAAGACATATGTAGGTGTCTCTCTTATGCTACATAAAGCTGTATTAGCTGAATCAGTAGCTAACGTTCAGGCAGCTGGATCTCAAGCTGTTTTAACTGGCTCAACAGTTGCTTTAACAGGTGCTATAAAATCTCTAACTGCAGCTTTATTAACGAATCCTTTAACTTGGTTTGCTGTAGCTATAGGTGCAGTGGTTGCAGCATTTGCTGTGTTTGGAAGAGGTCAGCAAAAAATATCTAGATATGTTAGATCTTCAAGTGAAGAGATGGCTATTCAGATGGGAATAATGGAAGATACTGATAGTGTATTATTAAAATCTACTAAAAATATGAGAAAATTCTGGGGAGCTATGTCTGAATTATACTTTGAAAATAAGGAGGATCCTTGGTCCGCTATAAATATTGGAAAGTTTGCAGAGGATATGAAAATAACAGAAAAAGATCTTAGAGAGGTTTATAAAAGATTAATGGATGATACTGAAGAATATATAGGTATAAATAAAAAAGAATTAAGAGAAGCTCTAGAAACTTGGGGTAATATAGAATCAATTGAAGGTGTTGGAGCAATAATGAAAAATATAAGTAAGGAAACAGTAGAATATGTCAATAATTTAATAGCATCTGCAACTAAGAATAAAGAAAAATTAAGAGCTGTAGTAGATTTATCGGATGAATATATAGGATATCAAGTAGCTATAGAAAATGCTATACAAGCAGATAAAGATGAGAAAGTAGCATTGGATGCTCTAAATGATGCATATCTTAATAATGCAGATAGTTTAGATATATTAATAGAAAAAACTGAAGAATATGAAGCAGCTAAAGCAAAATCAACTAAAACTGATGAGTTGTTATTAACAGCCGTTAAAGATTTGTTAACTGGTATAAGATCCTATTCTGAAGATTTATCGGGTGATGAGCCAGGAGGTAATCTAGATGAATGGGTAGGAATATTAGAAGATGCATCAGCAAAAACATTTGAATTATCTGAAAAACAGGCTAGACAAACTATAATAATGAGAGATCAAAAAAATGCAGCTGTGGAATTATCTAGAGCTATTCTACAATATGGATCAAGTTCAGATGAAGCAGCTTCTGCACAAGAGCGTTTAAATACTCTAATAGAAGCTAGTGCTAGTCTTACTACTGAAATAGCTGAAATACAATCAGTAATAAATACAAACACTAGTTTATATAATGCAGTATTGAAGGATAGAGTAGATGATACTCAATTATTGACTGATACAGAGAAATTATTATTACAAGATGCAAACAATATCATAAATATTAGAGATAAATCTATAAAGGCTGAGATAAAATATAATAAAGCTTTAGCTCAACAAAATGTTTTGGATAATATCAGAGAAAGTCACTCTACTATATTAGAAGAAAAGATGAGAATTTACCTAGAAGCTCAACAAAAAATATTTGATATAGAAGAGAAACTATATAAATTAAGAGTTAATGAAGATGAACAAATGGAGGGATTATTTGATAAATTAGCTGAGCAAGGTCAGTTAACTGAAGAGATGATAAAAATGTATTCTGATATAGAAGAGGCTCAAGGAGCTATATTAGAAATTGAATATGACCATACTAGAGCTTTCGATGCTTTAACTGAATCTCAACAAGAAGTTGTTAAGGCATATTATAGGGGAGAAGTTGGTTTAGATGCATTAAGAGCTGCAGGTATAGATAATATAGATATATTTGAAATATATAAACAAAGACAACAAGACTTAAAGGATGCTACAGATGCTTTTAGGGAAGCAATAATACCATTAGTTTCTGATTTAAAGGATATAGGAGCTATAACAGCTGAGACAGCACAAGCTTATTATGATATTATAGATAATGCTCTTGAAGTAGCTCAGGCTAATTTTGATATGTTAGAGAGTCAAAATGCTATAGTTGATAGTTGGAATGGTATGATAGACACTAATTCTATGTTAGCATTATCATTAATGGATAATGCAGACTCAGCATCTAGTGTTATAGATGTGTATGACGAATTTTTAAATAAATTAGGAGTTACTAGACAGGAAGCATCTTCTACCATGGGATCCTTAGGAGCTCTTAGTGATGAAGAATTAATAGTTGGAGCTACTCTAATACAAGCAGCTAAAAGTATAGGAGTTTATGAAGAAGGAATGTCTATAGCTGAATTAAAAAATAAACTAATGATTAAGTCCTTAGAAGATCTTAATAATATAGCTACAGTAAGTCTTTCATCTATGGAACCTTATTATGAAATTGCTGATGCTGTTGGTGAATTAAAGACAGCTTTTGATTTAGCTAAGGATGCATTACTAGACTTAACAGCTCAATTACAGGTATTTCTTGGTCTTACTAGTGAAGATATGTTTGAATTTTCAGTTGGATTTAATTTTAAAGAAGTTTTAGAGAGAGGATTCAAGGGAAATTTGGAAGCGTTACTAGATTTTGCAAAAGGGAAGGGATATGAGTTTTCATTTGATATTGCTAGTCAATGGGAAGGAGAAGATTGGAAGTCATTTATAGATGCAATAGATGATAATTATATGCCTGCACTTGAGGGAATACTAGAGGATGTATCTCCTGAAATAGATATAAATACTGAATGGGATGGAAACGAATGGAAATCTTGGTATAGTAATTTAAGTAGTACCAAGAAAAATCAAATAAATAGAGCATTTGATAATTTTATATATAAATTTGAAGTTGGAACATTATGGGATGGTACAGATTATGTTTCTTGGTATAATAGTTTATCATCAGATAAACAAACCGCTATAAAAACTATAATTGGGAATATGGGAGGAGATATAAAAAATATAACAAAATGGGATAATGAAGATTGGGATAATTTTTTAAATACACTTCTTCCACAACATGAACTTGCTATCCAAGAATTAATGGATGCTTGGGATTTAACTTTTAATATACAACCAAATTTTGAAGAACCGAAAAAACCTGAGGAACCATTTAAGGATGTAGTAGTACTTCCAGATACACCTACTGGTAGTATTGGATTATCAAAGGGTCAGACTGTAATTAGTCCAGATAAAGTAAAAATAATTCCAGATACACCTACTGGTAGTATTGGATTAGCTCCTGGTGATATAGTTGTAGATCGTGGAACTGTAGAAAAAGCAAATGCAGGAAACATAACTTTACCTCCAGGTATTCGTAATATTATAGAGAAAAGTCCATTAGGACATCTATTAAAACTTCAATCAGGTGGAATTATAACCAAACAACAACTTGCATTAATTGGAGAAAAAGGACCAGAAGCAATAATTCCTCTAACTGGTTCTAATAAAAAAGAAGGAGAGAAGATATTAGCTTCTATAATACCTGAATTTTTCCCAATAGTTCATGAAAAATTACCTACTTTACCACCAGGATCTAATATAGATCCCAGAGATTGGTATGGAAACTCACTACCCCCTAAACCTTATTCTGGGTTCAATAAGGATGATTATGAATTCAATAAACTAGATTTATGGATTCAGGCTGAAGAAAATTTAGGCAAATTAAATGATAGCTTAAAGAAAAGAGGAGTAAGTGAAGAAACTATTGCTAGATTAGCTCCTATAGCTGCTGATAAGTTTAAAGGAAAAATAGGAGACTCATCTAAAGAACTTGAATTTGCAATTGATTGGGTTATTCAAAATGAAAAGAAATCAGCTTTAGAAAAGATAAATATAGAAAAAACTGCTGCCGAAAGTGTATCTATCTCACTATCAGATTCTACCAATATGTTAACATCATCCTTTAATGATGTACTATCAGATTTTAGTGAAACATCCTTAACTGCATCTCAAAATTGGATACAATCAGTTCTAAAAAGCTCTGGGGATTGGCTAAGTTATATAAACACAACTTCACAAAACTGGTATGAATCAGTAGGAAATTCAGCTATCTCTCTTTATAATTACATTATTTCTTCATCAGACCAATTTAATACCCTATTAACTTCTACTGGAGGAGTATTCTCATCTCAAGTTTTATCAGCTAGTGTTGTATTATTATCTCATGCCACTATAGCTAGTGGATTGATAGTTGCAGCAGCTACTGAATTAATGAGAAAAATAAATGCTGCTAGCATCAATATTAACGTGCAACATTCTCATGTGTTCTCTTATTATTATTATACCTTTGGTTGGGCTAAGGGAGGTATAGTACCCGGTCTACAAAAAGGAGATATAGTTAAGGGATCTCAAATAATTGAAGTTGGAGAAAAAGGTGCAGAAGCTATAGTGCCATTAACGGGTACAAATAAGAAATTTGGTGAGAAAATATTACAAACAATAATACCTAAATATTATCCTGATTTATTTTTACAAGCTCAAACGGGGGGTCTCTTTGGTGGAGCCACTGGAGGTAGTGTTACTTATGGTGGTGATACTAATTATGTTGATGAGTATAATATAATGGGCCCCATAACAGTTACAGGAGTTCAAGACGTAAAAGGATTTATGGATAATTTAAAGATGAGAGCAAGGGCTACAGGAGCTAGAAAGTAATGGTTAGTACATATTCGGTAATATTTAATTCTGGTCAGGGAACTCAATTTGAGTATGAGCCTGGTGGAAATGTAGATTATTTTACCATAACTAATTCAGATCAATCTTATTATCAAAATGCATCTTTAAGAATTCATAATTTATCTACTGATAATGAAGGTTATCTAGACTTAAATAATACATTAAAGATATATATAGATAATGAATTGGAATTCGATGGATACGTTAATAGAATACAGAAATCTTTAGAAGGGGTTAGAGTATATGATATTCAAGCTATAGGTAGAACGTACGATCTCTGGAGATTTATAACTTCTTCTAATACTAAATATAACAGCAAATATTCATCTTATATAGTATCATCTCTAGTTCATGATTATTGTTCAGGAAATGGAGTTTATATATCACCTCCTAAAATAGGTTCTACTTTAGGCTCTTATATTAATGAGATTACTTTTTCTGATATGGAAATAGGGAGTTGTATAGGTAGAATGGCTCAAATGGATGGTTATAGTTTTTTTGTTGATAGTGATAAGGTATTAAATTATTATCAACCTAAATTATCTCCTCAGTTTACCGTAGATGAAAGTGATGTAATAGAGATGTCTCCTCATGAGAAATCAGATGACTCAATGAGGAATTCAATTTTAGTTATAGGATCAGTAGAATATGAGAAATATTCAGAAAATACAGAATCTCCTGATGGATATTATTACATATCAGGTCATAATAAATCTGATGGAGCTATTAGTGATGCCACTTACATAGCTCAAAGAATGAAGATTCCGAATAATCTTCATTTTGATAGATTAAGTTCAGTTAAACTTTATGTAGATAGAAGTTCTGGTGATAATACTCCTTATTATTTAAAGGGATCTATTAGAAAAGATGATGATGGATCTCCATCTAGTAATAGTACTATATTTCCGGTATCAAATGCATTTGTTAGCAGTGATTCCATGAAATTTATTGGTACCGATATTATGTCTCCTCCTGATTGGACACCTTATTATTCATATCCAAATCCTGACTCTATAGATATTAGTGGAGGACAGACTATATGGTTAGTATTTAATTATGATGGTGCATCATCAGATAAATATTGGAAATTAGCTTATAGTAATTTATCTAATTTATCTTATGGAGAAGATCCAGATGGCAATGGATTAAAAATTACAAATGATCCAAACTTAGTTGGAACTCTTTCAGCTCCTTATAGTGGTTCTATTCCTTATAAGAAAATGGAGGGTCTTGGAGATAAGAGTTGTGGTAAATGTGGTAATACCTCTTATTGGATTGGGGGAGAGTATGGTATATTAGGACCTACTAATAGAATGTACGGAACAACATTTACTGTAGGTACTATTGCTGATAATAGTAGGTATCTTTTATCTGGGGTATCTATATATTGCTTTATATCTGGTCTAAATGGAGATGAAATTATAAAGCAGGTTATATATACTTTGGATGATGATGATAAACCTAAGGATGTATTAATAACAAAATCCTTAGCAGTAGGAGAGGGGGATGTTATGCCATCTGGAGGAATAAATGATGCAGATTGGTTTTGGTTTCCCTTTAGTACTAATACATATCTTGAGGGTGGTAGGAAATATGCTTTAGTTTATAGTGGACAAACTAGTGGTTCAACTGCTGCATATACATTTGCTGAAGATAGAGCTTTTAATATTCCTGTAAGTAGCTCTTTTTCAGATCCATATGTAGGTGGTAAGTTATATAGAATAAATAGTGCACAAGATTCTAATACAGGAGAATTGGATTCTACTTATATATACTTTAATATATCCAGTACCGCTTATCCATATAACTATGGAAGTATAGATTATGACTCTTCTCATGAGCACATAATTTTCCATGTATCATCAGTAGGATTATCTCCTCAGGATGGATATACTTCAGGATCTATAAGATATAAAGAGTTCGGTATTACTGGTGGAGGTATAACTACTGATTTGGGAGAATTTATTATATCCTGCAATATAGAGAACTATACTGGAGGTAATTATACTAGTCAACCTAAAAGTGATGCATATGAAAAATATCATTCTAAATTAATATTTGGTTTATTTGATCCTACCTCACCAGGTGGGAATGATTATAATCCAACAATGGGATTTGAATTTAATTTGGATTTATCTAGTCAAAGAAAATTAATTTATAATGAAACTACAACAGTTGGTACACAAGGATTTTATGGAGCTTATTGGCATGCACAAACATTTACATCTGATTTTCCATTTATCTTAACGGATCTATATTCTTATACAAAAAAGATGTTGGGTGGTACTATAACTTTTTGGGCATTCATAGAAAAAACAGATGCGAGTCATCATCCTGATGGTAATCCATTAGCTTCTGGATCTGTTACTACAAGTAATGGAAATTTCTTATTTCATAGACATAATATGAATAATAATATTTATATTAGTGCTAATATGGAATATGCTATAGTATTAAAGTGTGAACATGGAGATACTTCTAATTGTCCAGCTTATGGCAAAAATATAAATGTATCTAATCCATATGAAGATGGTAGTTGTTATGTAACTACTGATGGTGGATCATCATGGCAGCTTTATACAAGTTGGGCTAGTTGGCCAGCATCTTATGATGATATGCCCTTCAAGTTGTATGGTTTTGTTGATAAAGCTGTTAGACCAGTATTATGTACTAATATAGATGATAGTACACCACAAAATCCTCAATATGTAACAGGAGATTGGTTTGCTACTGGAGCTAAAACTTACAAATGCCAGTTAGATGGATCTAATTTTTTATTTTATATTGATGGAAGTTTAAAACAAACTTGGGATGTCTCTAATGTAACATTAAATGGTAATTATAAATTTGGAGCTGGTAATGAATATGATTGGAGTGGTTTTAGATTTATATTAGTTGATGGAGCTGGTTGTAAATATAGTTCAGGAACTATAGGAGAGATAAGTGGTAATATAAAATATATAAGTGTTCCAGCTACAGATTTAATTTTATCTCGATCAACTGATTCAGGTCAAACTTGGACTAATGACTCCTCAAAACATCTGCTATATTCTATAGGATGGAATTATGATAATGTAAGAGGAGAGGCAGAATCTGATACTATAGATAAATATGGAAAACATTTTTATAAAGTTAATGAAAATTTATTAAATACATACGTTGATTGTGAAAATTATGCAGAAAGATTAATGGATACCTATCAAAGTGGAATATCTACTGGAGAAATAACTATAGATGGAAGAACGGATGTAGATATAAAGACTAAATTTAGATACAGTGGTACAAATCTAGATCTAAAGGATAAATTTGTTATATCTCAATATGAGCAGATATTTGATAAAGATGGATTCAGAACTAAAATAATATATGGAGAAGCTCCTTATGATATAGCCAGAAAGGTGGCTAACCTAGAATCTGAGGTGTATGAATAATGGGAACTTATACTGATGGTCATGGTTTGAAGATTTATTTTTCTGGAGTTGCATATCCTAATCATTATATAGAATGTTGGTGTAAGAGATGGGATGAAAATGATTATGATATTATTATTGAAACTTTTTTAAGCTCTGGTGCTAGGGATGCCCTATTTAGTAATGTAGTTCCTGGATCTCTAAGAGAATATAGCAATTCTTTAGGATGGGTAATTAATTTAGATGGTACATTCTCAAGATCATCTAATACCTTAATATTTGAACCTCAACATGGATATGGTATATCTAGTTTGAGATCTAGAAAAATAGGTATAGTTAAAAATATTTCAGATACCTTTATAAATTCAAATAAATTTGATGTAAAAATAGAATCTAAGTGGAAAAGATCTTGGAGTGATTTCTCTTGAATGATTTAATAATTAGTGGTAACTCTTGTTACATAAAGTGTAAATGCTCTAGATGGGATGTACAAAACTATAATGTTATTATAGAAACTTGGCTAAATAAATCCAATTATGAAGATTTAAGGGATAGTGTAAGACCGGGTGCAGTAGGAGAGTTATATAATATTCTAGGTAGACCTAGATACTACGATAAATCTTGGAGATCCTATAATACTTTATGGATATATCCTGACACTACAAGTAATTCTAATTTAAAGAATATGAGGGATGGTAATACTTTGATATATGTTAAGAATATTAATAGTTCACCGGTTGCTGGTGCATCTGGTTGGATAAATATTAAAATTGAAGGAATGATTAGCGGACAAGGTGCTTTATAATGTCAGGTATTGAAGTTATAGGACCATCTCATAAATATATTAAAACTAATAAATCCCCTTACAAAAAACTTATAGAGGTAGTATAATGAAAGAAAAACTATATGAATATAATGATTTAGGTGCGATGGTAATTCCTGCATATTTATCTGGAAGTAAATGGTGGGGTCAAACTATAACCATAGGAAATGTAGGTACAAATGAAGACCATTATCTTACTGCATTAAAAATAACATTCCAAAAAAACAGTAATCCAAATGGAGATTGTACTATTAGTGTTAGAAATGTTGATGGAGATGGATTACCAACTGGTGATGATTTAACTTCCACATCACTTAGCTGTAGTGATTTTCCAACTGATAATAATGTATCAACTAAATTGGAATTTGATAATAATATAAAATTAAAGAAGGATACATCTTATGCCTTTATATTTAGAGCTCCAGAAGCAGATACCTCAAATAATTTAAATATGGCATATAAACCAGCTGACTATGGTGGAGGGTGTTTTTTAGAATCATCTGATGATGGAGAATCTTGGTCCAAAGTTGACGAGGGTGTATCTGATACTGAATTTTGGGAATATGGAACTGTAGGATATGAAACAAAATTCATCAAAGTTCCAGGAAAGAAAATTAAATTTAATAAAGTTTCTAATAAAGGATTTAAAATAGGATAAAATTATGTTGGATTCAATTGAAATTTATATATCAGGAACAGGTGCTTTATAATGCCAGATGCATATGAATACTTTACGGCACCAGCAAACTCCTTTGGAATAAAGGAAGCTAAATTTATTAAGTGGCCATATTTCTGGAATCTCCTTCACAATAATGCTGTATGGCAAATGGAGGGATGGAATCCAGTAACTGAAGAGTGGCAGGATAACTATGAAGGTACTAATCTAAATAACTGGTTAGATATAGATTTAGCACCAAATGAAGATGGATCTCAGGAAAAGATTACTTTATCCTTTACATCTCCTTATACAACCAAATATAGATTTGGATTTGCATTCAATCTTAGAGTTAAACAATACATAGATAATAGTGGTAATCATCAATATACTCTCACTATCCCTACATCTGATGATGAAGAGGATGAAGAGTATGAGATAATATTTGATTGGTCTGATGTAGTTCCCTTAATACAGACTGGAACTATTACAGTAACTCATGGTATTAAAGAAGTTGGTGGTAAGAATTATTTCTGGGTAAAATTAACAGGAACTAGTAATTTAGCTGAAGGAAATACATTTGTTATTGATCCTTGGTTTGGTAGTCAAGCAGAAGGAGGAACTATTGCTAGTATAGAGGATACTTTATATTCATCTTATGTTCAGATGGCTGCTGTAGATTCTATTGCTAATAGTATTACAGTACGTATAGCTACTGGAACATATGCTAAGGGAGTTAAATGTGCAATTTATGACTCTTCTCTTAATAAAATAGCTGAGACAGAGAGCATTAGTGCATTGAGGGATATTGATTGGTATACTTTTGAATTTGATATACCACCTGAATTAACGGCTAGTGCTTGGTATTATATTTGTGTTCTTGGGGACGGTGGCTCTGGTAATAATTATGGTTATTATGCAACAAGTGGTGGTTGGGGAGTTTGGTCAGAATCTGAAAGTTATCCAACTATTCCTGCAACACTTGGGAAGGATTCAGAAAAAGATTCAAATGGCATTTTTAATATTTATTGTACTTATACTGAAATTAGTGGAGAAGAAACTTCTCCAGTCAAAGTAAATAAAGTTCAAGGTAAATTTGTTAAATTAAATAAAGTTAGTGGTAGAAAAATTAAAATAGGATAAAATTATGATGGATTCATTGGATAAAATATTTTAAGAATAGAGGTAATTAAATGGCAAGTACATGGTATTCTAGTATGAGCTCTGGATCGGTGATCCACTATACTAATTGGAATAATATGGTTGATACCATATGGTGTCAAGGTGGTATTAGCGGAAGCTATGTTGGCCACTCAAGTAATACTACTACTGCTCATGGATTAGATTCCTATGCAGGCAATACTAGTCTAGTAACTCTAGGTACTGTAACTACAGGTACTTGGAATGGTACTGCTGTTGATAGTAATTATATAACATTAGCATCTGGTGAACAATATCATTCTGCTTATATGTCGGGTAGTAAGTACACTAATGCTTATCTATCAGGTCATTATTATACTAGAGCTTATCAAAGTGCTCAGATTGCATCTTATGGTACATCTGATGTTGATATGAGTAATCTAATAGCTAGTACAAATGCAATAACTAGATTTGCAGATTCATCTTCTATACAAACTAAATTTTTATTAAGTGGAGAAACCTTAAATGCTATATCTGCTAATAGAATATGGGCTGGTACCGGTTATATTTCTGCACAAACTGGTATATATGCTTATTTTATATCAGCCGAAAACACTAATTTAACAGGAACTGGTATATCTGATATAGTTGAGGATACCACTCCACAACTTGGAGGTGATTTGGATGCTAATTTAAAATCCATATACAATGCAACTAGTATATCAAGTTCATCAATATCTGGAGGTTCAATAATAACTAATTCTATAGGAATAGGTACAATAAATCCATCTGCATCTATTCATATAAGATATGGATATGCTCAAGGATTACCAGTTTTAGGTACTGATGCTAATAAAGGTTTATTAATTCAAAATAATACTGATGGAACTTCTATTGCCTCTATGACTTTAATAGGAGGTGATGGAGCTGATGCTGGTGGTGGTGCTGCAAAAATACAATTCGGTGATAATGGAAATGATGATCAGGGATATATTACTTATGAGAATGCTACAAATTCATTTAAAATAGGTGCTAATCACGGTACTAGATTAGTCTTATCTGGCAGTAAATTATATGTAGGTGGATCAAATACAGCTTCTTATCCACTACAAGTAAATGGCTCCACATATTCCACTGCATATTCAGGTGGTGTATATGGAGATGATGCAGATCATATATTCAAAAAAGCAGGAAATCAAATATTTAAGATAAACCAAGAAGCTAATGCATATAATCACACTAATTTATATGGATCTGATGATACTGGAGAATTTTTATATATATATGCTAATACTAAGGATGGTTACCCTAAAATACAACTTCAAGGAAGTGGAGGTACCTATATATGGCTGAAGTCTGGAGCAGCTTCTAGAGGTCTTTATATAGCAGATGATCTTAGAGGTCAATTAATTAGAATACATGCTACTGGAGGAACTACCGATACAACTAATAAAATAATAGGTGTTGGAACTGCTGATAGACTCTTTATAGGAGGAGCTAATAAATCTTCTCCCTATATATTAATTGGTAAAAATGAAGCAAGCGAAGGTATAGAATATAATGCTGAAGGAGATCACATCTTTAAAGTTGATGGAAATAATAGATTCAAAATAGATGATGTATATATATCAACATCTACTGGTTTATATGCAGACTGGATCTCTGGTAATAATAGTAATTTATCAATGGCTCCTGGTGGCTCAGAGGGTCAAATACAATATAATAATACTACTATGGGAGGAGCTGACGCTTTATACTGGGATGATACAACAAATAGATTAGGTGTTGGAACTGCAAATCCATCAGCTGCAGTTCATATAGCTAGTGGAACTGCAGAGGGATTAACCGGTTTGGCTGGAAGACAAACTGGTTTATTAATACAATCTAATGAAGATGCATCTAAAAAAGCTTATATTACTTTAATTGGTGGTGATGGAGCCGGAGGAGGAGCAGGTGGTGGATCCATAGAATTTGGTGATAGTGATAGTATATCTCAGGGATCTATAACTTATGCTAATGCAGATGATGAAATGAATTTTAGTGCTGATAATGTTAACAGTATGAATTTAGCAAAACAAAAATTATATGTTGGTGGAGCAGTCACACCAAATTATACTCTACATGTTGGTGGTACTACTCATTCAGTAGTATATTCAGGTGGGGTATATGGTGATGAAACAGATCATATGTTTAAAAAAGCTGGAAATCAAATACTTAAAATAGATGACTCTGGAGATTATACACTATTATATGGTAAAGATGCTACTACTAATAGTTTAAAGATATATGCAAATTCAGTTGATATAAATCCTCATATAGAAGCTCATGGAAGCTCTGGATTTTATGTATATATACCATCTGGGTCATCAAATGGATTTTTTATGGTACAACCCAGTGGGGAGGCAAATTCTCAATTATTTAAATTTTATAAAAAGGATGCTGATAGAACCTGTTATTTAGAGGGAACAGCAGGTAATCCAGATTATGATATACTGATTAGACCTAGACCTGGAGAACCTAGTATGAGATTAGATACTGTGGATGATACAATAGAATTTCAAGTCGGTGGTAATGATAGGTTTAAGATAGATAACACTTATATTTCAACTTCTACAGGTTTGTATGCTTATTGGATATCTACTAATTCTAATGGTATGATAAGCTCATTTGATGGAGAATCTAATAAAATAGCTGTAGTTAAATCATCTGAAGATAAAATAGTATTTAGAGATATTGTATGTACTAAAACTGATGTTGTTGTTGCTAATAATAGTGTTGTAATGGCTTAGATTTAATAAAATTAATAAAGGAGATAATAATTATGAATAATAAAAATAATAAAAGGAATGTATATGATGTTTATTTTGGAATTGATAGAATAATGATTTATAATATGGACTTATTAAAAGGAGGTGGCTGATAATGGTTCATCATTCTGGTTTAACTGGAACTCAACTCCATAATCCTAGAGGTATTCAGTATGCTGATGATATATTAGATTGGGATTCAAATCGTTGGTTTAATTCTGGTATTATATGGAATGGTAGTTACTGGGTTCCTAAATCAAGTAGTAATACATCAGAAGGAGGATCAGCTACTCTAGATGAATTAACCGATACTAATCTAACTACTCCAGCTAGTGGAGAAACTTTAGTATATAAAGCTGATGATGAAAAATGGGAAAATGAGCTTCCATCTCTTACTTATAATGTGGCTAACGTTATACTATATTCAGGACAATATTTAAGTATGGCTAGATATTCTACTAGTGAATGTACTTATATATGGCAAGCATCTGTTTGTAATTCAGGTGGAGCATCCGTTAGTGGACTAAATATAGAATTATTATGTAATGATACTAGTGTTTATAAAACATCATCTGCTATTTTACAGAAAGGATATCCTCTTGATAAAGCTCAACCAGGTGAAATAGAAATTAGAATAATGCATTCAGGTGGACATACTTATGGAAGTCAAGAACATCAACTTGAATATGGTATGGGTTTTATGCAAGTATCTGTTTATTAATCTAGGGAGTAATATATGACTAATATTAATTATCCAGAATCAGTAACTAACAATTATGAGAAAGCAGCTTTTCTTTATAGAGTTCAGGAATTATTGAGATTAGAATTCAATAATAAGGGTAAACAATATAGAGAGAAGAAAATCTCAGATGAGGATTGGAAATCCTATAAAAAGGAGTGGGATAATAAACATCTAAAGATAGTTAATGCTATGTTAGAAATTAGATCTCAACTTCAAAATGATGATAGTTTAGAGGTTGATCTAGAAAATATCTTTACTGGTAAATAAATATGCCTATAGAAGATTTTCATAAACTTTATGTTGAACTAGATCCTAGTAGTAAAATAACTAAGAGTCACACTAGAGTAACCGCTAATTCTTTACCTAGAAATGAAGTTGCATATGTCTATAAAGACTTTGGTAAAGATTATTTTAAAGATATTATCCATCTTTTTGAAATATTTATAGGGACATATGATGCTAATTCAGAGTGTGTATTATATGGAGTAGAAAATAACTTAGGAGATTATGCCCAATGTACAGCTGCAGGTCTTGCTGGGTTCCATGCTTTAATTATAAATACAGAAAATAAGAGATATCTTTATTTTAAGGACAATGATTCTCACAGTGATTCTAATGCTACTATTGGAATAAATACCCTTTATTATCCTAAGATAACTAGAGTTGGTACCACAGTTTCAATGGTTATTTATACAGATGCTGCTAGAACTAATATTCTTGATACTGTATCTATAACTACATCAGCTGAAGGATTGAGATATTTATATCCTTTAATGGGAGATAGTGGAGATCAAGCTGATCAAATCTTTAATGGATATTCTCAGAATTATGATTTACAAGAAGGACATCCTTATACAAAGGGAGGAACCTACTTAGGTTCAATGAATTATGGTGATGGAACCCATTTGAGATCATCTAATAATGGGAATAAGGATAATCTAATAGGCACTTGTTACCAATAACTTTTTATATATATAAGTAATTGATATGGCATCTGATAAGCAAAATTATCCCAATGCTGGTCATAAAGCATTTCCCTATTTTTTTACTACTGATGAAGATGATGTTAATCCCATAGAGGGATTTTGGTTAAAGGAGCCTTACTCTCCACCCTTTGTGGAGGATTATAAATATAACTATGATCTAGCTATATTCTATAATTCTTTAGCAGGAAATGATTTTGTTGATTGTAGATGTAGCAGATGGGATATTCAGAATTATAATGTTATAGTGGAGACATGGTTAAATTCTACAGACTTAAAGAGTATTAGAGATAATATAAGACCTGGAGCTGTAGGTGAACTATATAATATATTAGGAAGACCTCGATATTACGATAAAACCTGGAGAGGTAAAAATACTCTAAGGTTATTACCTACACCATCATCTGCTAGTATGAGAACTAGTAATCTAAAAAATATGAGAGATGAGACATTAATATATGTTAAAAATATAACCACTCATCCCATAAATGAAAATTGGACTGAAATAAAAATAGAGGGAATGATTAGCGGAACTAATAGTTTATAAAAAAGTCGAGGACTACCAAAAAAAGGCTCAAATTTTGCTCGAGGATTGCCGGAAACGGCCCTCTCGCTGCAAAACGTTTTTCACGAATGGTAAAGGTCCAACCATATAAAAAAAGGGGTATTTTCCCTCCTGTTATAAGGAGAGAATTAAAGTGCCTCAGAATCGCTTAAAATCAATCTTTATTTTTGGTGCTCATAGCACCCTTAATTTTAAGCCAATCTTTATTTTTTCTAATTTCTATATTCTTTTTCCATGATGCATCCAATACTTTTGGGTCTATGCCTAACTCTCTGGATTTATATATTAGTGATCTAAGATCCTTAGGAAAACATAATCCTCCAAAACCAAAGTCTCCATCATGTCCCGGAACATCCATATGAGAATTACCTATTCTACCGTCAGCTAATAGCATTTTCTTTACCTCTTCAAAATCTATACCTAATTTTTGGCATATCTGATAATATTCGTTCATTAATGATACTTTAACTGAAAAGAAACAGTTGGCTGAATATTTAACCATTTCAGCTGTAGTTGGATCAGTCCAATATATAGGAGTATGGATAAATCTCTCTCTATAGAGTTTATCTACTTCACATAGATCATCTGGATCTCCCCCTATAATAATTCTAGAAGAATTTATAAAATCTAATTTTGATGTTCTTGCAGTTAAAAACTCTGGATTAAACACAATTCTTAAGTGAGGTATATTTTTTTTTATTCTCTCCGTAGTTCCAGGAGGAATAGTGGATTTTATTATAAGTATCTTTTTTGGAGTAATATATTCTCTACTTTTTTCTATTGTTTTTTCCAATATAGAAATATCACATTCTCCTGTATCAATATCAGATGGTGTAGGTACACATATAAATATAAAGTCACTATCCCTTATAGTCTCTTCAAATGTATTCTCAGATATAATAGGATCTATATCATATATTCTAAAATCAGCTATTTGAGCAAATCCATGTTGAATTGCTCTTCCGACCATTCCAAATCCTATAATTCCTATTATACATTTCTTCATATCTTTTTCCTCATAACTACAAGTGTATTTCTTCTACCATATAGTTCTCTGGGTATCTTATTTTTTCCAATTGATTTTATTATATCAAAGTACTCTTCAAGTCCATATAGTGTATCTAAATTATGATAATAATCATGTATAAATAAAACTGATTTCTCATCCATATATTTGAGGGCTGCTAAAGCACAAGCTTTTCTAGATCTACCATCTATTAATATTGCATCAAATCTTTTCTCTCCAAATTTCTCTATATAATTTATGTAATTTTTATAAAATATATCATCACAATATGGATATTTATCTACCTTTTTAACTTTCGCTAGATTCATATATACATTATCATAACGTTTAAATTTCTCTATCCTATCTTTAACTTGTAAGAAAAAGTCCTTGTCATGCTCTATACTATAGTATTTTTTTACAAATTTTGGAAAGTAGACTGTACTACCACCTGCTCCCCACTCTAACATTATGCTATTCTTATCTAAATAAGATACAACACAAGAAATCTCTTTAAGTGTCATTAATGGAGTATCACCTAAATTTCCTTTTTTACTTATCTTCATATATAATCCTTGTTCCCTCATCCTCAAAGTTAAATGGTAATTCCTTAAGATCACTTAGGGCATATCTAACATCATTCTGTTTATCTGGTTCACAATAGAATAAAATAAAACCACCAGATCCAGCTCCACATATCTTTCCACCCTTAGCTCCAGATTTTATTCCTCTATTATAAATATCATCTATTATATTATTACTAACCTTACCAGTACTCTTCTTTATTTTCCATACTTCATTAAGATAATAACCCATATCTTTTAGGTTATCTTTAATTATATCATCATAAATGCACTTTGCTAACCAACATAGATCAGATACATCATTATATATGTCATCATATCTTTCTTTTTGGTCCTTCAATACACTTCCAGCACATCTCGTCATACCAGTATGAAATAATAACATATTATCCTGCATTTTATTATAGGTCTCTATATCAGTAAATACTGGAGATATCTTAACTCCTTTTCTATTAAATATCAACTTATTTAGACCTCCAAAGGTACATGCATATTGATCTTGTTTACCTATTGGTTCTCCCAATATTTCTATTTCAATCTTACATGCATCTTCAGCTAATTTGGATCTATTGAAGGTTATACCCTTATATGTATATAGTGCATTAAGTAATCCAACGGTAAACGCAGAACTTGATCCTAATCCACTTCCTCCTACTGTATCTGCTAGAGATACTATTTCAAGAGGTTCTTCTATATCAGCGTACTTAAGACATTCTCTAATTATAGGATGTTTGATATCATTTATATTACTTACAGTTTCTACATCTCTATAAACTACTCTAAACTTATCTGAATGACTTTTGGTTATCATAACATATATATATTTATCTATTGTTGTTGATATCACAAATCCATCATTATGTTTATAGTAATTCTCTAGGTCTGATAGACCTCCAGCGAGACTTAATCTATAAGGTGTCTTAGATATTATCATTCTTCATCAAATATTCAACAGTTCTATTTACAGCTTCTTGTGTTGTATAATTAGGTTTCCATCTAGTTTCTAATAACTTTCTATTATCCAATATAGTTATAGGTACATCTCCCTTCCAACCTCTATCTCCTCCAGTAAATATTAATTTTGTTTCATCATCAGTTACTATTTCTGATATGTATCTAGCTAAATTTTTAATTTTTACTGTATCTGATGCAGCTAAGTTATATATATTAAAATTACTATCACTATGGGGTAAATTACAAAATGCATCTATACAATCCTCTACATCTAGAAATTGTTTAGTTTGGTTACCGTCTCCTAAAACTTCTAACTCTTTAGGATTTTCCTTTAATTTTTTAACAAAGTCTTTAATAACTCCATGTGTATTACTAGGACCTATTATATTTCCTAACCTAAATATGTAGGACTTTATATCAAAACAATGACTATAAGCTGATATAAGTTTCTCACAAGCTAACTTGCTTGCTCCATACATAGAAATAGGTTCTAAATTAGGTGCATCTTCTTTTGTAGGGATATCTACCCTTTCTCCATATATAGTAGCACTAGAAGTAAATACTAATTTCTTACAACCGTTACTTACCATAAATTCTAATACAGAATGAGTTCCTATTATATTATAACTTAAATCTATAGATCTATTTTCTACTCCACCTCTTACATCTGCATTTGCAGCTAAATGATATATAATATCATATTTCTTATCTGGATAATCTCTTGGTATATTTATATTCTTATCTATCTTTAGATCTATAATATCAACTTCATGTCCTTCTGATGTAAGTCTATCAACTAGATGACTTCCTATGAATCCCTTTCCTCCTGTAACTAATATATTCATATTTTTCTCCATATTCTAGGTATACCATGTATCTCTTCTTTATCCTTTAATTCAACCTTAAGATGTAATTCAAAACCATATTTAGGTAATAATTTCTCTATATTTAAGTTGTGTGCAGAATATTTCCAATTTTTACCATGATCTCTTATATAAAGTATACCGTCTTTCCTTATAACATCCCTAAATACATCCAGCATATAGTATACTAGATCTTCATTTATCTCTTGTAAAACTTGAACACAAAGTATTTTATCAAAGTAATTCTTAGGTAAGATATCAGCTCTCCAAGTAGGTATATGGTATATTCCAGGATCATATATTTTTAATTTATTATTATCTAAATATTCTACTAATCGATGCTTTGATTTAGAATAGTATAGATTCTGCATACAATAAGACTGTAGTATAGCATCCATACCAACATATACTAGATCATCCTTAAATTGTGATAGTAAATTGATTTGTCTTCCATATCCTGGTCCGAAATCTAGAATTTTATTACCCTTATATAAATAAGTATATAAATAATCTTCTGCATTATATCTCCCTATAGTAGAATAATATTTATCAAAGTCTTTAATTTTTACAATAGCATCATCATAGAAATAACTAGAATTAATATAGGGTTCTATATAATCATCATCAATATTGTCTTTAAATTCACTTTTAGATATCCAATCCATCCATTTATTTATATCCTTAATCCCTTCATAAGTATCAAAGGTTGATGGATAATTATCTGGATATTTAACATGTTCTATTCTCTCTTCTTGATAATCCCAAGATATCATCCAAGGTTTAATATATTTCTTATCTTCTTTAATTACTTCTCGAAATCTTCTTTCAATCTTAGTATGCATTTTTTAATATCCCATTGATATTTAATATCTGACAAATCTACATCTCTATTTACAATCAAAGGAATTTCATCAATTTGATCATTTGTAAATGGTAAATCAGTTAATGTTCCATGATCAGAAGTTATTAATATAGTTTGATATCCAGATAACTCTTCTATATATTTAATTACCTCTCGATATCTTCTAACTCCCCATAGATAAACTTCTTTCTTTAGAGCTTTATCTTTTCTTATTTCATCGTAAGTCTTTAATGAAGGTAATCTACCTAATTCATATGGGCCAGGAAACATAACTGCTCCCTTAACTATAGATGAATGTATCCAGAATAAGTCATAGTCATCTCTTGCAGCTTCAGCAAATATACAAAGCTCTTCACAAGGTACTCTCTTAACACCTTTATCTTCTAGACTATGATAAAATTTCCATACTTGTTCACCAGAATATGGAGAATCTCCTACAACTTTCTCAAAGAATTTTGACTTATCAAAGTGATCCCAGACTAAATCTAATTTATTACCAAATCTATCTTCCCAAATGAAGGATTCGGTTTTATATTTATCTGTAAATCTAGTAAAGAAATCTGGATGTAGATTCTTAATTCTCTCTCCACTCCATAAACAAGTTAGTCCTATAGGAGTAGCTGATACTCCCTGCATCGAGAATGGTCTAACATCGCATCTTATCATCCTCATGGATTGCTCTTTAAATATATCTTTATATAAATCTTTTGCATATTTCCAGTTTAATCCATCAATACTAATTATTATCATTATATTAATTCAACTATCTCTTTAATTGTACAACATTTATTATTTACATCAAAACTTCTCTTATTTATTAATATAGATTCTGCCACTATTTTCATACTTAAATAACTAGCTCTTAACAAATGATTTGCATATATTACTATTGATGCTCCTAATTTTTGTAAATCTTCTTCATACATATGATTATATGTACTTGGAACTAATACTAGTGGAACTCTATTTTTAATATTTTTATATTTATTACAAAATTCTATTAATTCTGTTGGTATATGGTTTTTACTATGTATCATAATAGCATCTGCACCAGCTGATATATAAGCTTTTGCTCTGATTAAAGCATCTTCAACTCCTTTATTAGCAATTAATGATTCTATTCTAGCTATTATCATAAAATCTTCTGTTAATTTGGAATTAATACCCAATTTAATTTTTTCACAGAAATTCTCTACAGATTCTTGAGAGTGAGTAGTATTATCTAACAATGAATTTTTTTTAGGATATTTTTTATCTTCTATTATTATAGCAGAGACTCCTATTCTTTCTAGTGTTTTTACCATAGATACAAAATTCTCTTTTGTTCCTCCAGTATCACCATCTACTATTATAGGCTTAGTGGTTACTTCTATTATTTCATTTACTCTCTGAAGTCTAGATGTGAAGTCTACTATTTCTATATCAGGTTTTCCTTTAGATGCAGAATCAGTTAAACTACTTTCCCATATTGCATCAAACTCTAGTATATTATTATCATTTTCTATTTTAGTCTTTTCTACTATAATACCTGATAGTCCATTATGAGATTCTAGTACTCTAACTAATGGCTTATACTTTAATAGGTTCTTTAGAGCTTTTCTTCTCTCATTTGGAGTTATACCATTTTTTAATTTGTTATTTATTAATTTAGTGGAGGATATCCCCTCAGTATAAGATGGCTCTATTAATTCTCCACCCCATTCACTAATAATATCTATAACATTCTGTCTTATCTCTGACTGTATTCCCTTCTTCCAATCATCACCATGCACTACATAATCTGGTTTATATTTAATGAGGTTATCTGTATAATCTAATGTATATTGAGGTACTACTCTAGTAACTCCATTTATATTACTAATAACTTTTTTTCTTTGTTCGTATGAAGTTATTGGAACTCTTTTATATGAAGCTATAGCTTGATCTGTTAATAGACCTACTATTACATCTCCATAATCTCTAGCTTTATCAATTAGATTAATATGACCTACATGCAGGTAATCTGCTGACATTCCAACATATACTGTCTTCATAATAACTCTCTTACTTTTTTATATTCAGTAGCTAGATTTAATATATGAGCTAATGCTACACCATGAGGTATATCATATTTAGCAGTTAGTGCATATGACATACCATGTATTATATTAGTTCCAGTATAATCTATAGCATTACCAGCTAATATACTAGCATATAACCAATCATCATTTCTTATAGATTCTATAGCTTCTAAACAAATTGTAGCTATATGAGGTTTACATTTCTTAGATGTAAATGATTCTATAATATGACATAGACAATCTATCTTACTAGCTATTTCTATCTCTTTTGGTAGATGCTCTAAATATTCATATTTTAATTTAGTTAGTGGTAACTTACAATCTATGTTATGTTTCTTTCCTTCATGCCAATATACTGCGTGTCTCGTTCCAGATGCACCTGAGTATGTAGTAGGTATTGCTATTATTTGATATCTACATAAAATCTTAGCAGTATCTATCACAGAACCCCCTCCAATAGCTATGACCTCATCATATAGATTTCTCTTCTGGACTATTCTTATATCTGGTGGATGCTCTACTATATATATTTTATCATATTTCCAATCATCTGCATATTTCCTAGTTGAAGGGCTTACAACCATTAATCTCATTATAAAACCTCTCAGTTATATCTTTATGTTTCATATCTATTCTAGGTGGTATATCTTTATCATCTTTCTTTATTTTTATTACACTACAGTTACATAGGTCAGTAAAATTAATAGCATCACTACAAGTTTTCTGTCCACCTGTACTTTGATATTGATTATTATCTAATATACATAATGTAAGATTTGGTAAATCTAACTTATTCATTAATGTTAATGTACCTAAACTCATTAATACCTCTCCATCACCAGCTATTACTAATACTTCTCTATTGGTATGTAGAGCTAATCCTATTCCAAATCCCAATGCAGATCCCATGGAACCCATCATATAGAAGTTAGCTGGTCTGTCACATACTCTATATAATTCTCTACTTATCATTCCTGCAGATGAAACTACCAGTTCATCATCAAATCTTTTTGATAAAAGTTCTACGATTTCTCTTCTTGATTTTAATGAATTTGTAATTATCATATTCAAGTAATTCTAATAAATATTTGGATATCTTATACATAAACTTATGATGTGCAGGATCTTTCCTCAAACTTATAATCAAGTGAGGTAGTGGTATATTATAAGGCTTATATAGACTAGTTACTATATCTACTATATTACCTATTCCACTATTTTGCATATACACTTCTGGTTTCTTACCTGCAAACCATGCTCCAGCTGCGATAGCCATAGCTTCTCCTTCACTAGTGCATGGTACATCTACATCTTTAATAAATTCCTTTAATTTAGAGCAAGGAATTCCATACTTAATCTTCTTCATCTTTATATGGAGACGGCACTCTAATTATTTCATCTCCCTTATATCCACAATGTGAGCATCTCCAGAACCAAATTAGAAAATTATCTTTTTCTATATTGCCCCATTCTAGACCACTCTTACATCTTGGACAAATATATTCTTCACCAGCCATAAAATTTCTCTGGGTTTGCTTTAGCTATTCTATACATTCTTTCATATCCTAGATGTGGGGATTGATTCTTTCTGTTTGGGAATGGAATTCCTTCTATAATAGGTTTATCTAAGAATTTACACAATATTTTCCATGTATCTTTTGACCCAGGTTTATAATTATTCCATTCTATTTCCAAGAAATCTTCCCTATCTTTAAAATATTCCTTTACATTCTTATTATGATTTCTATACAATTCCAACATATCTTCTTTGTGTGTAGCTAAATATTTAAATCCGTATTCTTCATAATTTCTTTTATCTACTTTTGCTCGTCTTTCTATTGTCTTGGACCTCATGTTTTGATATAGGATATCAATTATCCATTCTTCCTCTGGACGCTCTACAAATACGAATTTTGAATTTGGATATTTTTTATCAAATTCTTTGTAAATATACGGCCATGGATAATCTTCAAATGCATCATAATTATTTGCTACTTTCCATAATTCTTCATAATTACCTTCATTCCAATCTATTACTAATTTTCCTACATTTTCTATGACTCTATATCCAAGAATTTGTAGAGCTGTACCAAATGCTGAAGTTCCAGTTTTACCCATTCCTACATATAATACTTTTTCTATATTATCACCTCACATCCTTTTACTGTTGGATATCATTCATATATCTGCAATTTTAATACATCTTCAATTGATTTTAAATCTTTTTCAAAGAATTCTACATTATTTCTTATTTTGTTATCATCCCAATCCCACCATTTTAATTTTAAGAGATATTTTCTAATATCCTCATTAAATCTATATTTTATACGCTTAGCTGGTACTCCTCCAACTATTGAATAGTGATCTATGTCTTTAGTTACTACTGCTCCAGCTCCTATTACAGCTCCATTACCTATAGTTACTCCTTCTAGAATTATTACTCTAGTTCCTATCCACACATCATTTCCTATATTAACTGCTTTTTTACTATTTCTTAAACCTCGATTACCTATGATTGTGTCATATAAAGCTCTACTTATAGAAGGTTGTTTGGTATTATAATTAACTGTTTGAAATATAACTTCTCTAGCTATATTACAATATTTACCTATATTTATCTCTCCACCATAAAATTCACACCCTTCATTAACTATACTTCCGTGATCTAGATAAACATTTCCCTTAACTTTAGTATTTATATTACTAACTCCAGTATGTCCTCTAACAAAAAACTTACCTTTGCCTCTCATATAAATTTGTTTGTATCCTTCTTTCATACTTTATCCTTATGTCTAAATACAACATATCTTCTATATTTATCTATCAATCTCTTTTGCTCATATCTTAAATCTTCATTTGATAAAGTCTTTGTGTTCACCCAATTATTATTGTATTCATCAAAGGTTGACCAATCCCAATCTTTCATCAAATCATGATCATAATATTCGTTATTAGGGAACGGTGATAATAAAGCAAATCCTACCATATCTGGCTCTAATTCATCACATAATTCTTCTGTCATTTTTATATCTTCAATTGTTTCATTTGGCATTCCTAATAAAAAATAAGCTCTAGTTTTAATACCATACTCTTTAGTTAATTTGAATGCATCCCTTATCTTATCTACATTTGTATGTTTATTCATATCCTTTAGTATTCTAGGAGATCCACTCTCTACTCCATACCATAATTCTGTACAGTTAGCTTTATATAGATGTTCCAATAAATCTCTGTTTATGGTATTAACGTGAGCATTAGCACCAAAAGGTATATTAATATTTCTTTTAATCTTCTCATTACAGAATTCTTTTACCTTACCTCTATTTAAGGTAAAGGTATCATCTGCAAACTTTATAAAATCTATATTCCACTTATTTACGGTATATTCAAATTCATCTAAAACATTAATTGGAGATCTTATTCTAGCTTTACTACCCCATAAAAATCTACTACAACAAAAGCTACAATTAAATGGACATCCTCTACTACTAAATATAGATGTTATTCTCTTACCTCCATCATTATAAGCTTGTTGTATATTCCTCTCATTCTTGATAGTATCCCTATCAGGATAAGGTAAGTTATCTAAATTCTTAATAGATCTAGAATTAACTATAGTATTTCTACTTTGTCTATTTTCTAATATATTTCTAACTATCCTATAGAAGGATAACTCTCCCTCTCCCTCTATGACTATGTCTACATCTTTCTCTCTTATAACATCTTTAGGTAGACATGTAGGATGTATTCCTCCCATAACTATCCAATTATTTTCACTTCTTAATTTCTTAGATAAATCAAGAGCATGTTTAAATTGTGGACTAGTGCATCCGAATCCTATTATATCAGAATCTTCTGCTCCTCTTAATATGGTTTTATCACTATCATAAAAACCTGAATAGAAATTTATATCTAAATCTTCTTTAATATATTTTCTCAAAGTAGATATTATATATCCTATACCAAGTGCTTCCCATGTATGTCCTTTATATCCAACATTAGGTTGTATAAATGTTATTTTCATTTAGCCTCTATTAATTTCCACCCATTTCTTGTGGCCCATCTAACATATCCAGTTCTGTTTATCCAGTGCTCTTGTCTTCTCCAAGATGCAGTTGCATCATCATCTTTATTAGGCATTATTTCTTTTTTATACATTGGTAACATCCCTTCTTCTGGTGGATGTGGGGTATAAACTTTGCAGTTACCATATTTCTGTATTGTGTATGCAAAGTGCATATCCGATATAGCTACATAGGTAGGAGGTTTCTCTCTTAGAAAATGTTGTGTATAACTATTTGGATAAAAAGATACTCCTCCACCAAAATCTACTAGTTCTAACTCTCCATTCCTTACTTTACTTGATATTCTAGTATTAGGAAGATAAGATTTCTTACTACTTAATCTAACTCCTCTCTGTACATACCATCCTTGAGTCTCTTCTTGCTTCTTAATAGCCCACTCTACAAATTTAGGACCTGGAGGTCTATCATCATCTATGGCTAATATATAATCAGACTTAGTTAGATGTCCTAACATTATAAAGGCTATAGTTTCAAACCTATTAGTATTACTATTAATAATATCTATCTTTAGCTCATCATCTTTTATATGTATATCCTTACCATCTTCAGTACAATTATTATTCCATATCATTACCCTCTCTATAGGATATGTAAATTCTTTTATTCTCTTTATTAGAATAGGAATATTATCTGGTCTTCTATAAGATGGTATTAGGATTGTTACTGATTTCATTCTACCTCATCTAACAGTTTTCTTATATACTTCTTATCTCCCTTAAAGAACATATCTTCTTTATATCCACCATTATCTATATCTCTTTCTATAACTAATAAGTCATCTATTTCCTTTATAGCTGATATTTCATCATCATATAGAATTTCTTCATATATTTTTTCACCTGGTCTTATACCTATTCTCTCTATCTTAACGGTCTTATCTTTAGAATATTTATCTATAAGAGCATCAATTATATCTCCAGTTTTGATGATGGGCATTCTCTTTAGGAATATCTCATCTCCTTTAGATAAATATAATCCCTTAATAACTATCTCTGCAGCCTGGACTGGTTTTAAATAGAATCTGGTCATCTTTAGATCTGTTATAGTTATAGGTTCTCTCTCTTGTATTTGTTCCTTAACTATAGGAACTACGGATCTATTGGAGAATAAGACATTACCGAATCTAGTTACTGAGAATATTGTATTCTTATATTTCTTGCTAGCTAATCTAGTTAGATATTCTCCTATTAGTTTAGTCATTCCATAATAACTAATAGGATTTACAGCTTTATCTGAACTTAGATATATAAATTTCTTAATATCATATTTACCACTACATTTTATAACATTTTTTGTTCCATTTATATTAGTATCATATACCATATCTCTAAATTCTTCTGCTTCTGGAACAAATTTATATGCAGCAGCATGTATTACATAATCTACATTATAAAATAAATCATCTAACTCATTTAAATTTCTAATATCTACATGTTCTAAATTAAATTTAGACCAGTTATCATAGAAATCTTCTTTAAATTCCAATAATTCACCTATATCATTGGATATTATTTTGATTAATTTTATGTCATACTTTAATAAATTTCTACATATTTCTTTACCTATAGATCCACTTCCACCTGTTATTAGAATGATTTTGTTTTTATAAAAATCTTCTATTTCCATTTTAAATCTTTAATATTATACATTGGTACATCCATAAACTTATTCCAATTAGGATCCAATTCTCCTTTGTTGTGATTATGCCACATCTTATATCTTCTAAGTTGAATTTTAGAGGGTTTCCAAGAATTAGCTCTTATATGTTTAACTCTAAATATATTTCTCATCATAATATCATCTCTAATTTGTGGTTTAGGAGCAGGATCATCTATTTCATATATATAATTTTGTGATGCAACTCTTTTGTATTTACTTATCATGGCTAATCTATTACCAGCATCCATATCAATACCGGCTAGGGCTCCATCGTATAACTCATCATATCCATTAATTTCTAACATTTCTTCCATTGATACTGTAGCTGAACATGTCCAAAACATATTCATTGGTATCACTGGGTGTATTTCATCAGTAAATGTTAAAGGCTTATGTTCTCCTCTCCATCCATCCTTTATGAATTCTACCTTTCTAGGGCCTAATTTCTGTTCCTTTTCATAATTATACTTGTCCTTATCGTATTTAATACACCTAAAGGATCTTCCCGTCATATATTTACCTTCTTTCCATAGGTTCCATATCTCCTCTAGTATATATTTATTGAATATGATTAAATCATCTATATGCCATATAAGTTCTCCATCTGCATTAATAACTCCAGTATTCTTATTATTTGCTACTGTTTGATATTGTGGACCTAATTTATGCCATATAGAAGGTTTTTCCTTAACTAGCTTTATTGGAAAATTACATTCCTTCTGATATTCTCTTACGAGTTCTTCTGCATCTTCTGGATATCTATGGCTGATGATCAATTCAAAATCCTTAAATGTTTGGCTCTCCAAACAATTAAGGGTAGGCTCCAGTATATGTTTAGCATTGAACAAATTCCATCCAGCTAATTCTATAAATTCATCTGTGAATATTGAGTTATAATCATCAGTTTCTTCTAAACCTTTCTGTATTTCATTCATTTTATGTATAACATTTTTATTTAATCTGTTTGTAGTTAGTATAACACTAATTTTATGCATATAATCCTTCCTTAAGTTGTTTGTAATTATTATAAATTTTATCCTTATATTTACTATACTCTTCAGATACTTCTATGATTTCCTTTATTCCATCATCTATACTATACTTATACCTTATACCTAACTCTTTCATTAATTTAAGAGAATTTATTATATAGTCTCTCTTATCTAACATATCTTCTTTTGTTCTTATATCACAATCTGGTATAATGCTCTTTATCTTTTCACCTATTGTACGGATATCTTCACTCTCTGAAGATATATTGTAGGTTTTACCCTTAATCACATTTATTGGAGCTTCTATACACTTCTTATATATAAGAGCTGCATCCTTTACATGACAGAATCCTCTATATTGATTTCCTCCATATATAGTTATCTCCTTATCTATACAACCCTTTATTGATAGAAGATTGATAACCAAATCAAATCTCATCCTATCTGATAAGCCATATAAAGTGCCCATCCTTAATATTATTGGTGAGAAGTTTTCATCTGATAACTCCAATATCCCCTTTTCTGATTCTAGTTTCATTCTTGCATAAAGAGATACTGGATTTAACTCAGATTTCTCATCTAATAAACGGTTGTGCTTACTTGCTCCATATACACTACAGGTTGATGCAAATATAAATCTATTTATTTGACTATACTTACAAATCTCTGCAATCATCTTTGATGCTAAGTAGTTAATCTCTATTGTTTCTTCTGGATTTAAAGAGGATGCTTCATCTCCAACTATAGCTGCTAGATGAATAACAGCATCCACACTCTTGGTAGCTTCTATCAAATCCTTTAGGTTTCTTATGTCTCCCAATATAAATTTAAAGTTCGGATTGTTCTCTATTTTCTCTATACCTGATCTACCATAAGTTAGGTTATCCAAAACCTTAACCTTATAACCTGCATCCAATAATATCTTAGAAAGAACTGACCCTAAGTATCCTGCTCCACCTATTATTAAAATATTTTTTATTATATTATTTTCCTTATACCCATCCTCTAATTTTCCTTGATAACCCTTTTCTGATATGAATATTACATCAATTATCTTATCTTCCTCATCTATTATAGGTATAGCTAAAACTCCTCTCTCAGGTAATTTCTTCCTTACATTTTTCTTGTTTAATATATTCTCTATAGTTAATTTATTCCATCCCCTTCTTAGGAATATAGGTTTCTTATTTATGATATCAACTATATTATCTTCAACTGTGTGACCTTTTAGAATAGCACTCCTAATATCTCCATCTGTCACAGATCCAATCAATTTATTGTTTTCAGTTATAAATAATATACCATAACCCATTATATCTAACTTCTTCATTATACCCTTTAGGTTGTTTGATTTGTCTGCTATTATAGAATTCAATTTCATTTATAATATTCCTTTATTTTATCTGCTACATAATCTACTTCTTTAAATGTTAGGGATGGATATAAAGGTATATTTAATATCCTTTTAGAGATTTTTTCTGTTACTGGAAGTTTAATCCTTTTATCATAATATAGTGGAGTCAAATGTACAGGTGGATCAAAATAAGGTTTTGTTGATATTCCATTATCTAATAAATATTTCATTAGATTATCTCTATCATTCACTTCTATTGGCATCATTTGAAAGACATGATGAAAATATGGATTTATTGGAGGTCTATTAATGTTTATATATCTATGTAATTTATGGATGTATCTTTCAGCTAACTTTCTTCTTTTATTAGAATATATGTAAATATCCTTAAGTTGAGAAATAGCCAAAGCTGCACATATGGTTGGCATTCTAAAGTTATATCCTAGATATATATATTCATCATCTTTTCTTCCATGTGACCTTATTAATTTTAATTTTTCATATATCTTATCATCATCTAATACTAGTAATCCTCCCTCTCCTGAAGTTATTACTTTAGTCTGACATAGACTATACATTCCACAATTTCCGAAGGAACCAGTATGGTCTCCATATATTCTAGCACCCATGGATTCTGCTGCATCTTCAAAGAATAATAACTTATGATCTTCTGCTAAATCTTTTAGAGCCTTTGTATAATATGCTGGACAACCTGCATAGTGAACTACAGTTATGGCTTTAGTTTTAGTAGTTATTTTTTCCTTTACTGATTCTATATCTAAACCATAAGTTTTATCCTCTATATCAGCAAAGACTGGTTTGGCACCAACAAATGCTACTGAGTTTGCTGTTGAAATAAAGGTAAAGGAAGGTACTATCACTTCATCTCCTTGCTTTATATCATATGCTAACATCATAGCATGTAATGCAGCAGTTCCATTACAAAATGCCAAGCAATGTTTCCTACCTGAAAAGTCTGCTACTCTTTTTTCTAAATCTTCTATTTCTGGACCGACTGCCCAGAAATTTCCTCTTTTTATAACTGATGTTATTGATGATATGTCTTCCTTACTCCAAATCATTTTATAGAGTGGTACATTCATTCAGCCTTTCCTCCATTTATAAGTGCCTCAAGTATATTTTTCTTTCTTTCCCAAGAGAATTTCCTCCTCTCGAAGATATTTCTATTCCAATATTTCTCTACTATTGTCCAGAACTCTTTATGAGTATAACCAGTAAAGTCTAACCAATCATCTAGTATTTTCTGATCTAGTTTATGGTCATTATTCAATACTAATTTAACTGCAGTATCCCTATCGATATATCCATTCCATATCCAATAACAAGCTACATCGGTTGCTCTAGAGAAACCTAATTTTGGATATTTTAACCAAGAGTTCAATAAGTATCCTGGAGTATCTATTGCATCATAGTCCTCTATGTAACCTGATCTTTTCCATTCATTAGATAAATCCTTGAAACCGAATTTCTCTGCAAGTTTGTGGTTAGTTCTTCCATCCCATGGTATAAAGTAACTTAAATATATAGGATCGAGTTTAGCATTATCTATATCCTTCTTTGTGGGATATTTGAGTGCATTCAAATCTTTTTCATTTATCCCCTTACTCTTCCAATATTTTAAATCTAGTGGTGTAGCTACAGTGTTATATATTTGTTCTTTAGCTGAATAAGTATCCTTATTCTGTACTCCTCCATACATAAAGCTAACATCCTCTCCATACACAACTAGTGAGATATTATAATTAATTGCTACTCTTAAAGGAACTACATAAAGAGCTAAATCTAGTGGCATAGCACCAAAACAACTCTCTTCAAATGCAATTCTTGTCATTTTTCTGGCTACATCTCTATTTAGATTGATAGATATAACATCACATCCAAATACATCGCTCATATTATTAAAGTTATGTAGTCCTGCTTTAGTCCATCCAAAGTATGTAGCTACATTTACCAATAAGGGATTCATCCCTAATACTTCCTTCATTATATAAATCTGGTAATAGCTATCCTTTCCGCCACTTACTCCAATTACACAATCATAATACCCATCATCTCTTCTATATTTATTACATAACTTAACTAATTCCTTCCATCTCTTATTCCAATCTATGGTTTTTCTATAGTCGTTAGACTTACAGGCAGAGCATATTCCATCTTCTCCTATAACTACTCCTGGTTTAGTGTTAGGTAATACACATTTCTTACAATACTTTATCATATTTCTCTCCACTCATTATCTATAACATCAAATAGGATAGTTTTATCTCCACTTCCTCTGATTATACTTCTGGCTCTAACTTTAATGTTTGCTGGTATATTTGAGTTTGGTAATATAAGAGTATATGCTCCTATCACGGTATTGTCTCCTATACTTATTTTTCCATTGATTCCACTCTCAGTATCTTCTGATATAATGGAACAATGAGGACCCATCTGAACATTATCTCCTATTTCTATAATATATTTAGCATTCATATGTGTAAAGTTCCCTATATCAATATTTTTACCCAATTTTAAATTATCTGAATGTAAACATCTCCATCCATATTTTTTTCCTATTGGACATGATTTCCATCCTGAATCCTCATATGCCCAACCATCTTCATCAAATATAGGGTTTTTCCAATTTTTAAATCTATTCATCAATCAAATCAGCTTCCCATATTATTAACTTTTTACCATCTTTCTCTATATATGCTCCTCTATATGGATAACTTAAAGCTCTAATTTTTTTATAAATATCATCTATATCATCATCTAGATTTATTTTATTATCTTTTAATTTAGGTTTATCAAAATAAATAGCTTTATTCTTATCCTGGGGTATCCTAGGAGCAGTTCCATTCAATATTTTTGGTATATATTTTTTAATAAGTTCTTGACCACATTCTATCACATAACTATATACATCAGAGGAATCGCTATTCTCTCCTAAAGTGAAAGTGGATTGTCCTATTATATCTCCGGAGTCCATTTCTTCATTTATGTAGAACATAGTAACTCCAGATTCAGTAATATCATTTAATATAGTATTTATTATGGGAGCTGGACCTCTACCGAATGGTAATAATGTAGGATGGAATCCTATAAAGGTATATTTATCTAGTAGTTTCTTATCTATTATCTGTCTCCAACCAGCTACTATAATTATATCAGGTTTTAATCTGTCTAGTAATTCTTCCTGCTCATTTATATTATCTATTTTATATAAAGGTAATTCAAATACCTCAAAGTTATTATTAATATCATACATAATTGTTTTAGATTCAGATGATAAAGTTATTATGGCATCTACTATTCTACCCTTATACATTCTAGTTAGAGTCTGCAATAAATGCCATCCGAAGTCATTAGCTGATAACCATACTATTTTCATATTATCTCCCTAATTAATTTAAATCCTTCTGCATATGATGTATTAATTTCAGATCCTCTTTTTCTTGCTAGTGCAGTTATTCCACTTATTGATCTTGGATGTGGATGCTCCTTTAATTCACTACTATAGCATTCCATGGCTTGTAATTTCTTTTTTATAAATTTGGATATATCTACGTATACATTTGGTGTAAATCCATAGAGTCCCCACTCAGTCTCTGATAATGTCTCATACATAAATACTTTCTTTATATCACATCTATCAGGTCTAGAGGCAACCAATGAGCATTCTGAAATTTTTATATGATCTTGATGTAAATCTCCATTATATGGTATATATAGAATATCAGGTTTAATATCTTTAATTACTTCTGATATTTTATCTATAAGAGTAGAATAATCTATATATTTAGTTAAATCAGTTGTTGGTAATCCAAGTGATATAGAACTACTTATACCAAGAGTTTTACAGGATTTTAATATTTCATTCTCTCTGTTATTTATATAATCAATAGACCACTTAGGTTGATGAGGTTTACTAACTATACATAGATTTATCTCTTGTCCTTCATTACTATATCTAGCTATAGTTCCACCACATCCTAAAACTTCATCATCTCCATGTGGAGCTATAATTAAGATTTTCATAATATCTCTCTAATAAATTTTATTACATTATCACTAGCATGCTTAATAGACATATCAGCTACTTTACTTTCTCTATCTTTATTTCTTTTTCCTATAGATATAATCTGATCTGGCTTTATTAAGAAATGAGCTTCATAGTATTGACATGAGGAATTTGTAATAAATCTATTACAATCCTTTAATAATCTAAGAAATTCTGGTCTAGGTAAGTTATAATGAGTAACCATATTCTCTAGTAAATCTGAATATTTATCTCCATTAGGTTCTATCCAAATATAGTTAAAGTCTCTAATCTTTTCGATATTTTCTATCTCTTTTAAGATATTCTCTTCCGATTCTCTAGTAACTGGATTATATAATATAAGATCATAATCTCCTTTCTTTACTCCATACTCTTTTGTTATATCAATTTCTTCATCCACTTCTAGATTATCTAACATTATATTACCTATTGTTATAACACAATATTTTTTATCAACACTTTTACAAAGGTCCTTCACTCTTTGCTTTGCTTTATTATTTGTACATAACTGAAAATCACTCATTAGTGTTATAGCATGTCTATATACATCATCATGTAATTCAAAGCTAGACTTCTCACCTGCCCATAGATGAATTATTTTTTTATTCTCTCTATATCTTTCCAAAACAAAGTCAAATGTTTCTTTTCTATCCCCAACAGCTAGTATATAATCTGATTTCTCATAATCATCAGTATACATATCTTCACTTATTAACTTATCAACTAATTTGCTAATAGCTCCATTAGAAGCACGATTAAATGATGCTACAAAGATCTTAGGCATTTAACCATCCTACCAAATTGCTCTGGATTTATAGATACCAACTTATCAGGAGTATTCATATTATGAGTTAATGTTATATGTTTCTCAACTACTGAGTATTTTCTATCATAATATAAACCTCTAGTGTGATCTGATATACCTACATTATATCCCAATTTTTCTAATTCCTCTACTCTTTCTAGATGTGAATTAAAACAAGGATATTTACTAACACAATGTAATAATGTTACATTAGCATCAGGAATATATGATAATGCTTTCTCTATTTCTTCTAAAGTTGCCATCCCATCTTTGTGGATTAGACTTCCAGTACTTAGTAAGATAGGCTTATCTTTACTAGCTACCTCTCTTAAGAAGTTTATATTTCCTAAGTATGTACTAGCTATCTTATACATAGGTACTAAATCATCTAACATATGTATAGATTCAAAGGTATGAGGAGTACATAAAAAGGTTATATTTTTCTTATCACAATATTCTTTTAAATCTCTAAAATCTTTATCAAATAACCAATATTTTTGAAGATTCCTAATATGATAAATTCTCTGAAATTTTATTGCATCGGCATCTGCATCTTTAGCTGCATCAACTAATTTCTTAGCTATTTCTACATCTCCATTATGATTTATTCCAGCTTCAGCTATTATTATCATTTTCTACTATCACTACCTTTAAATTATATAATAAATTTAACCCATTAAATAACATTCTCTTATTATTACAATAAACTGTCCAAGCTCTAATGGAATCTTTACTCTCTTTTATATCAAATGGCATTATATGTTCTCTATGTTTGATTTTATATCCATTTTTTCCTAAAAAATTTTCTATAAAAGATATAGGAAATAGATTATATCCAGATTGCCAATATTCCTTATTTTTAGTTCTAAATTTTAATTTAACTTCTATATCATAGTCATTAAATATTGATACTAATATTAATATTCCATTATACTTAAGATGTTTTAAAACATTTTTTAAAACTAATTTATAATCTTCAAATATAGTTAGAACTCCAACCATAGTTATTACATCAAATTTTTTATTTAAATTAAATTTTTTTACATCATCCACAAAAAATTCTATATTTTCCTTACTAAATCTTTCTTTAGCATTATTTATTAAGTTATCACTATTATCAAATGCATACAATTTATTTCTAATATTTAAACTTCTTTGTAGATAAACTGGTAATTCTCCAGATGCTGTACCTATATCTAATATATCTATATATTCACTGTCATATCTTTTCTCTACAATATTTCTTATTTCCTTGTATATCTCTTTTATCATAAAGTTATCTCCCTCCTTTTTATAAATATAATCATTATCTATCATTTCTATCATTTTTACTCTCCATATAGTATCTAGCTAGCCTAAAATCTTCATATGTATCTATATCTAATGAAGATTCTCTATCCATTAAAATAAATCCCATATTTTTTGTATAAATCTTATCCTTAAATACATATACTGCACCATTTGGATAATATACATATGGAGCGATTTCTTTTACTGAGATAACTGATTCAAAGCTACCTTTTATATAAGTTTCTATACATTTATCTATATGCTTAGCTTTTCTTAAAGGAGATGTTGGTTGTAATAATACATAAAAATCTGGTTTGTGATCATGAGGTATCCATAAATCTAAGTCATCAACAACTTCTTGTGATGTAGCTGTATCTGTAGCTAACTCTCTAGGTCTATCTCTTTCCTTTAATCCATATTTCTTACCTATCTTTAATACTACTGGATCATCAGATGATATAAATATATCATTTATATATTTAGATTTCTTAGCTTCTTCTATGGCATATTCAATTAAGGTCTTATTATTTATAGTTCTTATATTCTTATGTGGTAATCTTTTTGATCCCTTTCTAGCTGGTATAATTCCGTATATTTTCATATTAAAAATTATGTGCTGGATAGCAATCCTTACATAATGTTAGAGCTCTGTGATTCATATTATCTAGTAAGGCTCTAATCCCATCCAACTGTGGATTATTATTCCATATATCATATAAGGAATTTTTATGTATATTTCCTATAGTTAATAAATTATCATAATCTCCACAACATGCTGTTACCTTTCCATCCCAATCTACACTTAATTTTCTATGAACCTCAGTACAAGGTATATGACATCTCTTAGTTGTTTGATCTAACCTTTCCCAGTTTGTCTTACCTACACTTACTTCATCTACTATTTTAGACCATTTATTTAAGAATCTATTTTTTCCTTTAATATCATCAGCTGTAGTTGTTATATGTATATAGGGTTTATCTCTATCTCTTCTCATTTCTACTAATTTCTTTATATTAGCTTCAAGTATATCATATGGAGCTCCTCTAATGTATTCATACTCCTTTTTGTTTAATCCTTGCATTGAAAATATGATTGAATCTAATTTCATATCAATTATTGCTCTCATATTAGATTCTGATATAACTAATCCATTATTTGTTATATGTAATAAGTGATCAGATGATTTTATCAAATTTGAGAAATCTATTATATGAGGATGTAAGAAAGGCTCTCCCCATCTAATAAATCTAATACCGACATCTTTTCCCTTAATTTGTTTTAATATTAAGTTAAATGTCTCTCTAGACATAAATCCTTTATCTCTCTTCATTATATTTCTAGAGCACATTTTACACATTAAGTTACAATGATTAGTTAATTCTACATCTATTATAAGAGGAAAATCTCTACTCTTACTTAAATCATCATCGTAATATTTCCTAAAAGGATTATCTCTACTCATTAATCTCCACCACTTAAAGTGAATATTTCACCTGATGAAAAACTTCCATAATCTGATGCTAGGAATTCTATCATTCCAGCTATCTCTTCTGGTTTACCTGCTCTACCTAGGGGTATCATCTTAATTCGTTTTTCTTTATCTCTATCAGTTCTTCCAAGCTTATCATGTATTGGAGTATCAGTATATCCAGGTCTTATACAATTAACTAATATATTATGTTTAACTCCTTCTTTTGCAAATCTAAGAGACATAGATTCTATTCCTATTTTTGATACTGCATAATGTACTGTATTAGGACTTCCCCCATACTTAACTGATATGGAGCTCAAATTAATTATCTTACCTCCACCATTATTCATCATAAATGTGTATGCATCTCTCATAAGAAAGTATGTAGCGAATAAGTTAAGATTTAACATCTCTATGAAATCTGATTTTTCTAGATTTAGAAAATTTCTTGAAGAAATTGTTCCTGCATTGTTAACTAGTATATCTATTTTACCATAGTGATTTATAAACCTACTAACTAGAGATTTGACAAATCTCTCATCTGTAAGATCTCCTTTAAAGATTTTACATTTATCTCCTTCTAAATGCTTGATTTTATCTATATTAGAGTTACAACACACTCCAACATAAGCTCCATCCTTAAGAAACATCTTAACTGCTTCTAGACCTATTCCAGAGCTTCCTCCAGTTATTAATACTCTCTTATTATTTATTCCCCTCATAGTATTTAACCCAGTTTTCAAAGTTTTCACTACCTATTAGAACTCCCTTAACATCACATTCTTTACAAGGTATTATATTTCTATCCTTTTTATATAGAGATCTTCTTATTTTATCCAAACTATCTCCATTCCATATTTCAAATATGTGACTATTTTCTATGGATCCAACTATAACTTGTTTTCTCCAATCATGTGGACAACATATAACATCTCCATTATAATCTATCATAACCTGATAGAATGGATAATAGCAACTTCTTTTAAGTGGTTTTTTCAATGGAGAGACATTTGTATTATCTATAGATATCATTCCAGCTCTATTAGATAATATTATCCCAAAGTTTTCTTCTACTGTATAATATCTTTTTCTTAATTTTATATTATCTTCTTTTAATTTTAACTTACTTTTTATATCATTAAAGTGTTTTACTTGAAATTCTCCATCGTATAAACTAATAAGTAATGTATCTAAACCTTTATCCATTAGTGATTTTATTTTATGTTCTGTTGCAAAGTCTCCATTAGTTATTATTTCTAAATGAGTATTTGGATTATACTTTTTAGTTAAATATATTAACTCTTCTAACTCTGGATGTAATAGAGGCTCTGAAAATCCAGAGAATAAAATAGTTCCATTAAAATTTATTCCTTTAAGATCTTCCATCAATTTTTCGTAGAGTTTTACATCCATATATTCATCTTTATTACCATATAACTCTTCATTATATCTTGGACAAAACTTACATTTTCTATTACATAGTCCAAGTATATTTATTTCTACTAATGAAAACATAGGTACATTCTTGTATTTAGATATGTAATTACTTAAAAGTTTATCTTTTCTATTTAAATTAGTATCTATAGTCATTCTCCATCTCCTTTATAAGCTCTATACTATTTTCTGATGCTATATTCCTTATATTATTTCTAATATTAGATCTTTCACTTGAGTCTATATTTCTAGGACATTTTTCTTTCTTTAGAATTCTCTTATATCTTTTATGTATATCTCTACCAATAAATTTTTCTAACTCATTACAGATTGGATATGGATTAGTAATAAAACTATCAAAATCTATAAAGTAAACTTTTTGTTTATCTTTATTGTTTAAATTATTATAAGCTTGCATATCGCTTTTCTCTAAATTATAAACCATCTTCACTACTCTATCTATAGGTTTCATCTTAAGATAATCTACTTCCCAATCAATAGCATATATAGGTATTGTGTATCCCTTCCAATCGTATGTTAATTCTATTGTAGATGGATCTACTCCTATTCTATCTCCAAATCCTCTCTTGTAAATAGCATTAATCACATCTAATGGGTTTCTCTTTATATAAATCAGTTTTAATCTTTTATCAAATGATTTCAATAGAATATTTATATCAGTTAAAGCATTTGCTTTCATATTTTGAAATATTGGTTTATTATTTATTATTTCTTCATTTATCTTTTCTCTTTCTCCTCTGAATATCCTTTTTATATAATCTAAAGGATAAGGATACTTAGTGAAAGAAGTACCGTCAGTTAATCTAAAGTTTATATCTCTTCCTATATACAATTCATATAATCTTCTATCTGTTTCTGATTTTAATAAAGTTATAGCTACATCCTCACTAATTTTTCCTAATCTATAAAGAGATAATATATAATAGAAAGAGTAATCTTCTTTGGATTTTTCAACTCCTTTATAACACTCTAGCAATCTAGATAATATTATCTTTCCTGAACTACAATGTCCATCAATAAATATTACATCTGATGGATATGTGTTATTTCTTATTAAATTTATATTATTCATCCATGATTCCTTTGTATGTTAACTTATTATCTATATACAATTTACTATTTTTAGATGTTATATATATTCCATCCATTCCTTCTTCTCTTATCTCTTGGTCCATCCATTGAATTGTATCTGACATTCCTCTTATTATTCTATTATGCCATTCAGGTCTAGGCCATGGTGTATCTGTTATGTGAGTTTTATTAGGATCCAATCTATTATTATTTTTCATTCTAAATTCCAGATCAGATAATCTATTCTTTAAAATTACATTTTCGAATACTTCTCTAACTTTATCATGTTTTATCCATTTTTCTGTATCTTCATAGAAATCCCTTTGACAATTTAAATCTATTCCTATTAATCTAATTTCTGTAGCACCTAGTATCAATGCACAATTTATAGCTGCTGATAGAGAACCTCTAAATCTAAATAGAGGTTGATTAAAATTATGAGCTCTACATTGTTTAAATGTATGAGGAGGATCTCTTTCATCTGTAAACCATGGAGTTCTACTTGGATAGAACCAAGCATTTCTTCTATAAATTGGAATAATCTTCTTAAAACCCTTCTTTATAGCATACTCTATATCTTCTGGGTAATATAAGAGTAAAGTTGTATCAAAATTTTTATATAGAGATAGTATATCTAATTTGATATCAAACGTTCTTTCCTTCTTATTGTAAATACTATCTATATTAGAGTTTGGTCTTTCATATGTCATAAAGTATTTAGTTGGTATACCACAATAAGGCCAACCACCAAAAGATAATGTATTTTTATCTTTGAGATATTCCCACTCTTCTTCTGTTATTTCATCTACTGATGGACCTGTGCCCATCACATAAAATATGTTGCTCATATGAAGTTTTTATGTTCAGGTGGATGTAACAATTTCCATACATACTCATTTATGGAGTGAGTCCTACAATCAGAATAACAAAACTTGTGGCAATCTATATTAGCATGTCTCTTTATTACTTCCTTATATCTATCACTATGGAGTATATCAGTTAGTGAGTCTTTCATTAAGTCTCCTATTAGAAACTTATCCCACCATTCCTTCTCAAAGAACATACCACAGCCAAACACCTTACCATCACCACTAGTATATAATAAGAACGGAACTCCCATACAGTGATCATATTCTCTCTTACCTTCTCCCATTATATGACTCCATTTCGCTATTACATTGTACTTTCCTTCACTCTGAGCTTCTGCCTCCTCTAGTATATCTGAAAAACTACTATAATTACCTAACTTATCGTATATCCCCAATCTGTTATCTCTTGTATCACTACATTGTTTTATGACATGATAATCAACACCTAACTCCTTTCCTAGCTTTGCTAGTGGAACCATTTCTTCTGCATCTCTTGGTGTTAGAACAGATTGTAATCCTATTGTTACTGGTAAATCATTCTCTTCTTTCTTCTGCACACAAAATCTTATATTATTTATAACATCATCAAAAGATTTACTACCATGTAATTTCCTATATGCATCATCACTAGCTGCACTAATATTAAATCTAATCCATGTTAATCTTTCAAGTGCATCTTCTCCATCCTTCCCTCTATTAAATAATGCTCCATTAGTAGCTAGAGCCATATCCATACCAGATTTCTTACCTATTCTAATAGCATCATATACTGCTGGATTTAATAGAGGTTCTCCTTCTCCTACTAATCCCATAGATTTTACTCCTATGTCTCCGGCATCCTTTATATATTTTAATAAAGGTTTTCTAGGAAATATCTTATTATAACCCTTTTTATAGAAATTACCCTGTATAACTCCAAAGCAATAATGACATCTTATATTACATCCTTTACTTAAACCTGCATCTATATGAAGAGGTGCAATTACTTCTCCATTTAACCATTTAGAAACTCTATCTGGATGCCACATCATTTTGTTTCCATCCATTAAATATCTATCTGTCATAATCTCATCCTATATAAAATTAATATGTTCTGGTGGATGTTTCAATACCCATAGAAATTCATTTATCTCATCGTGTCTACAAGTTAATAGGCAATTCTTATGTACATCTATCTTTTCTATTTCTTTCATTATATTATTATATTTCTCACTATTTAGAATATCCTTTATAGAATTTTCTTTGATATTACCTAAGCTCTTTCTATTAAGTGCTGAAAAACCACTACAAACATATACATCTCCAGTTCCTGACATCTGTAAAATAAAGTTGCCTCCATAACAAGTATCATAAGTCTTCTTCTGTTTTTTAATTTGTTCTCTCTTTATTATTACTTCATAAGCGTCAGTTGATAAACCTTCACATTCTCTGAATGTCTCTTCTAAAACATTCTTATCTGATATTATATATTTTTTATCTATTAAATCATTGAAAGTACACTGCTTTACCATAGCGTAGTCTACTCCTAACTCCTTTCCAATTTTACAGAAATTTATAATATCATCCTTTAGAGTAGATATAAGTACCATTTGTATACCTATGGTTATAGGTAGATTATATTTTTTCTTTATATCTACACACTTTTTTATATTCTCTTTAACTTTATAAAAATTATTCTTACTGGTATTTGCTGTTTTAGCATAAGTATCTGGACTTCCAGCTACCATATTAAATCTAATAAATGTCAATGCTTCCAAAAATTCTCTAAGACCTTCTTCCTTCATCAATATTCCATTGGTTGATATTCCTATATCTAGTCCACATTCTTTGGCATTCGTAACCGCCTCATAGGCATTTGGATGTAACATGGGTTCTCCATCACCAAATACACCTATAGCCTTTATACCTATATCCTTACAATCTCTAAAGAATTTTTTTAATATATCCAATGGAATAAACTCTTTTTTAGTTTGATTATATGTAGCATATTCACAATATTTGCATCCTATATTACAATTCTTAGTAAAACTCATATCAATATATAAAGGATAAATCTTCTTACCATTCATCCAATCCTGTACTCTATCAAGATGCCAATACAATTTGTGTCCTCCTATAAGATACTTATTCTCCATAGTAGTCCTCCTTATAATCCTTTATGGCCTCTCTCCATGATCTCATCATAGATGTTTTTTCTGATAGTAATCCGGTGTTTATATTCTTTCTTCCTTTATGTGGAAAGTTTTTATATGATGAGGGTTTCACTTCTTTATTCAATCTTAGTTCCTCTACTATAGATTTCATAAATTCATATAGGGAAACCTTATCAGAATTTGATGTATGATATAATCCATACTCATAGTTCTGCTCTATAAGATCTCTAAGTTTTCTTGCAATATCCTTATTATATGTAGGAGTACTATAAACATCATCTGCTATATTTAACACTCTTCTCTTATCGCTCTTTAACATTTTCTCTACGAATTGATTATCTCTTCCATTTATACCAAATACTATAGGTAATCTTAAGATATAATATTTATCTCCTCCTTTCTTTATAAAATAATCTCCCATAGATTTTGTAATTCCATAGAGATTTAGAGGAGTTGGTAAATCAGACTCTACATATGGACCGTTATCTCCAAATACACTTTCTGTACTAAAATGTATTAATAAATAATTATATCTCCTAGATAGTTCAGTTAAGAACTTTGGATACATAGAATTTATTAATATTGCTTTCTTTGGATAATCCTCACATCTATCTATACCTTGGAAGGAGGTTGCATTTACTAATATATCTGGTTTATATTCTAACACCATTTCTTCTGTATCTTCAAAATTCTCTAGATTAAAATCCTTGCTATTTTTTCCTATAACTTCATAGTCTTCCTTAAATTCACTATAGATAGCACTTCCAACTTTTCCAGTGTATCCTAATAATAACATTCTTTTCTTATTTGTAGTCTTCATTTCTCTCTTTATTATATAACTCTATATCCTTAAACATTTTCTCAACATAATTATCAATATCCCTTCTCAACTTTACAACCTTATTTAGTTGAAATAAATCTCCAAATCTAATATTCTTATTCTTGTAATAATCTTGCCATATTTTAGTTCCTGGATATGGAGTAAACCTATTTAGGGATATATAGGTAGGCTCTATTTTATACATAAGTTTTTCAGTTTTCTTTATATCTTCTAAAGTTTCAAATGGAAATCCTACCATAATATATGCATTCCACTTTACTCCTTCTTCATTTATTAATTTGGATTTTTTTATTATCTCTTCTATAGTTATATTCTTTCTTATCTCATCTAGTATACCTTGAGAACCACTCTCTACCCCAACAAATAATCTATCTCCTCCATACTCTTTGAAGGATTTAAGCATACTCCTTGATATGGGAGGTACTCTAGTTAATGCTCTAAATTTCAGTTTATTCTTCTTCATAATATTTCCTATGGTGTGGTATCTCTTCATATTTAATATTAAATTGTCGTCTAGCACCTTAATTGAGACTCGATCTCCGAATCTGTTAGCTATATCTTGCAATTCTTCTTCAATATATTTTATACTCCTGTACTCTATCTTCTTATCTAAATTCATGGAGTTACAACAATATGTACAGGAATTATGACATCCAACAGATGTCAGTATACAGGATATATCTCTAGGAGTATATTCTTCTGAATTCACTATTAAATTTATATTGGGTCTTCTGTCAATCAAGTTTTTTATCTTAGGAACAACTTCATCAAATATCTTATTAAATTTATACTTAGGGTTGGATTGAAACATAGCTTGTACATGAGTTCCCCCTAATATTATTTTTAAATTATTTCCAAATTCCTCCCTAGCTATTTCTGCTACTCTTCTTGATGACTCTATTTTAGGTGATATAGAGGATATTCCCAATATGTCTGGAGAGTATTTCTTTATTGCATTTCTAATGTCCTTCCATATAGGTAATTTATCGTTCTCTAAATTCTTATAATACTTAGGAAAACTCCTAATTAATTCTGATCTACTTAATGTCCTACAATTATTGTCTCTGACATCTCCGTCATATATATTAACTTCATACCCTAGCTTCTTAAAGTAGGTACCCACCAAGGTTATAGTTTGTGGATAGTACCATCTATCATAACCAAATAGTTTATAGTAAGGAGGTTCAATTAGTAGGACAGATTTGCTCATACATCCCTATCCCTTCTTAAGCTTATGAAAGTAGGTTTCTTGTTGTAGTATGATTTGATTAATATTCTCTTAACTTCTTCTGAATTTTTAGGAAAACAATAACTATCTATATTCTTAAACATAGTCATATAAGTTCCGTTATTTAATAATTCATGGGTTATTCCTTGACCAGGATAGTCTGCATATCCAATTAATTTAACATTAACATTTTGTTGATCTATATCTATTTTTATTTGCTCAAAAGCTCTTTCAGTTAAGAAAGGAGTTATTGTGTATATGTAAGGCTTATAACCTTCTAATGCCATACCTGCAGCAATTCCTACCATACTTTGTTCACATAAACCTATATTAATAAATCTTTCAGGAAATTTATTTCTAAATTCATCAAATATTCTAAATCCTATATCTCCAACTATAAGTAATATATCATCATCTTTCTCTGCTAACTCTAACAGAGTTTCTGCAAATTGTCTACGCAATTAACTCACTATCCATAGGAATTCTATTGTGCCATTCTGGATTATTCTCCATTATGGAGAATCCTTTGCCCTTTATAGTATTTGCTACAATAACATTATAATATTCTTCATTTAGAGTATTAAAACAAGTAGTTATCTCATCTAAATTATGTCCATCCACAAAAGATGTTATAGCTCCAAACGATTCTAATTTATCTCCTATATCATTTAATTTTAATATATTTTTTGTATAATCCAAAGCTTGTATATTGTTTTTATCTATAATAACTACTAGATTATTTAATTTATGATGATTAGCTATTAGTAAACTTTCCCAAGTTGTTCCTTCCTGAAGCTCTCCATCACTTATTAAAACATATATTTTTCCAGCCTTATTAGTTAATTTTCTAGCCAATGCCATTCCAACTGCTATAGGCAATCCATGTCCTAAACTTCCAGTAGTTGTATGTATTCCATTTTCTATATCTAGATCTGGATGTCCCTTATATATATTAGGATTATATCCTAACTCTCTAAGAACTGCATATAAAGCTAAACACCCATGACCCTTACTAAATATAAATCTATCTTTATCTGATAGAATATTATATATAGAAATTAGGATTTCTACACATGACATAGCAGGAGCTACATGTCCATTATTAGTTTCTCTTGATAATTTTATTATCTCTTCTCTGATTTGTTTTGGGTTAATCATTTAGTACCTTTTTTATGAATGAATCTATCTTTTCATAATTTAGATATTCTTTATTACATGGATAACTACATGCAATAGCTCCAGCTACATTTCCTAAAAATGCTATTATCTCTAGAGGTGCATTTATAAAAGCTAATGGAGAGGTTAAAGATAAAAATGTATCTCCCGCTCCTATACTATCCAATATGGTATCTGTTAAAGCTGGCATTTTAACTATCTCTCCATCTCTATATAAGATGCAACCATCTCTCCCTAAAGTTATTGCTACTGTTACTCCATTTTTTATTTTCTTTCTTAATATATCTTCTACACTATCATATTGATTACTATATGCTAATCTAAGTTCATGTTGGCTAATACATATAAAGTTAGGTCTACTATATTTATTAATAGTACTCAATCCATTGTTACCTGCATTTCTTTGAACATTCAAAGCTATGAAGTTAGCTTTATCTTCAATGTTTGAAATAATATCATTCTTAAATAATCCATGCCCAAAATCAGCTATTATTACCATATCATAAAAAGGAAGATTAAAATTAATATTTCTAATGTCTATTTCATCATTTTTGATAACTGAATAAGTTTCAAATAATTTTTGATTATCTTCTATATATCTTGTTTTTTTTATTGTTTCTCCGTTAGTATTAAAATGGATATCAGAAAAATCTGTTAGATGGTTATAAATCGCTTTTACTCCTCCATCATAAATTTCTTTATATTCATTTTTGAATGCTGCTATTGGAGATTTACCTGATTTACCTAAAGTGTAACCATATTGATATTCATCTATTATAGTCTCTCCTATAACCAATATCTTTAAATGCTTTAGTTTGTCTATGTAACTTATAATATCATTATAAGAATACTTTTCCTTAAATATATTCAAATTATTCATTTCAACCATTTATCCATGAATTGAATTATATTATTTTTATTTAAATCTTCATTCTTCTGTATCATCATGTATTTAGATTTATCTCTCCAAAAATGCATACTATCTCCATATACACCTTTAGCTTGTTTCCACCATTCTTTTCCTCTAGCTGGAGGCTTTCCATTTTTTTCTACTAGTGGAATATCCATTAATATCATAGGCTTATTTAGCATTTCCATCCAGCAGTCAGGTCCTGATGGTGGAGTTATACAAAATGATGAGTTATTTACTATACTTATAAATTTATTTATATCATTATTATAATAAGGTATCAATTTGTCAAAATATTTATTTAAAGGTTTATAATGTTCTCCAGTTTGCCAATATTCATATTTATCACCATAATGTTCTTTAACTATTTTTACTAACTCTTTATATCTAAAAAAGTCTGAATTTCTCTGTGTATTATGAAATGGAGTATATCTTATATGAAATAATATATATGGTTTATCTATATTAGTCATCTTTAGTTCTATGTGAGGACTCTTATTATTTTCCATTCTATATTTATTTAAATAATTAAGAAAAGACATATGGCTATGAACCTTCCTTCCTTCTTTTTCTTCATAGAGAGGAGGAGAATCTTCATAAAAAGTACCGTAATCATCTAGATATAATATTTGATCATATTCATCATAGGAATTTTTCCTATTTATAAATATTATTGGTAATATAGAGTCAGATTCAGGAAATTCAATATCGATCCTATTTCCTCTTATATCTGAGAACATATAATTTAATGGCCACTCTATAAATATATGATAATCTTCATACCCTAGCTCCTTTCCTTTATAATAACAAGCTTGTATTATATAAGCTAATTCTCCAAATCTTAATTTCCACTGTCTCTCTCTTCTTATAGCAAATAATATATTTTTATTCATAATCTTAACTCCACTTCTTCTATATCTTCTGGATGTGATATTTCATTTAAATGTTCTGTCCAATATCCATTAAACTTTATACCATCATCTATCATTAAATTTATTGTATTTGTAATTATCTTCTCATCAAATCTACTATCATAATGAGTTCTATCTATATAATCATAGACTCTATTATCAAAGTAATATGCTCCACAATTAACGTAATTAGATGTAGGTCTAGTAGATTTCTCATTTATAAATTTTATTTCCCAGAAACCAAATTCTCTTAAGGGTTTTCCTTTATCTATTGTACCATACTCATATAACCTATTAAATTTTTCTGTAAATAAAAGAGAGTTTTTCATCTTAATTAGATTATTTAATTCTGATTTATTGTATATTATATCACCTGATAGTACCAAGATATTCCTATTCTTTGTATGGGTTTTAGTTAACTTTATTGCATCTGCCGTTCCAGATAGTTTCTTTTGATGAATGAACTGTATATCCATATCACTATAGTTATATTTTATATAGGACTTTATTATACTTTCCTTATAGTTACTTATAATAAATATTTTATTTACATCTATGTCCTTTATAGCATCTAATAGCCAGCCAATTATGGGTTTATTTTTAACTTCTACCATAGTCTTGGGTCTGTCTTCAGTTAAAGGCATTAATCTAGATCCTACTCCAGCTGCCATTATGATACAATCTACTTTATTTTTCTGCATAAATCCACATCTCGTGATCCTTCACTCTTTCACAATTATATCCGTAATCTGTTAATATCTTGATTACATCATCAGTTGTTGTGTAATCATCATTAACTAGATGAGTAGATATACATATTTTACAATCATTATTTAATAATGTATTCCTTGCTCCTTCTAAGAATTTAACTTCAGCTCCCTCTATATTGGTCCATATATAATCTACATGCTCTATATGAAGATTCTTAACTATATCATCTAAAGCTGCAGTTCTTGCATATGCATAATCTTCTGATACTTTTCTGAAATCTTTGAGTAAGCTTCCAGCATTGCTATAAGATGATGGATAGAATTTCTCTCTAGAAGTTTTATTCCATAATCCCATTGGTAATATATATACATTATTAAGATTAAAATTCCTCTTAATTATTTTTAGTTGTTCTAAATTTAATGGAACTGGTTCAAAGGAATACACTCTTCCTTCATTTCCTACTTTTTTAGAAAAATATTGCATCATATCTCCATGAAATGCTCCACCATCTATAACAACTGATCCTTCCTCTATATCAAAATATTCTTCCAATACCCTATATCTCTCAGCTAGATTTGAATAACTGAATCTAGAAATTAGTAAATCTAAATCATCTTTGTTTAATTTGACCATATTCTTCAATTGCTTTTAATAACATATTAACACAAACATCTGGACTATAAGTTTTTAATATCTCTTGTCTACCCTTCCAATTAGGTTCTTTTGATATATCATTTATAACATCCTCAATTTTTGACCAATCCTTTAGAAACATTACGTTTTCTAATTCTTTTATACCCGTAATAGGTGAGGCAATTACCTGAAGCTCCATAAGCATTGCTTCCTTTACAGTATTGGGAATACCATCACGATTGCCATCTTCAACAATTCTGGCAGGGAATAAGTATATACTATTCTCTTCATATAAATCTCTTAAATCTTCTCCAGATTTATGTCCTACAAATTTAACATTTGAATTTCTTGATTGTAATTGTGATTTAAGAGGTCCATCACCAAATATAGTTAAGTTATTTAGATGGATAATCCTATCTAATCCCTTTCTAGGAATCAAACGACCTCCAGCTAAGACCCCACCCTCACGGGGGATTGGATGTGACCTCTTAAATAACTCTGTTCTCACACACATAGGTAAATAAACCAAGGGTTTATCTATACCTATTTCTTCAAAAAATTTCTTATGATAGAAACTCTGATAAGTTACGAACTTACAATTAGGATGTTTAGAAGCGTTAAGAAGAGTCCTGCCATTATCAGGAAAGACATCGTTAGTATGAGGAGAAATACAAAAAGGTACTCCTGACCTCTTGAAGTAATTGGCAACGTGGGAGTAATGGTAGTGAGCAAAATCCATCCACCTAATATCAGACCCAGTAGGATGACTATTTCGAAGACTATAAACTCTAATATTAACATTTCTTCTCCTTAATTCATCTATTTCTAATTTAAACCAATGTTCAATATCATTTATACCTTGAGCATTAAAATAGCCTATTCGTAGCGGTTCCATTTATATCCATATATATCATTAATTTCATCTGGGCATTCTCCAATGTAATCTAATAGCTCATTTTTATATTTCATGTGTATGTATATTCTTTTATCTTTACAAATACTACCATCAAATCCTAAATCTCTTAATTTATTTAATAAAAATTCTATATCCCTATACAAATATGCTTGTGTACAAAATCCAATCCCACTAGTCTTTCCATAGTTTGATCCATCTCCAATATACCATTGTCTTAAGGTTATAGGGGTTAATTTTAAATCTTTTGGAACTATTTTCTTATATAAAGAGTGCTCATTACATACAGGACATCTTTTAAATTCTAATTTGTTAATTTCAATTTCACAATATGGACAAAATTTACTATTATTTAAATACCATTTATCATATAAAGTTTTTAATTCTCTATAACTTTTACTATAATAATGATATAAATTATAATTTCCCTCTTTTAACCATCTTTTATGGGAGGATTTATAATCATTTCCTATTCTTGTAATTCCATGTTTCTTTAATATAGAATCTAACCATTTAAGGTATTTACTATATTTAGACGTATAAACTAATACTCCAGATTTATTATGTCTTAAATGTAAGCAACCATCTCCCAACAGTTCTCCATTAAGAAATTCTATTAATTTATCATTTAATTTAATGTGATTTGCTCTATAATTATAACCTCTACTAGGTATATTTAATTTATATAACCAATTCCATATTGTAGTTGGCACAACGTGTTGCTCATCTGATATAGAATAGATTGATTTTCTCTTTATTACGTATTCGTTATACAACCAATCTTTATCTCTATAGTTTTTATTCATATACAACTCACCAATAATTTATCTAGTAATATTTCTATATCAGTTTCATAAAATTTAAAATCTCTATATCCTATCCATTTACTATTTTCTTTTTTATCTAATATACCATTGTATCTTTTAAATTTACAATAGTGTAAATTTTGATTTATATGTTGCCAAGTGTAATGGATGCCACATCCTTTATTAAATAAGATTCTTTGGGTATGTAATAATTCTTTATTTGGATGAGATCTTTTTATTAATAACCATTCATCATTCTCATTTAATATTTCAAATTTTGTATCCTTTAACCAACTTGGATGATATGTTTCTTTATAATCTTTGATATTCATTTTTTCCACTGAGCGGTTATTCCTGAATAAAAACTCCATCTATTTAGAAATTCTTCTGGAGATATAGTTCTATCATCAACATATATTTCTCCACCAGGTTTACCAAATCTTAATTCGTGATATTTCACACCCCAATCTGATAATTGTTTTTTAGTTTCATCTAGCCAGTCTCTTTTATGTACTGATCCTCTAGCAGTAAATATAGTTATATGTTCTCCTGAGTCATATAACTCATTGATTTTCTTTATGATATCTTTTCTAGGAGTTGACTCCAAATACTCCCATGTATCAAAGTCATATGTTGTATCACAAATAGTTCCATCTAAATCAAATACCCATCTCATGCTTTCTCCACAAATAATTCTGATCCTAATTCCCACCAATCTTTAGGTATTGTATCCTTATTTCGTTGTATAATATTACGAACATTCTCATTATACTTAGCAACATGCATTAACCATTGTGGTCTATGGTAATCAAATATAACTGTATCTTCAGGTAACTTACAATTTTCTATAAGATCAGTAGATGGGAATTCTCCCTTCCTAAAATGACCTATAGGGTTAAAATTAAATTTATTATTCAATATTCTTATCTCCCATTCTGCATTAAATATTAATCCAGTAAATGCAAATTCATTTGGATGAATTCCTAATTGTATCCATCTCTCACATATCTTAGTTAGAGGAACCCAGGTTGCATTTATATAGGGTAAATGTTTACTCCTAACTGCAATAACACCAGTAGCTAATAGAGGTCTACCTATTTCCTTATTTTCAACGTATGGAATTTTTATATCAGGCATCTTAATCCCCATAGCTTTATAGATATTTCTCCATACTCTAGTCTCCATATTGTCATTCTTTATTATTCTTCTATTCTCAGATTGAATGATAATATCAGATTCATCATCTAATATCTTTTTAAATTCATCTAGATGTTTTAAGAATAATACATCTATTTCAGTTTTAATTACCCACTCTTTATCTGTCTCTATTTCAAAACAGTGAAACATATACTGACATCTTGACTTTAAATTTTTAAAGGGAGGTTTCTTATATATCTTAGTTGGTACTTGTTTCTGTATCCATTGTAAAGTTTCATCAGAATCATCTCTATTAGTAGTTATATGTAATATACAACCATCTGGAATATTGTCTCTTAATGTATCTATCATCATTCTTAGTTGTGGATTAAGATATTCTGCTTTATCAAAACTTATTGTTAAGTCGAAATTAGTTTGCATATTAGATGCTCCAAAGTTAAATGCCAATCTTCTGCATGTAACATATCTGAATTTATTATAAACTTTATAGGTTCTTCCATTTTAGCGATTCTTCCTTTATCTGATCCTAGAATAGCTATAGATATAATTCCATTATCGTATGCATAATTAATGGCTTCTATTAGATTATCTGAATCTCCACTTCCACTAAATATTATTAGCACATCATTTGTATCTCCTAATATTGCAATTTGCTCTCTAAATATTCTTTTATATTCAGTATCATTAGCCCAAGCTGTCAATAAAGGAATATTATCTGATAGGCATATAGCTTTTATACCACACATTTTCTGTAGGTCATTAGCCATATGTGAAGCAGTTGAGGAGCTTCCACCATTTCCACAAATAAATACCCTATTAGAGCCTTTAATTATTTTAACTATTGTCTTTATCAAGGCTTTCTGATCATTTATAGATTCTGCACATCTTTTAGTATTATATATATAATCCATTATTTCTTTATTAAAGTTTTTTGCCATTCTATTTGACCTCTTAAACCTTCATAAAAGTTTATTTTTGGACTCCAACCTAATTCCTTCATCCTATTAATATCTGCTAGAGTCTCATCAACATCATATATGTCTCTTGGCCTATAATCTATAGTAACTTTTTTTCCAGTTATTTTAGCTATATAACATATAATTTCATTAATAGAGTGAGATTCATTAGATCCTATATTATAAGCACTATATAAAATTTTATTTGTAGATATTAATATTTCTATTGCACTACATATATCATCTATATGAGTAAAATCTCTCTTTTGTTTACCATCTCCATATAAAATAATAGGTTGATCTTTTAATATCCAATCAGTAAATGCTCTTATAGCTAATTCATTTCTCTGGTGAGGTCCATAGACTGTAAAGAATCTCATAGAGGTACATTCTATATCCTTTAACATACCACAATTCTTATAAGTACTTATTAAATATTCATTAGCACACTTACTCATAGCATATGGTGATCTAGGAGACAGACTTTCATATTCTTCTAGTTCAAGTCCTCCTCTACCTTTATCTCCATATACACTGGAACTACTAGCAATTAATAGTCTTTTAGGTTTCCAATTTTCTATACATTTTTTTATTATTCTCTGAGTACCTAAAATATTATCCTTACATACCTCATCGAATAATTCATGGCTATTCCTAACTCCTGGTCTAGCAGCTAGATGAATTACTGCATATACATCTTTTATATCTGGCAAATCAAAGTTTATATCCTTTTGATAAAATTTTATATCTGAAGATATATTTCTATTTATCTTATCTATTCCTATAACTTTATATTTCTTTTTTAATCTTTCTGTTAATGCTGATCCTATAAATCCACTACTTCCTGTTATTATTACCTTCTTTTTCATATTATCTCCTATAAATAACCTAGTTCTTTTAATCTCTTCTCTATGATCTTCTTATCGTTTTCTGTGATTTTATTGTCTTCGCTATTATCTTTATCTAGAGTTATATCTAATATATAATTATTAAATGTTATAATTGCAGTCTCTGGCTTTACTTTGCATGGTAATCTAAAGGTTTTCTTTCTCCAACTTCCTTCTGACATAATTTCTAGGGATATATCATACTCACTAGGTTTGACCTCTAAATCTTCATTAGCTACTTTTATTTCTAAAGTTAAATAGATATGATCATCATCCTCATTAATATCCACATGCCCTGTGGTATCTGTATAATTTGATTTTGTATATCCTCCAGAGAATCCTCTGGAGAACATTTCATCTACAATTCTGAAGATCCTATCTATTTCATCAAAGTCTCTCATATTACAACCTTATTTTTTCTTGTAATTCTTTAGCTGTTTTTTCTATCCATTCCAATTTAGCTATTACAGCATTTTTTGTGCATGCTCTAGCAGTTTTTGCTATCTCTTCTAGTTTGATTTGAATAGAATCTATATCAGATTTTGATAAAGTTATATTTTTTGGTTTTGGCTTAGGGATATCTTTTGGTATATCTTCCTGGATTTCTTCATCTACTAAAATTTCATCTTCTGTCATATTATTCCTCCTCATTCTTATAACATTAAACATTCTTTAATCTTTCTGAACTAACTGAATAGTGATATACTGTTTACCACTATCAGATTCCCATGGTTTAAAGGACTTTAAAACATATATATCTGAAGCTTCCTTAACTGCTTCATATATTTTTTGCCATTCCTCGAAGCTTATTTCCATTTTAATTCCTCTCTAATAATTTTTTAAGATCTCTCTTTAATTTATTATACATTACTTTATAATTCCATCCTTCATCAGTCATTTCCTTGGTTTGGAATTTTTCTTTACATTTTGGGCAATACCTTGATCTAGCTGTAAAATTACCCTTATCCTTTACCCAAACAGTTTTTGTCTTTGTGTTGCCACATTTTGGGCACTTCATTTTATCACTAATCCTTTATTAGGTGATGATATTTGTATTTATCCATTAGTTTCTCAGCTGTTTTAACTATGCTCTTCATATTATCATCCTTATGTTCAGTCGTTACAGTTACTGAAACATATGGAGTAGTTATTTCTACCTGTCTAGAAATTTTTAATTTTTCTATATTCTCTTCCTCTTCATCATCCTCTTCATCTAAGTCAACCAGATCAGGATTATTTAATATTTCTGGTATATTTATTTCATCTTGTTTTTCTTTTTTTGTCATAATATCATCTTAATAATTCATCCAACACATCCTTGTCAAAACCAGGAACTATATCTTCTCCTACTACTATAATAGGAACAGTATCTATTCCTAATTTCTTAAACTTCTTTTTCATTTGTATCGTCTCTGGATTACCACCCTTCTTCATATTAATTTCTTTGTATTCTAATCCTCTCTCTTGTAGATACTCTTTTGTCTGATTACAGTGAGTACAATCCGGTAATGTATATATTATTATCATAAATAACAACTCTCATCTTCACATGTTGATCTTAGAACTTGTCCTGCAGATCCTAAACATCCGTCTCTAAAGATAGTAATTCCTTTACAACCCATCTCCCAAGCTTTAGTATATATTTCAGCTACATCCTGAATTGTTGCAGAGTGTGGTAAGTTTATAGTCTTACTTACTCCATTATCTATATATGATTGCCACTTGGCCTGAACTTTAAGATGCCACTCTGGAGTTATATCATGAGCTGTCCTTAGATATTCTGATTCTCTAGATTCCTTCACCTTTCCATGAGTTAAATGTCTTGTATAAGATTTACTAAACCAAGGTTCAATTCCTGATGAGCAGTCTGCAAGAATTGATAGACTACCAGTTGGTGCTATAGATAATGTAGCTACTGATTGAGGAGCATATTTCTTAGATTCCTGCATAACTTTACCTATATCATCTATTATATCCAATGTCTCATCTGAGTCATACATAACTCCCATCTTCATCAACATATCAGCAAATCCCATTACTCCTAGACCTATTCTTAGGTATTTAGCTTGAGCTATATAGCAATCATCTATAGGAAATTCACATATCTTATTCATACCCATTAAGAACTTAGTTCCTATTCTTACTACATCTGAGAATCTTTGTTTATCAAATTCCTTATCTTTTGTCACAAAGTTAGATAGATTTATACTACCAAGACAACATGATTCATAAGGAAGTAATGGTACCTCACCACAAGGATTAGTGGCTCTTATAGGATACTTTGGATGAAATGGATTATCTTGATTTATTCTATCATAAAATAATAAACCTGGATCTCCTGTTAACCAAGCTGAATATGTGATTATATTGAATAAGTCTCTACAATTAAATTTGCCTTTAATAACTCTCTTATCTAGTCTACTTCTCAAATAGACTTTACTATCTTCCTTTACTCCTCTCATAAAGTCATCTGTAACCATAACAGAAAGATTAAAATTATTCATCGAACCTGGTTTAAGTTTTTCCTTTATAAAGTCTAATATCTCTGGATGGTCCACATCAAGAACACCCATAGATGCTCCTCTACGAAAGCCTCCTTGCTTTATTGCTTCCGTTATTGAATTATAAATTTTCATAAAGGATATAACTCCTGAGGATGTACCTCCTTGTGCTAAGTTTGCTCCTCTCTCTCTTAAATCACTAAAGTTATAACCTACCCCACCACCTGATTTAAATATCATAGCTGAGTCTCTGAGAGTACTAAATATACTATCCATAGAATCTTCTATAGGCAAGACAAAACAAGCTTTAACTTGATTTGAATAACCTGCATTTCTAATACAAGGACTATTAGGTAAGAAATCTAAATCTTCCATAATCTTTGTAAATTGTTGTGCATCTTCATCTCCATTCATTACTGATGAGATTGTTTTTCCAACTCTAGGAAATACATCTTTAGGTTTCTCTCCGTGACTGCAGTATCTCTGTTCCATTAAATTTATTCCAGCTTTAGTTAACTTCATACTATCACCTAATTTATAAAAACATTAGACCTTATTCCTATAAAGTTTCGGGTCTATAACATCCTTTGCTTTATCAATATCCAAATCTGGATAGTATATCCTAAGTTCATTTAATTCACTTGGATAGTTACCATTATTAAATAGTCCTCTATGGGATATTAATATCAATTTTACATCGTCTCTTTTTCTCATTTCATCTAATATATTATTTCTAAGTTTAATTAACGCTAATCTTAAATCTTCTTTATCAGCTTCATACTCTTTGGAAGCCATTTTTAGTGTCGATTCAATTATTTCCTTTATATTTCTATCCATAAATATTACTTCATATTTACCCTTTGGTAGATATTTAAGACCATAAGCAGTTATTTTAATAAATTTACCTTTATATTTATCGAATGGAAAATCCCCATTTTTTAGTTTATTTATTATTTTACCCTTCTCTAGTTCATAGTATCCTTTAGGATTATTCTTATCAGCTTCTCTAGAATCATCATAAGCTATCGGTAATCCTCCAGCTTTTAGTATTTGCATCATTAGACTAGTTCCAGATCTCTCTATACCAGATACGATATAGTTAGTCTTCTCGTTCATATCTTACTCACCATTAATTTATCTATATACTCTTGATATGTGATATTATTTAAATCCTCTAAATTATTTATAGCTTCTAAAGCTTCATATATATCTATTGTATATTCTCCATCTTTAAATTTAATTTTAATATTTTCTCCACTGGATACGGGCTGTCCTAGTAATTTCAAATCTATGTTAGCGTAAGGATTATCCTCAGCACTCATTTCTATATTGTATGCAGTCATCCCCCATAATTTAAATGCAAATTTAGATCCATTATCACCCATAGTTATAATCATGTAATCTCCGTTCATTTGAATTGATCTGTCCTTCTTCATAATCTTACCGCCATTATAGCTTCTCCATATTCATTTATATCCATATGTATAACTATTTGGAGAAGTAGTTGTAGTATAATATGCAGTAATACCTTTAATTTCTACCATACGAATCTTCTAACCTTACAATATCTTCCTCTTTACATTCTCCGATTTGTATTTCTACAAATATAAAGTCTTTATCATCTGATAAATTTTCTGCTCGGTGAATCATTCCTCTCGGAATATCTATATTATATCCCTTACTACAATACACTTTATCTTCATCTCTTGTTATTATACCTTCTCCTTCTACCACTATCCAATATTCATCTCTCTTTCTATGAACTTGCTTACTGAGTCTCTGATTTGGTTTAATTACAATCCTCTTAACCTTATAATTAGGTTTTTCTAAGATTAGTGCGTATGATCCCCACGGTTTAAGAGTTATCTCTTCACAATATATTTCCATATTTATCTTCCAAATGTTATAATTAAAATTGCCATTATTATCTTATCAACTATCCATAAAGCTATAAGCCATGAGGTTTTTTTATCTATAGATGCTGTATCCTCTACAATGTCATCAACATCAACTGATATTTCTTCTATTTGTCCATTTTCTAGTTTATTCATATTTCATACTCTTGTACTGGATAAGGTCCTAATATCATATCTCTCTCACAGAAACACATAGGACATCTTGGTGGTGCATAAGTCGGAACTGTGAAAAACTCTTCACATCTTTTACAATAATACTTATATTCCATTAATATCTCTTCCTATGTAATTTAGGTCTCTTTATATTCTTAATCATTTTCTTATTTATTTCGTTCTCTATATCTATATCTAGATATCCACAAAGATCAAATAATCTTATAAAGGTATCAGCTATCTCTTCCTTAAAGTTATCCTTATCTCCAAGTCTATCTGCTTCACAAGCTTCTCCTAGCTCTGTAACTATAAGCATTAATTTAGTTGGTATATCATTAGATGCATTCCAAAATCCTTTTTCCTTAGCTATTCTATGACATTCTATTACATAATCATTTATATCATACATTATTCCCACCATCTATTATTACAATGATTGCATTCAAATAATCTTTCTTCAATTAATTTCCATATAACTCTATGTACCCATCTTCTTCTATATTTATTTAATTTCTTTATATTTCTAGATCCACACTCTGGGCACTTCTTTTTATAGAAATTCCATATCTTGCTCATTATTTCCAAGTTTCCTTATCTAGTTCTTCCTCTACCTCTGGATATCTCAATAATAATTCTGTGATTATAGCTTCTATAGTTTCAAAGTTATCGTTGTCTTTCAGTATTTTATATTCATCTCTAACTAACTCTAATTCATATACTGCTCTTAATATATGTCTATCAATATCTATATTACTCATTTTCTTTCTCCTTCCATTTACATCTTTTATTCTCTTCATCCCACCATATACAATCATTAAATGACTGACCACATTCTAATCCGTAGCCAGTCACAAAACTAATATCACAAAGTGGCACTCATATCTCCTAAGCCCACTAAGCCATCTCTATCATGAGCTAACCACTTAATTAACTCATTTTTATTTGGATCAGAACTATTATACCAATAATTAATCCAATAATTATATTTAGCTACTGATGCACTTAGTGCCTGCTTAAAGGTATACCCATCACATAGGGCTTTCCATAATTCATTTGATGATTCATAGAATCCCTTAGCATATTTATCATCGTATGGATCTCTCATTATGGATCCTTCTGTCAACCAAGTCCATGATATATTAAATCCAGCATAAGATTTAGCTCCAGTAGCTATCATTGCTGGTCCAAGTAGATTTGCTGTTAAGCATGATAACAAATAAATAATTTTACCTTTTGTCTTAGCACATTCTATTGATGTAAATATCGGTTTTTCATCATCACCTGTATATATACTGGGAGCTCCATGTCCAAAACCATGAATGCTAGCTGGTTTATATTTATCTATTAATTCATATATCTTAGTCTTCTTAGCATCAGTTGCTCTTATGTCTATTATATCCCATTTATTCTTACTATCTGCATCGATAACTGAATGATACAAACCATTATAACCATGAGTACAGTAATGACAATTTTTTGGTCTAATAAACATCATATTATTTTTCTCTGTATCATCTGGTTCTTTAGTCTTATTATACCACCAATATAAGAATAATACTGCACCTACTATAACTGCTCCTATTAAGACTTCTATCCAACCCATAGATATACCTCTATTGATTTTTTAATTTCTTGAGTTCATCTTGCAGTTTCTTCTCTGCCATCATGAATTCAATACCTTCATCGGTTTCATTTTCCACAGCTTCTAATATTTGTTCAGGAGTCCACTCTCTACCCATAGTATATACAGATATAAGTTCTCCTTCATCATATTTCTTTTTTATATCTTCCTTCAATTTATTCCAGGATATTCTCATTATATCCCTCCTTAAATCTTAATTTAAAACATTTATGAATATATTTTCTACATCCGTAACTACTTCTTCATTATCATCCACTTCAATTAACTTTGCATTCATATTTCCTAAAAATACTAATGTATCCCTATTCCATATTAGATGTGCAGGAGAGTACCCTTGTTGTATCAATTGATCTATACAATAATCATATTTATCCAACATTCTGTCCTTAGCCTCATCGAAAGTGTCTCCATCCATTAGTGCTATCCACAACTCACACTCTGCATCTCTGTATTCCCATTTAGTTGATGCCCAGAATATGTCATTATGTCCACAGAATGCTACTCCTCCATTATTAATTATATAACAACCTATTCCATTATCTGCTCCAGTGTGGCAAGATATAAAGTGAACTATTCTATCTGGACTTAAGATATCCATATGTCCTTGGTCACCACACCACCACACCATTTTAGTATCATGTCCACTTATAGTCCATTTACTTCCATGTCCTTCTTCCAGTATTCCTCTAGGATTAGTATCACTAACAGATTGTCTTACATTAGGTCCAACTGCGTTCTCTTTAGTTATATTTATTATATCCCATAATCCTAAATTTTCTGCATAAGGTTTGACATAATATTGTATCCAATCATGTATGTACTTACATGCATTGTCTTGATATGGACACACAAATGTCATCTTTGAATTATCACTATTCATATATAATCCAATATATATTCTATAAAGTTATTTTCTATACTTAGTAGTTTTATACCAAATCTACTCCTTTTTCTGATTTCTTCCATTTGTTGGTCAGGAGTAAAGGTACCTTCACTACAAGTTATATCCATAAGTTTTCCATCTGCGTATCTCATTTCTAGTCTCAATGTTAATAAATCCCAGTTAGGTTCATGTGTTAACGGTAAATCTATATCTTCTTTATATAAATCATTAGCTGAATAATATGTATCCTCTATTTTCAATATAGGATAATTATCTTCTTTCAATTTTCTTAAAATTTTCATAACTTCCTTATCTATCATGTCCAACCTCAATAGTATATGTAGTATTTTCTTCTATACCGTTCCATTCACTAGTTATATGTTCTCTATAACCCCAGAACCACCAATGTTTTAGATTATAAGAGCAATCAACTACATCTCCTTTCTTTCTTATCCTAGAGATAATTTTATATTTTTTAAATGGCCATATTAAAAACCATTCTCTCCAGTATATATCAAAGGGAACTTTAGAGGCAACTTTCTTTGGTGCCTCTACTTTACTTATCCATATTATTGGCATATTAATCTTATTTAATATAACCAACTTCTAATACAACTTCTAATGTTTCTGTTATACCAGTATTAAATGTAACTACTTTATTTACTGTTCCACCAGATGGTATTGTTTCTTCCCAATTATCATAAGTAGTATCGGTATCATAAAGTTTACCGAAACAAGTATCCGTTGCACCATTATTTGTACAATCATATGATATATCGAAGGATTCTCCTGATTCTACTTCAGTTGGATAAGTTAAATTATTAATACTACAATTAGCATGTTGTATTATTGATATTGAAATATTTTTTGTATCCGTTATTACTTCTACCATATTCATTACTCCTATTTATTTTTCTTTATTGACATTTAAACTTTCTTACTTACTCTCTTGTTAATGTTGCTCCACATTTAGGACATTTTCTAGTATTACATGGTTCTGCCCATGTATGTTCAGTTTTATATCCACAAGATGGACATACACAGTTTCCACCTGGTCCACTTCCAGGTTTATCTCCTTGTGGATATCTACCTCTACCTGGTCTTTGGAATCTAGTTCCTCTACCTCTTCTTGGTCTCATATTTATTCTCCTTAAGTTTTATACATTAAACATAAATTAGTCTTTTCCTAATTTACAAATTCTTGCAAACCAATAGTGATAGTTATAATATAGTAATGTATTAAATATATTCCATACTATAGATGAGCTTATAGCCCATTCCCATTTCCAAGTATTTGCTGTTATTCCATAGAAGAAATACCAAAATATACTTTGGATTAATATAATATGTAATCTATATATTATACCACTTAATAATAACCTATCAGCCCTTATTTTTCTTAATTTCATTTTATTCTCAATCCTACTATAAATCCTATTATTATTAATATAAGACCATAGAACTCGTGACCTAACCAATCTCCCCAGTCAAATCCACCCCAAGTCATAAGGTGTTCTATCAATAAGGTAGCTCCTACAATTATTGCACATAGAGAAATTAATTTCTTAATATATTCCCAATCAATCATTTACTTCTTCCAATAGAAGCTTTTCAAATAAGCCTCTTCCTACTGATAACTTATTTCCATTTAAACTTACAACATATGGTCCATGTAATGGTTGAACGGTTACTATCTTTACTTTTCTACCTATATTTAATCCCATAGTAATAAACTTAGATCTAGCAGTTCTACCACAAATATACCCACATATTTCGTAGGTTTTACCTTCTTCTACATCCATTATTTTCCAAGACCTATTAATTTAATGAACCAGTTACTTCTCATTTTGTCCATATCTTTTTTAAGGTTGTTATAATCTTTATTAAGCTCGTCTATAGTATTATTTATTTTCTTAAACATATCTTTTACTTCTTCAACTGTTTCTTGTGTATCATCAATAAGATCATTGACATTATCTACAAAGTCTTCTATCTTCTCAACTCTATCTTGCCATTTCTTAATACGAGCCTCTATCTCTTTTCTTAATTGTTCTAATCTCTGTAAAAATGTTACCATATTATCACCTAAATACTCCTGCTAATGCAGCCAATATCATAGCAGAAAATGATATCACTATAGCTAATATACTTGTATCCTTAGCTAATTCTAATCTATAATCTCTAAGAGCATCCTTAGTTATATATAAATCAACTGGTGCTCTTGTAAGTTTAGCTTTAAGGATATCTTCTATATGCTCTTTATTAGCATAAGCTCTTCCACATTTATTGCATTTCTTTTGATTATAGAAATACTTACATCTCTTATGTCTACAAGGTTCTTTCTTATATCCTAACATTTCATCATCAGTTCCTTCAACCATTATTATCACTTCTTATTCAACTTCTTCTTCCAAGCTTGATACTCTGGATTATTAACTTCATATTTATTATACATTTTAACAATCCAATCTTTAAGGTTTAAATTATTAATATCCTTAGGTATTTCTTCTTTTTTGTTTATCCAAATTGGAACTGTACCTAAAACTGGATGTTTCTCCATACCATGGAAGTGTCCTACATCTGGCATTCCATCCATTGGTCCAAAGGATTCTCCGTGATCAGCAAAGCATATTATAGTTTCATTATTGTTACAAATATCTCTAAGCCCTGTTAGTACCTGAACTGCATTATTAACTCCCTGCATATATAAATCCTTCATCTTCTGAGGATTTTGTGAACATAATCTTCTCATAACCTTAGATCCATTCATTATCTCTGGTGACTCAACATGCCCCTTACTATCAAATATACTAAAGTTACCATGAGTTATAAAGGTATGGAACCATATCATATCCCACCAATAAGGTGATGTTCCAGACCACTTCATACCGAAGTATCTATATATATCTGGATCCCAATTGCTTACCGCATTCCACTTAATAGGAGGTAAAAACTTAAAGTTACCTACTCTACTTGGAGGTAACGGCATGGTTCTGGTTTCTGGACCAATTAATCTACCTAAACTTATATATGAATTAAAGTGGTCAAATAACATATCATCTATTACATCTTTATTAAGAGTAGCAGTGAAATCACTAGTATCTCTATTTAAACCTAATTCTTCTGGAGTTTTACCTGTCATAGTTGATGCTACTACTGGTGCAGTAAACCCAGCTATTGTTCTATAAGAACCCCATGTTTCTTCTGGGAATATTCCATGTAAAGGTTCGGTCATATCAACCCTTAATGAATCCCATAATATGACTAACATTATTCATCCACCATTATCCATTCATATTCTTCATTTTTCTTTTTATACATATCTGTTCTTTCTTTAATATGTTTAATACAAATACTGTAACCATCTACTACTAAATCAGTTTCAGTATCTATTCCTTCAGCTAAACAATAAACACATCTCATTGTGCTTTCCTCGATAATACTTTTAATCTAAAGAAATAGAGGAGTATTATCTCCTCAAATTTTTACCAACAATATAAATAATCATAATTAATCCTAATTATAACTTAACTATATCGACTGCCTCAAGACCTTTATCAGTCTCATGTGTGTTAAATTCCACTTCATCTCCCTCATAGAGTTCAATTTCTTGTGGAATTGCTGTTCTATGTACAAAAATATCCTTATCATCTTCGACTTCTATAAAGCCAAATCCTTTTCTAGAATTGTACCATTTTACGGTTCCTTTCATATTCTTTCTCTTTTTCTTCTTATTATACATTTCTGAGTATTTCAAATCCTTTCTTAAGGACTTCATATACACCAACATTACATGGTAAACTTCTATATTCAAATCCATGGGTCTTTAATTCATATTCACCTAGATTTCTATCTGCTTCTTTTATAGTCCAATGAAAGTATTTATCCATCGATTTTACTATTTCCTCTATAGGTAAATCTATAACCTCTCCTGTATCTGCATCTCTTGATGAGAAATGCACATGCATTCCTGCTGTTAATCTTTTGGATTTAAAACCATCAAAGTCTTCATCAATCACACCAAGATGATGAGACTGTACGTTTTTATTATATATATTCTTTGTATAGTCACAATCATTGAATCTATGAAGATTATATTTCTTCCAGTGATTATCTACCCATTCAGGTGATATATGATAATTAGAAAAATCTACTAGTTCCATACCAAATTTATTAGCTCTAAGTTTATATTGTAATTCTTCTTGTTGTATGGTTGTATATATAGGATAAAGTCTATCAGATGGTATACTCCTTAATTCTACTAGGAATTCAAATTCATCTCTTGGGAAGCCATATAACTTAGGTTCCATTATAGTATTATTTGAATCTATCAAGAACATTTCCTTTTCTATCCCTATCTCTCTTATCTCACTCATTTCTGTTTCCTGCCGCCTCTTCCCATGATTATAGTATCGGATCTATTACACTCTATTTCTCCAAACCATATCTTGTTAGAATCACATTTAGGACATTTAGATTCTAATAACTCTGATGTTAAATTGTATTCGACTAAATACCATTTATCACATTCATCACAGAATATTTTTGCTTTATTAGTCATGATTTTCTTTATCTATCCAATTTAATTTAATAAAGGTAGATGTACATTTAGGACAGTGTATTAATTTAGGATATCCATTATTAAAGGATATCTTAAACTCTAAACCACAATCTCTACATGTACACTCTGCAAACTTCAAATCTAATCACCCGAAAGTACCTTATCAACAAAGTCTTTCCATTGTTCTCCTATTACAGTCCAAGAGCAATTCTTTTCTACCCATTTTCTTGCATTCTTACCATGCTGTTCAACTAAATCTCTGTTATAATAATATTTATTCATTACATTAGCCATATCATCAATATCAACAAGAGATCTTCTAACAGCTGCTACATCCATTTTTTGCCATAACAAATCTTTAACTTTAACTAACGATCCTCTTGGACCTGGTTTTCCTTCTTCAATTAACTCTCTAGATGTTGTATAGTCACAGCCTAGTGATGGTACTTCACATGCAAATCCTTCTATGTGAGTTAATCCAAAACCTTCTCCACCAGTACAATTTAGATTTAAATCCCATGTATTATAAACTTTAGCTACTGCTTCTCTTGGCATTCCTACTCTTTGTGGTGGTATCATCTTATTTTGAATTCCATACTTTTGAGCAAAGTAATCTATAGGCCATCCAAATTCATCTCTATAATCCATTTGCATATGTAATAATACATCTGGTTTATCTTTAGCAAATTTAGCAAATGCTTCCATGGTTCTTACGGGTTGTTTTCTTGGTTGGTTTCTATTTAAATTACCTACAATAAAGAAATTTTCTAATTGTTTTGGTTTTTTCTCAGATTTAAATACTACACTATCAACTCCATGCCATATCCTAGGTACATCCATATTGAAATATTTTTTGAATATATCCTTACCATAGTTACTCATTGCTACTACGTGATCTGCCATATTATATATTTGTCCCCATTGTCCCATGGGTGGGTCTCCATCTTGAGGAGCATATTGTATCCACTTAGTATCTCGAGGAAATCTTTCTGTAAATTTTTGTAATTCTCCTTTTAATTGTCTAGTTAAAGCTTCTTCAGATAATAACTTTTTTGAAGGTAAATCCATCACTTGTAATTTTACACTATTTTGGCACATTATTCCAGGAACATGTTGTACCATCTGAATATCATTTACTGTGAGTAATATTTCTGGTTCAAGATTATCTAATAAGACTGGTAAACTTCTATGACCAAAGTCCCATCTATTATTACTTCTAGGTTGGTTTGCATGTTGTATCACTGTTCTTGGTTTACCTTCTATATTAAGTTTAACCTTTTGGTCTTGAACAGATTGTAAACCCAATACATGAACATCATAGTTCTCTGCAAGAGACCATGATACACCCGCTAGATCATTAGCAAATCCAGTAGGTCCTTGTAGTGAGTCCCCAACTAATAATATCTTTTCTTTCGTCATTCTCCTAAAATCTCCTCATTTTCATATCTTTTGATAAATTGACAATTCATACATAATACCTGATATCCTTCTGGATAATTATTTTTTATTAACCATTTATAAAATGGAGATCCAGAACCTATATTATATTCTCTTCTATGTTTACATCCATTTCCATCTATATGATCTATACTAAGAACTCTTATGTCTGAATTACCACAATATTTACATTCCATAGTATTGTTAGAGTAATGTTTAATAATTTTTTCTTTGTTAACTTTACGGAGATTTCTTTGGTATTTTACTATTTCACTTTGGTTTTCATTATAATATTTTTTAGAAGTTAAATTCCCTCCCTCTTTGTATGCTTTTCTCGAATATTTATTTTTACACTCTTTACAATAACATAATTTACTATCCATATCATCTTTAGAAAATAGATTTCCACAACCTACCTTCCCACCACAACGATACTTGTCTAATTCTTTTATATACATATTAAAAACCTAATATTTCATTAAAGTATTCTAGATACTCCTTCACTTTATTATCCCATGAATATTTATCTGGGTTAGGAGTTTTACTTAAATCTTTATTTCTTAATACATTAAATACATCCCTTGCAAACTTACCCATATCTCTACTTCCTGCTTCTACTCCCTTTAATGATGCTGGATAGGAATAATGTGGACTATCTCTAACTATTAATTTAGTTCTAGATCCCATCATATCCATAGCTATACCGGAATTAGATCCTGGTCTGTCTAGTTTGTTCCAAGCAAATAATAAATCACATAACTGCATCTTTTCATTCAATTCTTCCTCACTTAAAAAATCAGTATCTAATCTAAATTGATCTTCCTTACCTAATTTCTTAACTTCTGATCTTATTATATCAGAAAAACCAAAATCTCCTCCTTTCCAGAAGGATGTAGCGAAGTATAAAAATTCATCTTTTTCTAATTCTTTAAGTAGATATCTAACTATATCTGGAAGTTTTTTACCAGTACCAGCTATAAAACCCATTGTACCAACTACCTTTTTATCTTGTGGAATATTATATTTTTCTCTCAGTTTCTTTTTATCCTTTCTTGGAAATACTATAGCTGGGTGAGGTATTACCTTATAACTCCAAGGTTCATCTAATCCTATTAATTGACTTTTATCATGTATAACTATTCCATCCACTAATGGATAAAATTGTGGCAATACACCCATATGATGAGAAGTTATTACTATTGGTTGTGGGTATTTTTGTATTAATTTCTGTAAATTTTGTGGTGGCATTAAACCAGGTTCATACTGTACACTAATTAAATCTGGACCATTTCTAATCCTACTTACAAATTGTTTACTTTCTACTCCCTTTATTTTGTTGAGAGCATCATTTAATCTATTTGAGTAGGTTCCTATTCCCCCTCTCTGACCTAACTCATTGCACTGTATACTTATTTTCATATATTACTTATTCTTCAATTCATTAAAACATTTAAAACAGACTGGTACTCCTTCATTAATTACCTTATAGGTTAGTTTATCTATATTTTTATGTACTGATAACAATTTATCTCTAGGAAATACCCTAGAAGATGTCCATATAAAAAAAGGTGAACACTCTTGATTGCATATATAACATTTTTGTCCCATATTTATTCTCCTTAGTGTTGGTTTCTCCTAAATACTATTTTAGCTGATGGAAATTTTTCTCCATCTTCAAACTCTTTTATAGCTGATACTATTCTATCTTCAAAGGAATTTCCAAATGGAGCTTTATGTCTCATTTTTCCCTTCTTATCTCTCCAAACCATTTGTACAACTCTAGAAGATAATATATATATCTTTGGCTGATATTCTTCACATATTATTTTAGCGAACGCTTCTCTACCAGGTCCACCCTTTCCATCATCCATTCTATCATAAACTAAACAGATGTAGGCATTACCTGGCTCTATAGACTTTAGGTCTTCAGATTTATCTGGAAATAAAATCTTACCTGAAGGCATCTTGGATACTAATTTTCTAGTTCCATCATCTTGTACCTTCCATCCAAAAACTACTGACATGATATCCTTAAATAAAGGATACTTTTCTTGGTTTTCAATTATTTCTTTTTCAAATGATTCTGCTCTCTTTCCTGTTACACCCTTTCTATTTTTAGCATCTTCTATGGTTAAGACTTTACTTTCAGTTATCTTTTCTGAAGACATACTCAAATCATCCATACTTATTTACCTCCTTTTAATTTTTCCTTAATTTCTTTTGTCATGACTTCCTTTCCTAATTTTCTAGAAGTCATATCAAATAGTCCATTTACTTTACCAAATAGACTACTCTTTAAATAGTTTTCATAATCAACTTCATATTCCTCTGGAAGACCCTCTTCTATTGGAAATGCTATGAAAACCTTCTTTCTCTTTATAACCCTAACACCTGTAGTTTCATCAGTTATTATAGGTATAATGCAGAATTTGTCTCCAACCTCTACATCAAAATCATATTCTTCTCTTGCCCTAAGCAGAGCAGTTATATGATAAGGAATATTACCATGAGAACCATCCAATAGAGTTTTACCATACTCTTCTATTGGTTTAGTTAGGGGTTTTATTATTCCTAAATCTGATTTATTTATATCTCTCAGATTCAATATTTCCTTTTTTAATTGATAAATCATACTCTCTTTACTAGCTCCCTTCATTTTTAATTTAATCATATTTATTTCTATATTGGCTAAAGGAGTTGGAGTTTCTGATCTCATAAAATTACATCCAGTAACATCCCAAGTTGAGTCATCATCTATACTACTATCTTCTGGTATTAATATATTTCTAGCTGGGCTATGTATATAGGCATGTGGATAATATCCTTTAATATCTAACTCCGGCATTACCTTGGATCCTTCACTGTGATCCTCTAGTATATCATTTAGATAGCCAATCATCCCTTCATTATAACTCTTATTTATATTTATGAAACACGAATCAGTGTGGGCATAAACCCAAGGTTGGCCAACAACATCACAAGCTTTCTTAACTACATCTATAAGATTTCTAACTATAGATGTGATTGCATCTGCTACTTGATAATCTCTCATCCTTGAATTAGCCCATCCAAATATTCCGTGACTAAAGGCTGCTGCTTGTGTCTTTAATGCAAAGTCTATGGTTTTGTACCTTTTCCAAAGATTTGTATTTTTCTTAAGAGTTTTAAGTTTTTTCTTAATTTTTTTCCTATCATCCATAATTTCCTTAAGAGTTTCTATAAATACACTTCTCTCATCATTAAATCTAACTTCCCTTTCTTTACCATCAACACTTATATATTTAACTATATTATTACCTTCAGGATCTTTGGTCTCTGGTGATACATTTTTAGATATAACCGCAAAGGGATAAGCATGAACCAAATCAGTTACCAATAATCCTTTATAGATACCTGGTCTTGCATCAGGTTCAGCAGCTTTATACTTAACTTCATCTTGTTTTTCTGCAAAATCTCTTGTCGGTAATACTATACCCTCTTTATGATAGGCTCTTAACATAGCTATATCATTTACTACCGCAGTAATTTTCATATCATCTAAGGTTGACTGTAATGACCATCCTAATATCATATGTGCTTCAATTGCTCCAAGAAAATTATCAAGAATTTCTGGTATTATGGTATCCCTTACATTATATTCTAGAAGATCTTCTTCAGATAAATCTCCTATTCTGGTAGCACCTAGATGTATCTTATCTATTCCTGCCATTTGTACTCCAACGTTACCTAAAGACCACTTTCCTCTTATTTCTTGAGCATGCATTTTTCTAGCTAATGGTAACATATCCATTATAGCCATATTTTCAGAAATGTTAGGATCATATTCAGTATCTCCTAACTTTATTGTGTTATTTTCTTCCTTAAGATAATTATATTTAATTAATAAATCTATTAAATTTTTACTTTCATCATATGGAAAGTATCTATCTCCCATTCCCTTTATGTACTCTTCCTTATTTAAATTCCTTCCTTGTCTAGCATATTCAAGAAATTGATTTATCTTATCCAATATACCCATTTCATCCTTAATTATACTATTTAGTGTAGTTATGTTCTTATCTCCATATATATCAAACTCTATATTCCAACCAGTTACCACATCATATTTGATGAGTTCTCTAAATAAGTCTAGAACTAATTCAGACTCATATTTGATATCATACTTAGATCCATATATTATATCAGTTTCTTGATTATTTATTGAGTAAGCTATTATCTCATTGGATACTGGATGATCAGTTTCAATATCTAGAATAGCTACTTTTGGAGTAATTGGTTCCTTTGGTTTAAAGTAATCATAAGTATCTATTAAGAATCTCCTTACAAATAATATATCAGCTTCATATGGTAAAGGCCAACCCATCTTTCTTCTAGTATCTCTATAGGTCTTGACTCTACTGGGATGCATTCCTTTAAAGATTATCTTCTCAACTGGAGTGCCTAAGTAGGATTTATATTCTCCCCCATCCTTCTTTATATAACAATATGGGTAAAATCCCTCTATCTTTATTTTAAATTTACCAGATTTTTTACCTCTACCTATTAGATATATTTTAGGACTATCCCATCCTTTATTGAAGTGATAATATCCCTCATAAATCTGCAGTGTATGATTTTCTATATCATTTATTACACTTTTTGGAAAGTCCTCATTATAACAAAATTCATTATCATTAATATAAACTAGGGAATCTTTATCGAAATCTTTCTTCATTATATCCGGTAAACTACATATTTTCATTTTATCTCCTTATTGATACATCACTTCATCTTCATTATCCATATCATCTTCACTGTTTTTCTTCTTCTTTTCAGCCATCTCAGCAGCTTTCTTCATTATTTTTCCTAAATTCATATTCTTGGCGAAGTCCTCTCCACCTAATTTAACCATAAGTTTAAATCCTTCTACACTCCTATACCACATAGATAAATAGCTCCACCACCACTTCACTGCTATTATTGCTCCGAATGCAATTATTATTCCAACAATTACATCCATTTAGAAATCCTCTTCAAATAATTGATTCTCTTCAAAATAATCGTGTTCCAGAGTTGCAGTACAATCATTACAAACTCCTTCTATTTCTTCTTCTTCTGTTAGTTCTTTTCCGCATATCTCACAATTCATCTTATATCACCTTAAACCAATATATTGTACATATTATTCCTATTAATAAATATATTAAATATCTATATTTAACTCCTCTCCATCCTTCATATAAACCATAAATTAATTGTATCCATCCCATAGTAAAGAAGGCATATTGAAACTGTATATCTTGTGATAAAAAGTAAGCTATAAAACAAACTATACTAGATAATACTCCTCCACCCATACTATGTAATCTCTGATTATGAATATGATCTGCCTTTACTGTCATACCTAACTTGTGAACCCAAATTGTTCCAGTCATTAATAAACCTTGAGATTTTATATGACATAACTCATGTAATAAAAATATTAATATCCAAACTAATGCTGAAGTTATTATATAATCAGTAATCTCTATAATCATAATATATCCTCTATTCTTATGTCGGTATCATATTTACAATCTTTATATAAACAATATCCTAAGTTTTTTAAAGTTTTACAAGAGTGTGGTACATATTGATTACTATCTATATGTTCTATCTGCCATCTTGTTTTACCTTCATCAAAATCATCCCAACCAAAGGATTCAGCTTCATCTATTATTTCATCCATAGACCATCCTTCTGCTAATTTAAGAATAGCCCATGAAAATCTTATAACTTGATGGGGTTCAAACTTACCTCTTGGATGATTTTTATACCAATATTCTTTATTTTTAATTAAATTCTCTATACAGGGGTACTTATGATAACTCCTAAAGGTAGACATGGGAGTATAGGGCTCATAGTCCTTTTCATATTTAATAGTAGTTAAATTATTTAAATCTAATGATAAACCTTCATTATAGGCTAACACCTTACAGATACCTCCTCTTATATTATAGGTTCCTGGTATCCTCATTAATCTTCTTATATCTCCCATTATTTGACTATCAACTGTCTTAAGCTTAAGCATATCACTAATCATATTCTGAACATCCTTTATCTGTCTTTTAGAGTAAGGCTTTAATTCAGTTACCATAAACACATGGAAACCCTTTCTACCTGAAAAGGTTAGATAAGATGAATAATTATTCTCTATACAGAAATTATATAGTTTACTAGCATCATCCCATGCTTCCCTTAAATCTTCTGAGTCAAAGTCAAATGGTAAGAATAATAAATGTGGTAATCCATCTTTATATGTACAGATAGATATAGCTAAATTATCTAGAGCCAAATGCTCTTCTATTATATTTACTATTTCTTTCTTAGATGATACTGGAACTTGATTACCGTAGTTCTCTCCATAGAACCCAACAAACCGTGTTCCAAATGGTATATCTAATAAATCAATCATTCTTCCTCTAAATTAAATTTCTCTTTCAAGAAGTTTATTATATCAGTATCTCTATGGTCTCTTAACTCTTCTATCCATTCTCTAGCTAATTCTCTTAAGTCATCTGGGAATATAATTGTAGTTGTAAGTGAATCTTCTATATCTTTAAGAGTTCTACTCATCTTCATATTCTCCTTTTCTAATTATATCCTTAATAGTAACTCTAGCCCAAGCAAACTTATCTCCTCTTACTTTAGCTCTTAAGAAATGCCATAAGCAAAGATAATGCCAACCTTTTTTAAACTTAGGATATTCTCCATATTTTGTTTTCTGTGTTTTTATATTTCCCCTTTTATCTAATTCAAATGGAAATATTTCAGCAAAGGGTATTCTATGACATGTTCCTTCCCAATCACACTTAAATATGGAGTTCTTATCTTTATTTTTAATCATGGTGAAAACTCATATAATAAATTCCAAATAGCACAATATTTACCGTTAGCTACTTCCTTCTTAGCTCTTGCATATAATTCTTCCCAATTATCTGAATACACTGAATTTCCTATTCTATTTTCATCATCTATTATTTCCATCATATACTTCTCATCCTTATAAGCTTTTAGTCTATATTTTTCTCTTTCATATTTTCTCATAATCTATTCACCATTATCCAATCCTTAAGATTGCTTAAGGTCTTTATTGTTCCATTAAATAAATCATCTATATTAAGACTATCCAAATCTAGATTAAAGTTAATTTGTTCACCACCTTCAAGAATAACTTCCATGTTAGTTATTCTATCGGCATCTCCAGTAGAAATATTTAGACACTTAATTTTTATCTCTTGAGTTATTTCTATTGATTTAACTCCCTCTATATTGTGGGATCTTATTATAGATGTCATAATCTAATCACAAATAATCTATCCTTTAAATCTTCTAGGAGTATCTTATTATATCCCTCTTCTAATAGAGTTTCTACTTCACTCTTTTTTATACTAAAGTTCTGAGTAATCAAATACTCTTCCTCATCCTTAGAGTAAGTTTGACCATAAGTAGGTATATTTAGAGATGTACTACTAATTGTATAGTATCCAGATGATGTCCCTGCCCAATTGGTTCCTGAATAAGATCTGGCTCCTCCACCCTGATCTATTTCTTGTAGAGCTTTATATAAATATACATATCCATCAATCAATACATTCTCAAGAATACTTTTCATAATCTCTCAACTGCTATTAAATCTTTTAATTGCTCAAGAGTTACTTTTTTATAACCTTGTCTTATGAGACGTTCAATCTCTCTTGAATCCAACCAGAATAGATTATTAACTAATATATTCCAGGATGATACAGTCCAATCTCCATAATCACTAGTATACTTTACGTTCTTAATTAGTTCAGATAGATCTATTATTGTCTCGGACGAATTCTTTGATTCTATCATGTAGCTTCTCCAGGATGATAACGTCCTTCTTATTATGATCTAATATATAATCTAATGCTTTCTTATCTCCAGATAAAGCTTTAATCCAGTGTATACTCTCTATATGAGTTTTACCCACTATACCAAGATGCTTACAAGCTGATTCTAATCTATTACTATGTAGACACATCTTAGCTCTTACCATATACCAAATATCTTTATGATGTAGTTCACCGTACATTGGAAATTCTAAATCCCAATACATGGCTCTAGTTCTTATAAAGGGTATATCAAATTTAGTTGAGTAGTATCCCATAACTACATCAAACTTTTTCATATCTGTTATACAGTCTTTAACTAATCTCTTATCTAGAGTTCCATTCTCTATCTCTTTTTTAGTTATAACTCCTGTATGTATTTTCTTGGAGCCTCTTTCCTTTATACAGTAAGATAACATAATACCAAAGTTAGCCTTTAGATTAGATGTCTCAATATCTAGATATCCTATCTTTATATTATCTTCCTTCTCCTCTATATAACATGCTGGATGTTCAGCATATGTATGGCCGTGTTTGCATCTACCCCTAAATAAATCAAGAAGCTCCGCTTTCTTCATTATAAAGGGATTAAATTTTTCTTTTGTCATTATTTTTTGTTTCTCCTTTTTATATTTTTCTTTTTATTTTTTAATAATCTTTCTCTTATAAATCTATAAATAACTAATCCTGATAATACTGATCCAATCATACACCATCCTAATCCATATTGATGGAATATATAATATGCACCAGAAAAGCTAATTGAAGTTGAACTTAAAAACAGTCCAAATGCTACATCATTTCTTATCTTTTCCATACAACTTCATCCAAGTGTATTCCTTGCCCTGACAAATATCACATATATGTTTCTTTTTATTTTCATCTTGTAAGTATCCTAGACCACCACATCTAATACACTCTACCTTAACAAAATCTGGTCTAAGTTCATATAATTCTTCTGCTAATTTAATTAATGAATCTTGTAACTCTTGAGCCTTTATTATAGCTAAGTCTCTTTTTCTTGATACACTTTTAATCTCATCTTCAATATCTTCTTTAGTTTTTTTATTTACCATAATTTACTCCTGGTAGCTAGGTGGAGGATGGGGGGGTTTACATCCTCCTCCTTAGCTTTTAGCCTAATTAGGCCATATTACTGGATGCCAGTAACTTGCATTATATGTTTCAGATATTAGATTTTCACCATCAGTTACATCAACTCTCCACTTGAATGATACAAGAGTTGGATCATAAACAAATGGTCTATCTAATGGTATCTTATTGAAACATACCTTTAAAGCAGTTTCAATATCATCTTCACTTCCAGCTTTTCCAGTTACATCCACTAACTGAATCCACTCACAAGTGTTCTCTGCCATCCAATACATTTCTACTTTTACTACATCTTCCTCAGGATCTGTAATCCATACACATAGTTGAGTACCATCATATTCTTGTTGTGGTAACTCTTCTAATAGAGTATAGAATATTATCTCTGGGGGTTCGTTACATTGGCAATCCTCTCCTGGATCACCCTTATCTCCTTTTGGTCCTGGTGGTCCTTGTTCACCATCAGCACCATCAGCTCCATCCTGACCATCTTCACCAGGAGGGCCTTGTGGTCCATTTGTTCCTTGCGGTAAGAATATACCTATTGCACCTAAGATAAGTGCAATAGCTACTAATACTGCAAGGATCTTTTCTGTTGTGTTCATATTAGTTTCTCCTTAATATTTTTATTATAACTCATCTACAAATACTTTATCTTTAAATTCTTCGTATGACATATTCTCTGGTGGTCCATACTCTTCTTTAATATTAGAATAAGTTTCATAAGATACCTTATGAGCTCCATCAGTAAACTTTACTGGTGGAAATGGTTCTAAATATTTTACTTTAAATGTAGCATTACAAGTACAATTTCCATTTACATCTACATTCATATCAAAGGAAGATACCAAACAGTCTTTAGCTATATAACAATCTCCATCATTTAAATCTATAGATAGATCCATTTCTGATTGATTACTCAGTTTATTTATATCATTTGAATTTGGTATAAATTCTAACTCTAGATCTATATCCTTATAACCAAGTGCATAAGTTGGATCTGAGCTTGTAACTGAATAATATGTATTCAAATTATTATTATAAGTTAGTTTAGTAGCTTGTATCTTCAATTAAGAGTCTCCATTATCTTTTCCGCTAACTTCTTTCCTATTCCATCTACTTTCTGTAAATCAACTAAATTAGCATTAGCTATATTTCTTGGAGATCCAAAGTGTTTCAATAAAGACTTTGCCTTTGTAATAGATACTCCCTCTATTGCCGTTAAACAGTTTTCCTTTCTCATCTGAATTGATTTAGCTCTACGCATCTGAGGAGCTGGTCTTTCTGATTTACCATTCTCATGTATCTTTTTATCCAAGCTAACCACATAACTTATAAATTCTTCCTCATCTTGAAGAAACATAATCTTTAATTTTGGATATTTAGTTGTTAGGGTGGTTAGAGTACCTAGATAACTTCTATGGATATATCTACTTCTACTAAAGTAAAATGTTTTCCAAAGATCTTGCAATGTTATACATAATATAGGATGATCATACTGTGAAAGATTATTAAGTTGTTCATAAAGACGATTACTCTGAATGGAAGATATTAGATCCTTATCCTTCCTTTCAATAGCATATCCATTATCTAGGAGATAATCTCCTACTTCTATAAAGTCAGTTTTAACTTCTAACTTTTTATTCTTTAATGAATTAATTATATGAGAGGGTTCTCTCGAATCAACTATTATTGTCATTTAATTTAGTGGCTATACTTGATACATCTGACATAAATTTCTTAACTGCTTTAGTGAACTCTATCATCTCCTTTGGGGATAGATTCATTAGCATATCATAGAAATATTTCTCATCTCTCATCTTTTTTCCAAACATTTTAATTTTCTCCTAAACTTTTAAAAAGTCCTCTCAGAATCGATTTAAAGGGGTCATACAAGGCCGTGAAGGCAATATCTTTTTTTACTGGACCCTTACCATTCGTAAACATACTCTACTCCTGTTGAGCCTCAAATTCCTCTTCGTGAGCGGCTTTATAATCGCTCAATAATTTATCGTAATTTTTCAACACAAATTTGCTAGTATTATTATCATATATTATCTCTATATTATCTCCATACTTTGTAGATTTTGTATACATTCTATAACCTCCACTCTTACTCCATCTATATACTATCGGAACTTCTCCTCCAATTGCTTGTAAATAACCTTCAACTATCTTATCATTATCATTAGGTTCTTTAGTCTCTCTCTTATAGTCACTACTCTTTATTTTATCTCCTGCACCAAAATCTCCATGCATCACAGCTTTATGTCTCTTTAATATTTTTTCATCATCACTAGTATAATTACATCTATTACACTTGTACTTTCTCTTATATTTCTTAGCATAATCTTTTAGAGATTTCATATTCTTCGCTTCCTTCTTCCTCTAGCCTTTTTTTTACATTTATGTTTTTTCTTTTTTCTTGTTGCAGGTTTCTTATCCTTTTTTGGAGGTATTATTACTCTATTCTCATTCTTTTTTAGAATAACTAGATATCCAGCTATTCTATTTCTTAAGGGTTTACTATTTATTTCTGCTATAGAATCTATATATAGTTTATTAAGATTAAAGTCAGTAGTAATTTTATCTTTATGTTTCTTATAAATTTTATCAGCTAATGATTTAACGTAATATTGTCTAACCTTTCCCATGATAAACCTACCGTATTAGATAATACTGGAGCTCCACATCTTGGACATGTTGTTATATGATTGTTAGATTCAAATTCATACCAACAATTAGGACATACTAACTTCATATAAGATATGCATCCATATACTCTTTATAGCACTTATTACTACAACAGTGATGTATATAGGGATGATTGTAGTCTAAAGATTTATATTCTTCTTCGGATATCATAATTTCTTTACTGCAATTTATGCATGTAGTTTTCCTATTTAAAACCTTCCAACAATTTTTACAGGATCTAACATCCCATCCTGTACCATGAGCAGGTGCCCATTCTTCAATACACCATGTAGTATCTTTATGTTCACACTTACTTTGTATCTTCTTTAGATTCTCATCATACTCATCTTTTAATTCTTGAGCAGTCTTCATAAGGCAATCACCATTAATAAATCTTTAAGATGTTCTTTATCTCTGATACGATTTATATTAAAGTGTTCTCTTAAATTAAGATAATCTAAATAATCAACTCTCTCACTTGTACCATCTAGAAATTTTATCTCTTCTGTTAGAAAATTTGCTATATATTCATGTAAATTACTTTGTACCATTTTAGGATCATATCCCATTTTAGTAACAGTATTAATGGCAGCAACAAGTTCATCTACTGTAACTCCACTTGAAGCTGCTATAGTTGACATCTTAACTATTTGTTTTTTATTCATCACAGAAACCAAAGTCCTTTTTAAGTCTAACTGGATATAGCTGATCATCTTGTGGGACATCCGGTCTCCTAAGTAGCTTGATTCTTCTAGTTTCATTTCCCCATCCAGTTTCTGTTTGTAATTTCTTGGGTGCATCTATAAATTCTAGTGCATACTTTGAATTATAAAGTACAGGATTACCACCATAAGGTTTACCTAGATCTCTACCAAATGGCATAACTGGATTGATACTAGCATGATGATTAACAACTACCGCTATATTATATCTAGCCGCTATATCATATAGTTTACCGTATAGTCTCTGCATTAACTCTGCTCTAGAGGGTAAGTTCTGTGTATTGGATCCTACTGAATCTTTTACTGGTTTAGTGAAAGAATCTATTATTATCATTGAGGTTTCTTCCAACTCCTTCTCCTTAAGTTTAGGAGTACAGTTAGTAAACTTTAATGTATATTTACCATTTTTAGATATCTCATCTGTAACTATATATCCAAACAATTGGAACATTTTTTGGTAGGATTTTAATTGAATGTCTCCCATTGTATGTATAACTTTATATTTGTCATCTATTGTTTTCTTATCTAATCCCCATCTATCCATAAACTTATACTGAATAGCTCTAACATCATATGTCCTTAATCCTTCTGTCTCTATAAGAATTGTATTGTTTCCTGTTTCAGCTATATTAGCTAAACCTACTTGATGACCAAATAGTGATTTACCGGCAGTTGGTTCTCCATATATAGAAGTAACTATTCCATAGGGTACTCCTCCTCCAAGTAATTCATCTACCTTATTACATCCAGTTGCTATAAAGTTTAATTTTTTCTTAACCATTTTATCATACTCCAAATTATTTATTAGATGAATAATATGCTTACAACTCTTTCCTTCCTTACTAAATATATAGGAAGGACAGGTACACCACGATCTACAAAGTTCGGAGTCAGCACAGGTTATATATTCCTTACCACTATCTCCTACTATAATAGCTCTGGCTATACCTAGATTATCATATTGTAAGCTCTTTATTATCATACTAATTTAAATAGATCCTCTATAAGAGTATCGGGATTAACAGTTAGAGTAACTCCCATAAATCCTGGATGACCATCAACTATAAGATATTCTAGATGTTTAAGTTTATCTCTCCAATAACAAGCTAAATCTCCTCTAAGAGATCCACTGCCTGTTTTTCTATTAATGGCCATAACTGTTTTACCACTGAGAGAACCACTCATACTCGATGATACATATCCTGACATTCGATAGTCGCTATCAAAAATAAATACCGCTAGATTATCAAACTCATAACTATCTGACTGTTTAATTATATTCTCAAATTCCTTTTTAACATCTATCTTGGATGCTATAGCCTTCATTGAGTTTAATACATTAAAAGGACCTTGTGAATATTTGACTAAATTTAATGCATCATTAAATAATCTTTTTCTCAGAAGTGAATTAACGTATGATGATAACAACTTATAAACTGGGTAATATGATATTTTCCAATTACCATACGATTGATAGGATGATGTCTTTACCTTTGCTAATAATTGTGGACACTGTTCAAATACTTCAGTTGGTATAAGTTCTGGTTGTCCATCTCCCATTAAACCTATTGCTAGTTTCCACCACTCTGACTTTGGTATATCATCTTTATATTGTCTCCAAGCTATTAGTGAAGCGGGTACTTCATCTAAAACTGCATTGTATTTTCTATCCTCTCTATGAGGTGTGTGATGATCTATGACATTTATTCCCTCTTTATTTTGTAGAGGTCTCATGTCAGTCATCCAATCTCCTTCCTTCATTCCACTTGTATCACCAAATGGTCCATCCCATATCTCTAATTGAGGGTCTTTTATCTCAGGATTAAAGGATGTGAAATAACCACTTATAATGCCATCTCCATCATGGTGTGATCTGATCATTGTCATCTTTTATCACTCCTATTTAGATGACTTTTTCTTTTTAGTAGTCTTCTTTACTGTAGTTTTCTTTACAGATTTCTTAAACTCTTTGAGTCTTTTTTCTATAATTTCATTGCATATAGATGATATAGCTTCATAGCAATCATCACAAATTGCTAATACTCTTTCACCTGATTTATATGTATGGGGATCATCCCCAGCACTAGCTTCACACATCTTGCAAACGTTAATCTTCTTTCCGAATATTGTCATAATTGTTTCCTCCTATAAGATATAAATAAAATCTCCAGTTACTTTGATTATTTTTTCTTCAACTAACTTTGGTATTAATTTTTCTACATCGCTAGCTCTTTGATGTGTCACAAAAGATAGATAAGCCAATATATCACTTTTCTTTATACCATCTTCACCCTGATCTTTTTTAGCTTTAAGAGCATCTATTACATTTTTATCTATAGAAGACTCTTTGCTTGGGGAAGTTGAGGGAGTTTTATCTCCCTCATCCTTACCTATATACTTTATGTTCCAATCCCATTTGCCTATTCTATCTATGGTCCAGATAGTTCCAGGAAGATCCTCATTGGATATTTCCTCTCTCTTCATGGCCATAATCATATTTTTCAGAACAGAACTCTTTCTACCTGAAAAACTATAGACATGAGGAACACCATTTATTAAACATTGAGCTTCAAATTTAGCCCAAGGTTCTCTTACATTCCCACTAAAGTCTAATAATGGGTTTCCATTTGCATCTGTTACAGGTGGATTCCAGATACGTCCCAGACAATCCTCATCGCCTGGCTCTACTTGGTTGATGCTTGATGTAAAGGTTAATTCTATCTCACCAGTATCTTCCTTATGGAAGAAGTACTGAGAGCCACCTTCCTTTAAGATGTCATCAAACATGTCGTTTGTTACGGTTTTTGCCATATTTTTCTTTTCTCCTTTTTTTTATATATTTTTTTTTTATTAAATCTATTTTTTCCAATAGTGTTTATCACACCAGTTCTTACAAGATCTATATAATATAGTATATTTACTTAAAGATGAATTATATATTTTTAATAAATCATCTAAATTAAATTTTACATCATAATGTTCTAAAACTATAGATACTATACATATAGATAATAATTCATTTGAATAAGGACCATGAGGTTTAAACCATTTATAAGCATCAATAAGCTTATCTGATATTATTTCACAGTCTTTTTTATAAATATCACTACAACTGTATCCCATTATATTTAGATTATTTCTAGTTAAAATTTTAATTTTGGTTGATATATATGAATCACTTTCAGTATATTCTAAATTTAAAGCTACACTTTTTTGTTGATGTAATCTCTTTAAATCTTCTAATCTCTTTCTATATCTATAAATTATTTTATTTAAATCATCTAATGATAGATCTTCATATACATCCATACTCCAATCAAGTTCTTTAATTTTCTCTTTTCTTTTTACCATGAGTATTGATCATTATAATAATCACTTCTGGGAGCTTCACTTCCTCCTCCACTATTTCTATGGATAGAGTAATTATAATCACAATTTATTAAGATGATATTACCACTACTAGGATAAGGTCTACAATCTTCACAATAAACTGAATTAACTGAATCATCTAGCTCTTTTTTACACTCTAAACATCTTCTAGCCAATAATCCCAACCTCTGTATATATCTTCTCTAGTTAATTTATAATCAACAATTTCATCTATAAAGGTGTAATCTATAACACATCCTTCTAGATCCTTAGTTATGTAACCCGTTTCATCTTCATTAAAATCTATTGTATATTTCCAATTTCCAACTTCATCTGATACTAAACCGGTATTAGCATCAAAGTAATATTTATTTTGACCATAATAAGTAGGAGATGCCCAAGTATCAAACACTCTTTTTTCTAATTCATCATTAATCATTTTATACCTTTGTTGTATTTCTTTAAATTCAGTAACTTCATCATCCGTATCAAAATTGTGAGTAGAATAATAATTATCTAATTGCATTTCATATTTAATAACTAAAAATTGTAATCCAGAAATTGTTATGTCAGCTAAATTTATATCAAAATTAGGTTGTCTTTGCCAACTTTTTGTTCTTCTAAATGTACTTTCAGCCCATTGTTCTTTACTCATTTTTCTTGCTCCGTATAGTTATTATGTTAGGGAAACATTTATATAGTTTGTGATTCATAAAATTTCTACCATCGCTTCTTCCTTATCTAACTTTTCTCCATACTCATTAATATATGATCTATTAACTAGAGCATTTTTATTATTGGTTATATTATAATATCTATAATGTTTACTAACATATCCTAGTATCCTTATTACTATAGTATCATCATCTTTCCATTTTAATCTTAAAATATCTCCTTTCTTATATTTCTTTCTGTAACTCCATCTCTCCTTTAGATAACCTATAGGATGATAGGGAGAATTATAAAAGATATGAGTTACTCCTACTACAGTGATAAGACAAAAACCAAATAATATTAGCACATACATTGTAGCATTAAATATATCTATCCAATTCATAATAACTCCACCATTATATCATCTTCTGATAATCTAGTTAATGTGTCATGTATCCTATCAATATAAGTGATTTCATCATCTTCAACACCACTATCTATATTAATAATACACTTTATACAATCTTCAAAGCAATCATCTTTATAATGTACATCTATAATAATTATACCTATAAAACTCTCTCCATTATCTAAAGTTACCTTTACAATATCTCCCTTATTTAAGTCAGTGAATTTTAAAGATGACATCTCCCTTACCTTCTAAACAATACTTACATTTATCACAAGTTAATTTAGATCCATGACCCTTACTACACATATGACCTGTAGGAGCATCTTTATAGTTAGGTATCTTATTACTACCATCATCTATAACATATGCCTTTAATCCATCTTTAGGTACTTCTTTACTATCAGGCCATATCGTCCAATAGAGTATAAGATTATCAGGTTTATAGCTTAAGTCTAAATCATATATTTGAGTATAGGCTAAGAACTTTATCTCTGGAAATAGATAAGCTATAGTACACCATGTGTTAAAATATTCCTGTGAATAGAAATCTCCTGATTCATGTATCCTAAAGTAAATAGGTTGCTTTAATGATAACCAACTATATAAATTCCACATAAATTGTTTAAATCTTTTACTTTCTTTATAATTTTTTTCTCTACTAGGTAGAACATTAGGCCATACTCTCTCAGCTTTTTTAGCATAACAATATTCTTTACATAGATCAGTAGCTCCTGGACATGTAGTCTCTGCCGGTAGACTAAATGTGGGTATTTCCATTCTTCTATTACCACTACTTATATATACCATTCTTTTTATTCTCCTGATATTCTAAAATACATTCCTTACAAACTTCTGGTAGCTGTTCACATAATCCATAATAAGTTCTATTGTAGAATCTAGGCATTTGTTCACATGGTAATCTATCTTTCCAATCAATCTCTTTCTTCATATTCTATCCCCATTTAGCCTTATTTATTTGTTGTTTTGTATAATTTCTTTTTTCTTCTTCTATATTATCTTCTGATAGTTGTTCTCCCTGAATTACAAATATACTATCGTGTATCAAACCTAATTCTTCATTCATATAATCAAGGAGTCTTTCTATTTCCTTTTCATGATAATCATATATTTTATTTGGTATTATTATTCTAATCTCCATAATCTTCTCCATGTTCTATCACTTCCAAATCTACATCCGTACTTTCTATCTTTTCAAACTTACATCCACAATCTTTACATTCCCATACAGATACATCAGTCCAACTCCATTCGTCTCTCTGGATAACTTCAGAGTCATCTATAAGTTCTACATTATCACTATCACATTCAGGACAATAGTACATTATTATTCCTCTATAATATTGCATTTGCTATAAACATTAGTAAAACAAAGTTCACGATAGTAAGTCCTATTCCCACTCCATCTAAAAATTCTTTACTTATCATTTATATCTCCTCAAGCTCTTGCTTGAATATCATTATCAATTTCTCCTAATATTTTAGATACTTCCTCTAATTGTTTCCATTGTTCATCTGTAAGCATATAACAGGCTCTATCTATATTGTTAGCTCTGAATAATATATGTTGTGTTAAATCTCTTCCTTTCATTTAATATTCTCTCCTTAAATATAACCATACACATGATAAGAATATAGCTGCACCTAGAATAGGTATTCCCAACATCAAATATAATGGTATTTCATATTGTTCTTCTATCAAAGTCATACCAGCAAATAATAATACTATTAACAATCCAGATAATAATACAGCTTTATCTATTAAGTAACTCATTCTCTCTGTCTCCTTCCATCTCCATAGTTCTTATCTTTATATTCTTGATATGGAATTATTATAAATAGAAAGGTAAATAGTGTAGGAATCATAGATGATATAATCCCAAAAGCAAGACCTCTATCGCCTGATATTAGATAACCAATTACTCCACATAATAACATCCATCCACCTGCTATTAAGAACACCCCTAATAATTCCTTACTTATTTCTGTATTTACTTTGTTCTTCCAATACCATCTTAAAAATCCTTCTTTCTTTTTCATATCTTATCTCCTATATGTTTTTAAATCTGATACTCTAACATATTCTCTAGCATCATTTGGCATTTCTGCTATATAAAACTTAGCAAACATTGGAGCAGGTTTACCTACCATCTCTAGAGGAATAAAGTTTTCATCATCTACAAAATCACTTTCTGATATCTCTTTTGCAGTATAAACTTTGACTCCATGTTCTTTAGCAAGTTGTCTATTTTTCTCTTTATCTCTATCCATTTGCTCCCAATGCTCTTCTAAATTTTTCATATCTGGAGTTTTTTCATTAACCACATAATCTTCTTCAATCACTTCTTTTATTGATTCTTTAATTAATTCTTTCATCTCTTTCTTTTTCATTTAATCTACTTCCCATAATGCAATTCCTATAACCCAAGCAAATATTCCTTCAAAGAAACATATTAGTAATGTTACTAAAAAGGTTACTATAGATTGCCAGAATCCTATTGGATTTAGCAAGTTCCAGATACCAAATCCTATTAGAAAAGGTGACAAGAAACATCCTATACTTAATAGTTTATTTATCATTCAATCACTCCTTATAGTATACTCTAACTCAAAACTCTTTATTATCTTTTTATTCTTCATATATTGTAGCAACTCATAGTAATCATTCATTAGATTCTCTAGCTCACTTGTTCTCCAAGATGCTACAAACTTATCATTTACCTTTACATCCAAATATTCTGCCACCTTTATATCTCCTTAAATCTATCTACTTGTTTCATTTCTTTCTTCTTAGATACTTTAATATGATACCACATATATTTACATTTCCCACAATATTCCATATCTCTATATTCATAATCTGCACAATCAGATATATAATGAATACAATCACTATATTTACAAGGCGAATTACCTAATGCTAATGCCATCTTTATATCTCTCCTAATGCTTCTATTACAGCTAGCCATCCAAATACTATCTCTCCTAAACCTGCAAATAATAATATTATTGCTAATAAACTATTTACAGAACTATTATAGTCATTAGCTAAAAACCATATTGCTATACTTGCTGTGATAATAAAACATATTATCATCAATGTTAAAAAGATTTTACTCCTTTCCATCTTTATATCTCCTTATACTCTCCATATAAATTCTTTTTACAGTAATTCAATTTAATCTTATTATATTGTTTTAAGACTGATGTAGTGGATACGGGAGTAAACTCATTGACATCTACTCCTACATTAATGATAGGAATACTGGGATTACTCTTTAATAACTTGAACTTCCACTTCTCATGGATATGTCCACAGATTACAAAGTCACAGATAGGTAATATCTCTGGAGGATGATGTTGTACAAATACATCCTTACCTCCAAAGAACATCATGGCTTTATCAATATAAGTTTTAACTCCATTATTCATATCGTGATTTCCTCTGATGTGTACGATACTACCATTTAATTTCTGTTCAAATAATCTACCATTATCCTGACCCTTAAAGGCAAAGTCTCCAACATGATAAACTAAATCATCTTTACTAACAACATTATTCCATCTCTTAATAATCTCTTCATTCATATGATTTACATTCTTGAATGGTCTATTGGTATACTTAATAATATTGTCATGGTCAAAGTGACAATCTGCAGAAAAATATATTTTCATTTTCAATCACTTCCAAAATTGTTTCATTATACATCTATAATGTCCAACTGTCATGCCTATGTGATAAGTATCATCACCTAATGATTTACCACATATATCACATTTATCCATTTACATTACTCCCATTTATAAGGTAAGTCATCTGGAATATCCCAATTATACTTACCATAAAACTCTTTATCCTTTCTTAATAGATTACTCTTATGAGCATCATGGAAATCTTTTCTACCAAGCCAAGGGGGATACTTAACTATCGCAGGACATCCTAACAATGTCATGTTGTTTTTATATCCTCTTTTAATCCATTCTTCAACTATTACATTATGATATTCTATCAATGCAGGTAAATAATCATACCATAGGTATATGGCAGGATGATTACCCCAAGCAACATCTGAAGCATCTTTACCATTCTTAATTTGCATTATCACATTTATTATTTGTCTTGCTTCTACTCTCTGCTTACCTAATCTTCTATAGTCTAAACATTCAGCTGACTTTTTAAAATCAGCATATGGTAAAAAGGTTTGCATATTACATCTCCTGTACAAATACTATCTCAATAATCTTAGGTATTAAAGCTCTTCTATCATTAATTTGTCCTTGCTTATTTTCATTACACATTTTTTATCTATTGCTCCATACTTATGGGGATTTTCTGACTTTAACATCTTAACATAATAGAACTCTTCTCCATCATCTCCTATTATGTATCCATAATGATCATCCCAAACTAAACCTACCCATCCACAATCTTCATCTCCAGGTATAGAATATAGATAAGTAGTCTTTAATACTCTAAAGTAATCACCCTTTTTCATAATGATGCAACCATAGCCTCATCTTCCGTTAATTCTGTAGCACATTTATCCCAATAGTATCTGCTACAATATATTATTCCTATATTTCCTTCTATAGGATCTACATATAATTTATACTTAAGACTAACTCCATACATACAACCATCAGGTTGATGTTTTACTCCTGCTAATCTAATCACATAATGCTCTTCTCTGAAAGTATCATTGTATCTATAATATCTACCTATCTTCATTGATGTCATAAACTATCAACAATTAATTCATCAAGAGTATCATAAAATTTAAACATCTGATGCCAACCAAATTCACTGTCTCCTTTCCATATCCAATGATACTTAACTTTAGGATTATGGGGATAATTTGATTTTATTAATTCATATTTATAAACTACTTTACACTCTTTAAATATCTTACCTACTATATAAAAACCTATTTTATCTATTTTAAAATACTTTCCTTCTTTAGATTTCATACATCATCATCTCATCTAATAGATTTTTACCTAAATAAGATAGTAACTTTTTCTTATTATTAAATCTGACAGATACATTCTTATCATCATCTGCACTTATTAAAATAACTTCATAATCATCATCAACACCACCATGAATAACTAATGATAATCTATTATCCTTTAATTTATAAACCCATAAATAGTAATCATAATTAACCACATAGAATACATCTGGATATATTAAATTAATTAATTCTTCTACTTCATTACATATTCTATTCTTCATAATAGTTCAACCATAACTTCTTCATAAGATAGTTTCTTACAAATTTCATTCTTGAAGTTTAAACCAATCCATCTATCTCCCCACATCCATTGAAGTTTTCCAATAGTTTTTATTATTTTAAATTTATATTGATTAATTTTATTTTTATTTATAATTTTTAATATATAAACTCCGTGTAAATATCTAGACTCATATAATATATAGTCTCCTATCTCAAATTTATCATAGGGTCTCATATCTTATCAACTATATTTGCATCTATTACATAAGTAAAGTCATGATACATTCTTATTGAATACTTATAATCATCATTCTCTATATCATTTGTATAAGATAATCTATTAACTACCCAATCAAAATCCTTTTTATTAAGTAAACCAAATGAGCCTAAACTATAATATTCTCCATAAAACTTTTTATTATAAGATAACTTTAAATCAGCTCTATTCATTAAGTTCTTAACTAATGGCATAGATATATCTATAGCCTCAGGATTTATTGTTAAATATACTCCTCCCCAATTCTTATCATCATTACTCTTATATATAGTTCCCCATATATTACCAGTTATCTTTTCATTATCACTTTTTCTAGTGATTATATATTCCCCTATCTTTTTCTTCATACTAACTCCCTAAATTAATCTATGTAAGATATAAGGTGATACTTCCTCTCTAAATTTAGAATAAGCCTTTGAGTTATTTTCATATACTTTCTTAACATTATCTATAATATCTTCCAATAATCCAATAGCTCTATCATCTAATTGTCCTAACATAAATCTATCATCATCACTTAATCCTGCACCAAGAACAATTCTATAACCATAATAAGCATCTTTTTTACTAAAGTTTAAATTTATTAAATCAGATTCAATTGATACCCTCATTTTATCATAATTTATAATAGATAAATCTTGTATACCTTCACTATAATTATTTTCAATCTTAATCCTATTAGTATTTAATTTTATTTCATTATCCTTTAAATCTATATCCCTCCATGCTAATGCACATTTCCTAAATGCTCTAAATATTTCTTTCTTATCCTCTTTTTTTATGTAATCCTCTATATCAGGATTTCTTTCTACTATATATAAGATAGCTTTAAAGTCATCCATCATCTTTGTTGCATCTTTATCATGTTGTCTATAACTCCAATAGTAATATCTATCATTAGGTTTAAAGGCTAATCCTCTAGAATTTAACCATAATTCTTTTTCCCATGTAGATTCCTTTACCTTATCGGATATCTTTATATTTGTTTCTATTCTACCCGATATTATTCCATGAAAGGATTTAAAGTATAATTCCCTAAATGAATTCCTAATATTACTTAAGCTATTCTCTCCCCTCATATATGTATTAACTTCATCTATTAAACTTTCTAATCCCTCTACTTCATTTGTATTATCTATAATAAACTTTTCTGTTATTTTCTCTTTCTTTTCCTTTATATCATTTATTTGATTTTCTAGTTTATCCTTCTCTAAATCAAGTTCTTCTATTTTTTTATTTACATCTTCTATCTTTTTATTTATATCCACATTTTACCTCCTATAAACTCTCAACTATCATTTCATCTTTACTTATCTTTTTATAATCCCAAGCATCCTTATGACAAGTTATTCCTATTAATCTACTGTGCCTCATAAATTCATTAGTTATAATACTAGTAAATATCTGTTTTAGTTTAACTTCTATTAAATTATTATATTGTTTTACTGACTCAATATAAATAAATGATTTATATTTACCATCTGGATATATATAGTATTCTCCCTTTTTAGGTATCATAGTAATTCAACCATAGCCTCATCTTTAGATAATTTCTTTAAATCAAAAGCATATCTTTTTATACCATTAGTATGATTTATAAAATATTCTCCATATATATTTGGTATATATAATAATGGACATATTAAGTAGTAATCAGTATCTACTTCCTCCTTTATGATTCCATATATAGGATTATCTTTATATGGATAATCTGATTTAACTAAATCTCCTTTCTTAAATTTCATAATAACTCTACCATTACTTCATCTCTATTTGCTATCCTTAAACATTTATCATCAAACAATTCTGTTCTTCCTTTAATCCTTCCATTTAGAAATCTAACAATATATGGATATTTTTTAATTGGATATACATCTATTATTTCTGCTATTAATCCAACTTGATTCCTATAATATGTAACCTTTGGATGAAGTATTATCTTCACATAATCTCCTACTTTATACTTCATAACAATTCTACCATTACTTCATCTTTATTCTTAATAAAAGTTATATCTATTACTGATGAATCTAAATTAAAATGTCCTTTTTCTCCTACATCCCAAACACTATTCTCATCAGCATATATAACTTTACAATAAGGAAATTTATTTATTCTTGTATTATATTCTAATACTACAAAATATACTTCAAATGATTTGTAATATTTATATATAGCCTTTATATAATCTCCCTTTTTAAATTTCATAAATTAAACACCATTATTTCATCATCAGTTAACTTCCTATCAATTTCCTCTTCAGATAATAAAAACTCAAACTCAGTGTTAACATAACTTGAATTTAGTATCTTAACTAGATAGGGATATTTTCTATCCTTTCTTAATTTAGTTACTATTGCTACCTTATTCTCAAATCCATCATAAATTGTTTTTCCTATTAATATATAATCATTTAATTTATATAATAGTTTCTTGAATCTCATAACATCTCTACCATAATTTCATCATTAGATAATTTTTTATAATCAACACTATCACTAAAATAAATCTTTGTATTAGGATTAAATAATGATTCCCCTTCATAGCAATAAATATAATTACTCTCTATTATAGTAATTCTAAATAATTCTCCTTCATGATTTTTAATTACATCTCCTTCTTTAAACTTCATAATAATTCTACCATTAATTCTTCCTTTAATTTATTAATGTCATTAACCTTAAACCATCTCCTATGTAAAGCAGGAAATATAAAACTTAAATTTATAGGGAGATTCCAGTATGTTATATCATTTGTATTAATTTTACTATCATTAGTTTTCTTATATAAAACTTTAACTTCAACATAATTAAAATCTGCTCCAGCCATATACCTTTTCTTTAATTCTAATATCCTTCTAATCTCTAACACAAATATATTAACCTTATTATCATCTACTTGTGCAATTATATCTCCTATTTTCATAAAAATTCAACCATAAGACTATCCAGTATATCATCTTCATAGCACTCTAATATATCTACTTCCTTATCAGATATCTTTTTCCAAACTTCTGACCACATTAAGCTAGATTTTTCATTAGTAAAATTCTCATCTACCTCTCTAATCCAAGTTCCTTTATTATTTGCTGTGATTATTCTAGAAGTTTCCTTTATTAGAACAGCAGGAAACAAATCATATTTACCCTTCTCAATATCAATTATATTAGCCAACCAATAATATATAATATAATCTTTAGTTTCCTTTACTATATTAAAAGTCATATTCCTATAATGTTTTCTTAACATTTCTTTATAATTTAATTTCTTTTTGGTAATTCTATCACTTGTCCATAAGGAAAATCTTTAGAATCTGCTCTCCAATGTCCAGCTACTACCCATAAGACAGGCATATTAACTTGACTTTTAGGAGGAAATGATGTATAACCATCCGTAAAGGCTATAACAAATTTAGATTGAGGTTTATTCTTATTAATCCAATCAAATACGGGAATGTGGCTAGTGCCTCCTCCTCCCTTAAGATTCTTACCTATTCTCTCAACTACTTCAGATGCTTGAGCATTTCTCATGGGATGAATACCATTTACTTGACAATCACAATCTATTACCGTTAAATCAACATTCTTAAAACTATTACATATACTAGATATTTCAGATATAAATTCTGCTAATTCTTTTTGACTTATACTTCCTGATGTATCTACTGCTACCATTACATCTATACTTTCCCTAACAGTATCAGGTAGATATATTCCTGTGCTATAACTTCTTTTAGATGGTTTAGCCCAAGTAAAATCTATAGGAATTTGATTTGTTATATATCTATAAAGTAATCCTTTCCAATCAATATAAGTTTCCATTAATTGTCCAACTACTCTCTCCATACCTGCTGGTAAATCTCCTCTTTGCCTAGCATAAGTGCAAGCATCTACTAAAGTCTTTTTCCAATCAACTTGTTTATCAGATATCTTCTTACCATTCTTATTACCAGTTCCATTACATTTAGGGCAATCCTTATCTCCTACCTTACCTGTTCCATTACAGTTATCACACTTACCATTTTTCTTTTTATCACCTTTACCATCACCATTACCATAGATATGTTTATCAAAACCCTTAACACCATTCTTCTCTAGGTATTTCTTAATGGCTTTCATATCCTTTTTAATCTTTTTAGATAGTCCTCTATATAGTTTATCATATACTTCTTCAGATGTTTTCTCAGATGCTTTCTTAATAGTAATACCAAATATAGTTATCTCTCCATTATAGGGATTAATAGCATTTTCAGGTAAACTCATACCATCATCTAATAGCATAGAATTAATTACTGTATCTGATGCTATATTAAATAACTCGTGGTTTTTACCCTTACCTCTCTCTAAATGTTCTAATGCACAATGCATTACTTCATGTGCCATTACTCCCTTTATCTGGTCATCTGTTAGTTTATTTATAAAATCTGAATTAAAATACAGATTACCATACATATCTACTCCTGCTGTTTCTATTTCAGGTTGCTCTATAAAGGTTAAGTGCATAGTTAAATAACTAAAGAAGGGTTTCTCTTTTTGTAATTGCACTCTAGCCCTTATAAGTTTTTCTTCTGCTGTTAAATCTAGGTTTAATATTCCACTCATATTACAACTCCTCTATCATTATTTCCTCTCTTAATTTTTTAGTATCAAAATTTATAGCTATATACTTTGCTATACATTCATATATTTTACCTCTCCTTTCTATTACGGGATATGCTTCACAATAGTCATTTCTACAATCCTCTATCGTATTCCAATCTTCTATTATATCTAGTAAATCATCTATCTTTTTCTCTATTTCTTTATTCATATTGCATACACCATAACTTCCTCTAAAGTTAATTGAAATATTTTATCATCACTATATACAAGTAAATATGTATCAGGATTACCATTTTCATCTGCGTATATACATTGAAAGGAATATAGATTATCTACATCTAGAAATCTAATTACCTTACCAACATATACACAACCAAAATCAATTTCTTTTCCTGATATTACCTTTATATATTGTCCTATCTCAAGTTTATCATAAGTAATCTTTTTCATAAGATTAAGTCAATAGATACTTTTGATATTTTTTGCTAATAGGTTTCCAAGATTTAAGAGTAGTTACATACTTCTTAAAGGATGAAGGATGTTTATTCTTTGCAAATCTCAAGAGAAGTATAGCAAATTCTGGTTGAATAACATTTGCTATTTGTAATACTTTCTCTAGGTTTTCCTTCTTATTATTCATAGCATACCATTCTGCAACCATACCCAATAGAGAATACTTTAAATCCATTTCTTTAATATTGGCTGCCTTTTCAGGTCTAGCTAATATCTCATTAAGATTAATGTTCTTTTGTAATCTTAAGAAGGATTCAAATTCACTAGCTGCACCAACTCCAACACTAACACAAGCATATTGATATACTTGTTTTAAATCCTTAACACCAGATATAAGTTTATTACAATACTTACCCCAACTTCTAGGTGTAGGAAATGCTCTCTCATTACTATCAGCTTTTATTTTAGGATTTAATAGAGTAGGTCTTTGTATTAAAAAGGATACTATCCTCATATCAATACCCTTCTCTAATGCCCATTCTCCCCAATCATTCTTACACTCTTGTGTAATATGGGGTATCTTTAATGTAGCATGACAGAATCTATTCTGTAAAGGTCTAGGCAAATCATATACATTTGCTTTATCCTCTATCCTATTACCAGCTGCTATTAAACCAACACCTTCAGCTAGTGCAACTTCTCCCATTTCTCTATCTAATATTAACTGATAAGCACCAGCCTGTATAGAAGGAGGAGCTAAGTTTATCTCATCAAAGAATATAATACCCATAGCATTCTTTAATGTTGCTACCAATAACCAGAATGGTATTTTCCATTCACAAGTATCTTTACCATTTAAGGATGGTAGTCCTCTTAAGTCACTTGGGTCTAATTGGGATAACCTAATATCCATTAGAAAGAAATACTTTTCAGGATTATCAGCAACTTTATGCTTCTCTTCCTTTGTAAGTTTATTCCATCTAACATAGATTCTCCCGTGTTTTCTTGCTAATTCTTCAGCCTTCTTGTCCACAGTTTCTGATTTTCCTATACCAGTTGCACCCCATATATATAATGGAATGTTAGATTCATAATGGACATCTACTAGGTTTTCTAATTCTTTATGGTCTACTTCTGCTACTGCCATATATTTTTCTCCTATAATTTTTCTACCATTACTTCATCATTAGTCATAATCTTAAATTGATAAGAATAATAAGATTCATCATAAGGTTTCCAAGTAGAGTGTCTTCTATCAATAAAAGCTACTTTGTATTCTACCCTTTTCTTACAAGAACTATCCCATTTAACTATTCCTTTAATCTTTCCTATCTTTCCAGTATCCCAACCCTTTATTATCCTTACATATTGTCCTAATTTACCTTTTTGTTTCATAATCTCTCCACTAATATTTTATCCTTTATCTTTTTCCTCAATATTATGTAATCCTTAAACTGCGTATAGAAACTTATTAGAAAACAATGTAGATGATACTTATCATATCTAGGTCTACTTGAATGCCCCCAATATTCTCCTGCTAATAATCTAACTACATCATCTCCCTCTTTAATAGTTTCTCCACAATATTCACAATTACACTCTAGATGCTTATACATCTTTCCTAACTTTATTTCGTGTGAAGTCATAATTTATCAACCAACATCTTTTCTTTCCATTTTTCTAGAGAATCTTTATCTAATTCTAAATATAATTGTTCAATACAATAACTACATATTCTTTTATGTGAATATCCCCATTGAGTTCTATATTCAAATGATATCCTATCTATATCTTTAGGAATAGTTTTACTACATACTGAACATACTTGTCTACCATTTTCTCCCTTATTTAATCTATTTCTATATCTATCACTCATTACAATTCATCCAATATCATTTGATTAACAATCTCCTCCTCAATTAAGGGTGTCAATTCAACTTTACCTAATCCATTTTGTTTGATTTCTCTTAATAAACTTAAACCTTTACTTAAGGATAATACGTGTCCTTTATTTTCCACATATCCTCCATTTCTTATTATCTTTGAAATATGATAGCACAATAATCCTCCTCTTTTTCTAAAGAAGATTAAACAACCACAATAAGATTTAGCATAAGCTATTGCTTCTCTAAACATAGCTCTCTTTATAGTTCTAGTTTCTCCCCATCCTATACTGAAGTATTGTATTCCACAATCTCCTAATACATCTCTAACGGTTGTTGTATCCTCAACATCAGGCATCTCTACTAAACTCTCCTTTAATCTTAATCTATAAAACTTTTTAAGTTTATTTAAATATTTAGTTTCCATTCTAGCAAATTCACCTATACCATTTTCAAAGTATAATGTAGTTACATCATCTTCTGTCTTATAATAGGTAGGTCTAGTGCAATAATAATTTCCTATATCAAACCCTTTATATTTACTAACATCATCAGGTTTATATTCTATATAGTATATCTTTCTTTTTTTATCCCAATAATGAGGTTTACTATACAACTTACATTCACTCATTATATCACTCTATAATCCTCATCACCCTCAATAAAGTAATAAGGTTTATTTCTATCTTTAAAGTAGATTGTGTATCTACCATCTTCTCCTTTTAATATATTTGTTACTTTTCCTTTTTGTCCATTACTAACTTCTATTTTATCTCCAACTTTTACCATTTTATAATGCCTCTATAAATGCTTCTTTCTTACTAATCTTTTTAATCTCATTTCTATACCAATAACCTTGAAACTCATAGTTCTTACCACTGGATATATCTCCTCTAGGATTATAATTAACTACATATCTTTTTCTAAAAAATCTTCCTTTTTCTATAGCTACTATCTGCCCAATCTCATTAGCTTTATGAACTAATGTTCCATAAACATTAAATTCTTTTTTAACTCTAACGTAATCTCCTATCTTAAGCATTAAATCACTTATCGAACTTACAGTTTCCTTTATATACCTTACTTAAGCAAATATTATCATTATCCTTATCAGCATAATCACAATACTTACATAGCTTTTTATCTATTTTTGCTTTCATAATTCATCCTCTCTTAATAATCTAATCTTATTAAATATAATATGTTTATATTCAGATGCCAATGATTGTGCATAGTATATATCATTAAATTTATAAACTATAATCTCACACTCAGTATCATCTTTAGAAATTCTAGACCAATATATATGTTTATCTTTCATATTTCCATCCTATAATTTACTTATTAATGCCTTATCCAAATCATCTTGAGTAGCATCTCTAAATTTATACTGTTCATTATCTACCTCTACACCTACAAATTCATCTCCATTATAATTAAAGATGACCATATATTTTTTAGAGTTATTAGATTTTCTACATAAGAACTTCCATTCATCTTCTAAATTTGGAATGTAAGCTACCATTATTTTCTCTTTAGATACGGACAATCATATCTCTCCTTATATTTAACATTAGTTATTCTTAATAAATCTTTAGGTTTATTCAATTCTAATAAAGGTGTTTTACTAAATGAACAACCATAAACTTTACCTTGCTCATTTATACTGATTATATCTCTACCAAAATGACAAGGCTTATCCCAACCTTGATATTTATTTTGAGTTAATATCATATTAGTTAAATCATCTACATAGAAATGTTTATACTTAAAGGTTGGTGCATAATATAATGCTCTAAACTTTAAGATATCAGGAGCTTTCCAATTCTTTGGATATAATGCAAATACTCTTTCTATCTTTGCACTATTGAAAAAGTAATGCAGTAAACTTAAAAATGATTTAGGAGTATTTAACCAGTAATTATTTATTAGAAAATTACAACCAACTCTAGTATATTTACTTAACTCTCTAGTAGTCATACAGTAATTATGTATATCTTGATTAGATTTTATTTTATGTTCATCAAAGGATACACTAACCATCTCTATATCATCAACATAATACTTCATAGGTAATGTTCCATTAGTAGTAACATTAGTAATTAATCCATATTTTTTAGCTTCCCTTGAGAAATCTCTCACAAACTCTGGATACATAAAAGGCTCACCACCACCTAAAGCTACTTGTGGTGTAAGCTTTGCTAGATAAGGTATTAATTCCTTAAACCAATTATGAGATTTATTATTATCTGTTTTCTTTGGTCTATAACAGAATTTACAATCCATATTACAATCAGTTGTAAAGTGTAATGCTATAACTTTATATCTTTTTTCCTTCATCAATATCCTATCTCCAATTTTTTTGCAAATGGTAATTTATAAAGATATTCTAAAATCTTTTCCTCACTATTAAAGGGTGCATCTCCCCTAATTTCTATCCAAGATACACTACCTAAACTTGCTGTTTCTATATAGGTATCATACCACCAATCATATTCCTCTATGTTATCTTCATCAGCATACTTATCAAGTAATAACAAATATCTATATAATTCTTCCTCTTCTTTATTGTTTAGATTATCTGTTCTAACTCTCATAGTAGCTTCAGAACAATTTGGGTTTAAATCAATCATAATAATTCCACCATTAATTTATTCTTATCTATCATTTCTTTATAACGATTTTTAATTTCAGCTAAATCTATTAATCCTATATTTTGTTTTAAGGTTAAATCATCTATATATCCATCATACTTTTTTATTGATATAGGTTTAAATATATAACAATTAGTTAGCATACCTGAATACTTGCTATATCTATATCCTGTAATTTTAATTATATTTCCATTAATCTTATTCTTAAAATATCTATTAATATATTTAGATTTTGAATTCGGAAATGATTTATAGGTAGAATTCATCATACATATTCCTGCTCATTTCTAATCTTTAATTTTTTAGCAAAGGGTGTATTCATAATACATTCCTCTATCTCATCTGTCATATCCTCTACTCTAGCTACTGCATAATCTTTACAACAATCTATTTCATCAAACATAGAAAGATATTTATTCATTTCCTCTCTTTCCTTTTTGGTTAAATCATCATACATTATGTAAAGAAATGTAACCCATTCGGAACAATTAGGATTGAGCATCATCTACATCATTCCCCATATGTCTTCTATTATATACATCTTTAAATGGTAATCCATAACAATTACAAAAGTGTTTCATCTCTTTAGTATATTCCTCTCTAGACCAACCACTTGTTCCTGATGTTGTCCAATGATTTCTATTAGAGTATATCCCAAAGTAATCTAGGAATAAATCTAATTCAGGTTTTTCAAAGTAAGGTCTATAATCTAATCCCTTACTATTAGGACTATACAATGCTCTCTCATAATCCTCTTCACTCATTATTCTTTTAAAGATTTTTAATTCATCATCTGTCATATCCTTTAATATTTCTATGGGTATCTTATATACTGCTTCAGAACAGTTAGGATTTAAATCTACTTTATATTTACATCTGGTCTTTTTAATAAGCTATCCCTCTTCTTTTTACTCTTTTTACTTTGATAATCTTTAATAGGTTTACAACCATTATGAACCCATTCTTCATATTCATTAGCACTACCACCATCCTGTCCATATACTTCTCCACTTAATTCATCCTGTATCTTTTTTAATGTGGGAAATAACTGATGTTGACAATGCTGATGTCCATCTATCCTTATACCATCATCTCCATAACCATTATCCTCACCATCTCCATATATATGTATAGTTGCTCCATTTTCATAATCAGGCATATTAGGATTATCTTTATCAAATACTACTGACATCTTATCTCCTGAATTATCCCATTCATATATATCATTACTAGGAATTTCTATATAATATATTCCTAAATCTTTAAGCATCTCTATAACTTGCTCTTTAGTATAATCATCAGGTAATCTCAACACTAACTCACTACAATTTGGATTTAATAGCATTTTTATTTTCTCCTTTTCATCATATAATATAAACTATATAATCCTAATATAAATACTATTGGAAACATTATAGCCTCTATATCAGCTTCTCCTAGCTTATTTATTAATATCGTAGTTGATTTACTAGGATGAAAATAAGCACTAAAAAATGTATAGGTTAATGTTATTGTATTAGCAAATAAACAAGCTACACCTATTGTTGCTATAAAATGTTTTCTATCCTTTACTCTTAATTTTATTCTAATGTAACTCACCTGTTTTCTTTATGGATTTTTCTCTATCTTTAATCAATCTTTTAATGTTTTCTTTAGTTCTTATTTCCTTTAGTCTTTCCTTAAGTTTAGTAATCTCATTAAGACAGTTAAGTATTTCCTTATCTATATCCATATCTCTATATTTTTCTAATAAGGTTACTCTACCTCTATAATATTTAAGTAATTTTTTAATTGCATCTTTAGTCATCTCTCCATTAGGCATTACATACCACCACAATCTGTATAATTCTCACTAATAAATGGAGCTATATTATCTAACATATGACTAATATCATCTCCTTGCTCTTCTATTAAGACAAGATGTAATAATTCGTGGGATATAGTTGAGCATATAGTCTTATAATTTTCTTCCTTTAAAAATCTAGGATTAAGATGTATCCTATTATCTTCCATTACTGCTCCTGTCCATATACCATTCCAACCAAAAGTAAAAATATATTCCTTATCTAACTCATCATATTTCTTTATGGTTATATTACTTCCATCTACAATAGACATAATAATCACTCTGCATAAGTATAATCATTTGGAGGATATGTTTTATTCTGTAAATCCTCAATGTATTTAGTCATCTCTAGTTTCTTTAGTTCATCTACTTTCTTTTTTAATCTTTCCATTCTGTCTTCCTCACTCTCATAACTACAATCTACATCATACATTACAGTTCACAACCACATACCCAGCATTCATCTGCATTGATATTATTTCCCATTCCACAATCTTTACATATCTTTTTATTCTTCATCACATACACCTTCCCAACATTTTAATAGAGTTTGTATCTTATTTTCTTTTCCCCATTTCTTTAAATCTTCATAAGCTTCTTTGTGATAAACTTTTATTATCTTTGTAGCTAGATTAATATCACCAGCTGGTCTAGATATATTTATAGTTTCTTTAATCTCCTTAAACCATTTCTTTTTAGTTCTTTCATAAGGTATATATTTCCATACAGTAGCAAATTTACCTGCACAGGATACCTGAAAATAATAATCATCTCCAAAATAATTATCTAGCTCTTTCCTAAATATATCATCTTTCTTTTTTCTTAACATATTTGTGCATATTTCTTCCTTCATATATATTCCTCTATATAAGATGATATCTCTTTAATATTTCATAGTCCTTAAAGTATAGTAAATCCCATATCTGAAACAGCTTACCCAATCCCATATGGTTACATACACCCAAGAAACTACTGTATGTTTGCTCTCTACTTTTTTTACTCTTATATTTCTTTCTCATTTTATTCCTCTTTATAATTACACATTATATCTGAACAACCTAATACCTGTCCACCACCAGCACAACAATACCATATCTTTAGTGGCTTTCCACAGATAGGACATTTATCTCCTATTTTCATTTCAGTCACTCATCAAAAACTTTTATCTTTAATAACCATAATTGCATAAGGTATCCAAGCCAATAAATTAAATGGGAATATTTTATCACTAATGGCTAACAGTCCTAATGATACTATTGCACCAAATAGAAAAGTATATGTTTTTACTTTCATTTTCATTTCAATTACTCTCACTTTAATATTCTACTCGCTAATCTATGTATTCTTTCATGTTGTTTTAATTCTTTTTTATTTAGTTTATACCAAACTAATCCTATATTTCTTGTTTTGTATATGTAAGTAATTTTCATTTTCAATCACTCTTTTATAATTTCTTTTAAAGTATTAGTAACATCAACTCTATTATAATACTTTTTTAAATCTGGTATTTGAGTTTCTAAATAATCTGCTAACCAATTAGGCATTAATATTATATCCATTTCAATCACTCAACTTTATAAAATTTCTTTTAACTATAAGCTCCTCATATCTTATATCAACATTCATCTTATTGTAATCTATTAAAATTTGATACACCCAAATATTAGAGTTACCTTTAGTATCAAGATGTATTAAGTCTATAAATTTATCTCCTATTATCATTTTATTTCTTTTCCTTTCTACAACAAGTGCATCTCCAACTATCATCTTTCATTTTATTATGCACTCTTTTTCCTTTACCATATATCTTATCCTGTTGAGGACATTCACAATCACAGGATAATATCTTACAGTTTGTTTCCTTTTTAGTTTTATCTCCTTCCGTCATAAATATTCCACCATTACTCTATCCCTTAACTCAATGGGTATTTCATTATCCTTTAATTTTCTTAACTTTAAAATTTCTATCCACGAACTAGAAGCATACTTATCTCCTTCAACTAATTCCTTTAATAGATATCCCCCATATAATAATAAATCACTCAACATTCCTTCATTATCTTTATATCTATTATATTCAAGATAGTAACTCATATTTTCTATATGCAAACAAAATAATCTATCCATAATATATATCCTAAAGAGTTTATTATTAATTCCTGCTATATTAATAGGAGTAGCACTAACATAAGTTCTAATCTGACTATCCTCATCTATTTCAGGTAGTTTATTCCTCTTTAATTTCATCCATTAATTCCCCAATAACTTTAAGCAATTTAGAATGAACAGTTTTTATTCCTTCTTTATAGCCATCTTTATAACCTTCATCATACTTATCATTCATAAAGATTACCTCTTACTTTATTATATAAAATCTATTAGCCAAATGTTTAGTGAATATTTCTATATTGTCATCTGTCAGTAAACTTTCATTAAAAGCAACTATCCTTATATCCTTATGTTTATCTAAAAGATAGTCCACTATTAAATGAATATCTGCTCTACTTAATTTCTTCATCTAATTTCCTCTTACTTATTATTATTTATTCCTAATTATAGAAATTATTTTATATATCCAAGTTGCTAACTGCCAACCAGCAATAAAACTAACTATTATTATATAGATAATCTCTACTGTTCCTATTTCTATATTCATTTTACTACCTCACTTTTTTAACCCTATAAAATTGTTCCATATATAGAACTTTTTGCCTATAAAATATTCCATATATAGAACAAAATGGCTTAAAACGATTTTTAATCACTAAACTCTCCAATGTTTAGCATAAAAACCTATTTCCTAACCATTTATCCAGAATTAAAGGAAGATAAATATACCCCTTATTTCTTTTTATTCACTTTCTTATTTTCCTTTTCAAACCATTCCTTTATATCCTTCCATTCGTTAGGTGTAAACATCATAATTTACATCTCCTTTTTATAATCATATATTTACCATACATTTTCTTTATATATTTAGTAACCCTGTAATCTATAATCCTATTTCTAATCTTGTTAAGGATAGTCATTTTCAATCACTCAAAATCATAAGCATTATCTATATACCAACCTTTAGGATTATCTCTACCTAATGTAGTATCCCCTATTTTATCTGCAAGACTATCATATGCTTTATATTCAAGCATACTATCAGTATCATTTTCACATACATCTACCAATACATATATATGCTCTTTATCATTGCAGAAATGATATTCCAATATATTTGTTTTCATTTTAATCACTCTATTTCATTCACTAAAGGATTACTCTCTTTAGATTTTTTAACTGTAATCTCTATACAATATAATTCCCCACTCTCTAAATATGTTGGCTTTATATCTATATCTGAATGGGTTTTATACCATATCCTTTTCCAATTTGTCTTATTTTTAATCATTCCCCATCACCTATTTTATCTAATCATCTACAAAATAATACCAAAACTTTTTACCATTTTTTATTTCAAAACCCCTATATATATTTTTATCCAATTTACAGGCACATCTTAAAGCATCTCTAATATTATTAAACTTTGGTTTATCTTTACTCACATTACTAATCTCCTTTTATTAATTCCTTTCCACACTTACTACATCTGTAAACATCATCTATATAAGAATACACCAATTCATGTCTACACATTTTAATCACTCTTTTTAAATGTGATATGGGTTTACTTTTTAATTTTATATATAGGTAAAAGAAACCCAACCTTAAAGAAACCTATTGTTTATTCTAATATTTTACAATCTATTATATTTGTATCATCAAAGTATATACGAATTACTGTTCTTTCTTTATTTATAAAGGCTATATCCATAACCTTATTTCCTTCTAATCTTATTTCATTATTCATTTATATCATCTCCTTTTTATAGGAGGGGATTAAGATATAGAGCAAGTATTAAAACTTGTATCTGAATTGAACAGATAACCCACTAATTATATTTATTCGTATAGTAAAGAATAGTTTATCACTCTATACGAATATTTATATCTAATGGAAACCTAACCATAGGATAACGCCACTCTATATCCTTGTTTTATTCACGATTTTCTAACTCTTTTTGTATAATTGCTATTTGCTCTAAAAACCAAAAGTCTATTTGTCCATTATCAAATGCTAATGAGTATTCTTCAAGTTTTTTAAGCAACTTTTCTTTACTCATTTTTGAGTAATCCATTTTAACACCTTTATTATAAATATAACTCTACTCAATTATACATATTTGCTGGATATTTATTCAGTAAATCTTCTACAATTTTTCTATTTGTAATCATTACTACACTACCTAATGTAGCAACAATTTTACCTGAATTTTTATCATATATTTTATATCCAAGAAATTCCATATCATTATTCATATTACTACCATTGTTTTATAGTATGAACATTTCAAGCACTTTTTCTGCTTCTTCTTTTGAACAACCTGTTATTAGGTTGATTTTCTTTAGTGTTTCTTTTACATATTCCATTTCTATTTCTCCATTTAAATTTTATTCTGAATGTTATGAAAGATTTTTGAATGTAGATATGCAGGTAAGCACAATAGATTACCTGATAGATATACTACTTTACCAAAAAGCATAAAACAGTATATCTTTTTACCTAATCTATTGTCTTTTTTATTCCTATTAATATGGTGTATTTCATATCCTTTAGGAATTTTTCCATATCTTAATTCCCATAAATATCTATGTTGAAATTCTAATTTTGTATCGCCATTTTTATTCATACGATACTCATAGATATATCCTTGCTTATCATAGGAATTAAGCAAAGTTTCGTATTGCATTTTACTCATCATCTATATATATGAATGGTAACTCATAAGGAATGAATACATTAAACACACTTTCATAAGTGCAATATAATTTACTCACTATCCTATGCACTATTTTATTGTAGTGAGAATACCTATGGATTTTAAATACAAACTTTTCAAAAATCCATTCAGCAATCACTACACATTTTTTACCTAACATTTAATCACTATTTGTAAAGTTTTTCAAAGATACTATCACTTGCTATATCACATTCAATACTATATTTACAATGTTTTTCCTGAATTTTCCATAGCATTTTATAATTAAATTTCAAGCATAGGATACATATTATTTGATGTAACCTATAATGAAATTCATTCACTAATCTATGTATCATTTTTACTCACTATTTATAATTCTCTTATTCTAATTCCACAGATAACAGTATTCATAATTTCAAGCATTTCTTTATGCTCTTTTTTACTATCTACTGTTGCTACTACTGTAAATCCATTCACTATTTCATCTCTCCTTTTATTGCTACTTAAAGCGTAATCCTAATAAAAAATAAATTCAGGATACCATTACTATTTTTTTTTACCATAACTATTATTGTATGTGGATTTCTACTCACAGTATCCTGATTGTTTTAAGCACATAATTATGCTTTCTTTTCGGTAAGGTAACCAGATAGGTAATGAATTTTACCGTCAATGACATGCTGTCCATATAATCTGAACATTTTGTTACCATTACTTGATTTTGATTTTGTAGCAGTAACAGTTCCGATTTCAATAGCAACTTTTTCATTACCATTGCTGGATTTACCTAATTCTACAACTTTACTCATAGAATTTATCTCCTTTTTAGTTGTCTTTTTTAAAGTAGAGATTATAAAACTACTGTTACAAAGTAACTCTAATTTTTAAGCACTTATTGTATCTGCTTTAAGGTTGTAATGAAGTTAAATTTAATCACATATACAGAAACCTTTTTATGGGTAGGTAAACACCAAATAAAATCACTACAATACCTATATTTACAGCAATAAGCACTTATTTATTCATATTTTAATTGATATTTTTACCTTATACCTATCCAAAAGAAATAAGATTTATTTAATATTTGTAATTATTTTTCTATTATTATAAAATAATCCTATATGTAAACATCTTTTATACTTTAAGAATGAACTATTTTCATTCCAAGTATTATTAGGAAAGGTTAATATATCAAATATTATATTTCCATTTTTATTTACATATACTATCTGATTTTTATTAACTATATGTTTTATTTTATTCATATTCTCACAACTCTTTTTGGGATATAAGATAAAAAGTAAGGATAATAACCTATATTTAAGCACATATGGTAATGGCTTTTAAAGTATCCATATAGTTATTGCTATTATCCTTACGAATAACTGTTGCTATATTTCAAGCACATTGTTATTACTGTTTTTACTGTTATTATTAGTCATAGTGGATAATAATACCATAAAATATCTTTTACTAATGATATTTATTTATACTATAAGATAAATTTTAGAATAACCAATATTCTTTTAAATATCCTATAATAAATTGAATTGTTAAAGGTTTAAAAGATGTTTAATTATTGGTTAATTAAACCTTAAACCTTTAACTTAATTCAAGTTTCATGGTTTATCGGTATTTCATATTTAAACGTTTGCATAAAGTTTATATAGTTTGTCAATAACATATTTAAACTTTATGGTTATTTTATTTGCTATAAAAATAAAAATATCAAAATAAAATTTATATCTTATAGGATAAAACTTTAAGATATAATCTTATTTTCAATTTAAACCTATCTAAAATCAATCACAATCAAAAAACTATTTAGATAGGTATATTATCATTAATAAAAAAATAATGTCTTAAATGATTTTAAAATAAATGTCAAATAAAAATAACAGTTAAAAAAAAAATAAAAAAAAAAGATTTTATTGTTTATGTAATTGTTTTATTTCTTTTATTCTATTTTGACATCTAATTATTTGTTTTTGTTTTAAATTCTGTTGTGTTATCCAATATTTAGATTGTTTATTATCTATTGAATTAACTTTATTTGATTTTTTGATTAAAGAAATATTTTGTTTTAACCAATAGTTTAATTTATCTTTATCAATAACTGTTTTATCTATTAGTTTAATACCGTTTAATCTTATTAAATCATAATCATAATTTAATATAGCATTTTTCTTTATATCATTTAACCAATAGTTTAAAACATCTATTTGTTTTTTATATAAACCATTATTATAAAATATTCTTTTATTATTCATTAATAATGATAAATACTTATCAAATAAAGATAAATCATTTTTGTTTAAGGTTTTATTGTAAATACTTATTTTTTTACCTTTAACAATTTTATAAACCTTAACATAATTATCTTTAAAATCAAATAAATTATTGTTAAAGAATAGATTATTTTTGATAAATGATTTTAGTTTTTTATCTATATTACTATTTAACAATAGGTTTTTTGTTTTTTCAAAATAGTAATTATTTGTTTTTATCATATTAATTAAACTATTGAATATTTCTAAAAACATATTACCATTAACAGTTTTTTGTTTTTTCTTTAAGTTATGATAACTAAATTTATGTTTTGTTTTGTTATCATTTAGAAAATATAAATAATCCCGATATACTTTAGATATAAACCTATTAGATAATAGTTTTTTATTAACAGTTTTTTTACCAAATAAATTTATTATTTCATAAGGTTTATATAATTCAATATATCCATTATTTTCTAATAATTCTTTATTATAATATAATCTATTTTTTCTTAATTCTAATTTATCTTTAGAATTTTTAATCGTATCATTATATATTTTTCTTTTAAAAGGATAACCATAATTATTAATTGGTTTATTAAATGTATTTAAATTATCTGTTAAACCTAAATCTGTTAATCTAACAGTTATAATTTTTAAATTACTATCTAAAGATTTTAATTCACAATCATTTTTTAAATGATAGCAAAAACCTTTAGAAATAATAAACTGGTTTATTAAATCATTATTTTTGATATTACCATTTTTATATCTGTTATATAAACCTATATTAAAATTACATCTAATATTGTGTTTATGTTTTTTAGAATTATAGATAAAAGGTTTATATTTTTCAATAGAAATATTATTTTCATTATTTTTATTGTTATTATCTTTATTGTTTTTATTTTCATTTAAAGATTTTAACAATTTAGTTTTATTTCTTATTTCTTTATTGTAATTTTTCTTTAAGTTAGATAATACTTTATTTCTATTTGATATTATCTTATTTTTAGGTTTAAAATTATTTTTGTTTTTATCTATTAAAAATGTTAAACCTAACTGTTTTTTATGTTTAGTTTTATGTTTTATTATAGGTTTATTTATCTTATTTTCTTTAAGATATTTGTTTATATCTTTTTTGTTAGTCAACAGCGTAATTTTACCATTTTTATTTATGGTTATAGATTTTATTTTTTCGTTTTTCATATTTTACACCTTTTTTATTTAATCTTTAAACATATAGTTTAAAGTTGATATTTCTTTTATGTTTATTTCTTTAATTAGATTTATGGTTTTATCTAATTGACTAATTAACTTATTTTCTATTTCTATTCTAGGTTTAACTAATATTTCATTTTTCATAATATCTCCATAAATATACAACAAAAATTTACCATTAATCATTTATCTATACTATAAGGAGAAATAATTATCTAAATCTTAATATAAAGTAGATAGAATAAAAACCTTAATTTTATTTATTCGCTAAAAATCTAAATTAACATCTGTTAATATTATTATCTAGTTGTAAAATCTTAAAATTTTATGGTTAATGTTATACCCTATTCCCATAACTTTATATATAAAAACTTACTACTTATTATAAAGTATATATATATAAATATATATTTGAAACAAATGTTAAAAAGATAAAAATAAAATGTAACAAATGTAAGATATTAACAACTGTTAATCAATTTAGATAATAATAAAATGTTTTAGTTTATAGATATAGTTTAATAAAAAAACTATTATTATCCATGGTTACAAATGTAAATATAATGATAATATAAAAATATACATAAATTATTATTTAGGATTATATTAAATAATTTATAATTAAAGATAAATTAAATTGAATTATCTTTAAATTAATTAATTAATTAATAATATATTAATAAAAGAATAAAAGATATATAGGTTTATTATTCCCATATATCTATACTATTAGAGATTGTTAATTTATCTTTATTATAGATAAATTCTATATTGTCTTTATCTAATATCTTAAACATATTACAATCTATTTTCTATCTATTAATATACTTTATTTGTATGTAGTTATGTAAGTAAATATGCAACAGTAAAATATCGTTATAGTATAAGGTTTATATCTGTTGTTTATGTGTTATAAAACATCTTTTCGTTATACTATTGTATATCTAAATTGGTTATATCTTAAACTTATTGAATATTACATATAATTATATATTAAGATATAAGAAAAATATTAACTATTAGAGTATTAAAATTAAGTAATAACTTAATTACATATACATATTAGATTGTTATATTCAAATTACAAATTGACTAACTAACTATTGACTATCTTAAACAAAAAACCTATTGACTAATAGTCAAAAATTGACTAACTAATATTACAATATAGATATATCATATTATCAAAATTTTAAGCACTAAATTCTTTATTCATTATTATTTAGATTTAAACTACTCAAAAAATTTCTAATCAAAAAATTATATATTAATATTAAAAAAATAAAGTTTGAATAAAAATAACAGAAAAAAATAAAAATGGCAATATTATCTATCTAGTATTATAATCTAGATTATTATATTAATAACAACATAAATAAGCCTTAAAGTATATACAAATATATACATATACTGCTTAGTATCCCACCTCCGGTGTAACGGAAACTCAAAAAGCAGTCCTGATATCCTCATCGCAGCACCTTAATTTTATACCCCCATTTTTCACCAAAATAACGATAAATTGTAGCAACATACTATATAAAGGTTTTGGTAGCCCAACAGGAGTGGAGTACTCAAATTATGAAAAGTTATGCTCGTGTATATTATTATGGAGGAAGGAAAAAATATTTAAACCTTTCTACAATAAGTATAAATAAGATGAATTCGTTAATTACGGAGAGCCAATAGCTAAGGCGGGAATGATGGTGGGAAACATTTTACTTATTCTATTCTATATTAATTAGATGATATAATGACTAAAGTTAATAAG